ACCCCTTAAATAGATTTTGGTTATTTACCATGTCTACTTAAGAGGTATCATATCAATTTGATGGCTGTTTTTTATATTGTTTTTCGAAAAATATTTTTTTAAACTGTCATATATTTATTAATTAAGATTTTAATTTAAGGAGTTAAACAGATATTATGTTTATTAATATACCATGTATTGAAAATACCAAAAAAGAAAATAGGCTGTATTCATATGAATTAAAATTCCCAAATATCATACAAGAAAACAAAAAGCATATAATACAAAATTCAAGACTTTCTGAAAATAACAAAATTGATTTAAGTGGAACACTTGCATATAACAATAATTATTATAATTTATTTTCAGATAAAAACAGATTATTCATTTTTAATTTTCAATCAAGCGATTTTTATATTATTGATCAGGAAGAAAGTTATTATGAACGAAAAAAATATTTCTATAGAACAATTAGAGATGGAGAAAATGTCTATTCATTATATGAATCAAAATTATTTAATAAAAACCTTATGTGTATCAAAAAAAATAATAAAATTATTGTTGTTGTATTACAGTCAATTAATTATGAAACAAAAATATACAATAAATTCTTTTGCTTAGAAAAGAATAAAAGAAATATATCTTATAATTGCAAAATTAGTAACGATGAAAATAATTTTATTATTTATGCGCTAATCACAATAGGGCACTATGATTGCGTAAAATATTCTAGTAAATTCATAGAATTACAAGACACAAGTAAATGGATAGAATGGTTTTCTAAACACTAATTTAAACAATCACAGCATTTAAGATTTTAATTTAAGAAACAGTATCATAATTTTCATCTTATTTTATATTTCTGTCATTCAATATATATAATAACAAAGCCAAAGGAGAAAAAATGAAGAAGAGATATCAAAAAATGATAGGTGACAGAAAAATATTAATGCCAATTGCAGATGCACAACAATTAATGGTAATAGCAGATGATTTTTGTGTATTAAATGATAACAGAACTCAGGATTCTATTATTAATATTATTTGCGGAAGCAAAACATATAATGATGGATTAAGAAAAGTAATCGATATTATTGATACAACTGTACTGGCATCTTAAGGAGGTAAATTTATGTATAAATATTATGCTTTAAAGGATACTATAGAGGAAATCCCGGATTCAATTGAGCCAATAGCTTTTCAAAATTTTAATGAAGCTAAAGATATCATTATAAAGAAGCATGAATCTGAAAATTCAGAAAGAATAACTGCATTTGGATTTTTATTATCCAAAACTATTATTTCTAAGGCTGATTTAGAAAAGTATAACTGGTATGATGCAGGTATAGTAGACCGTCATACATGTGTATCAGAGCTTCCGAGTATAATACAAGAAGCTTTAAGAAGAGAAATAAATCAATTTTATAAAAACTCTAATAGCAATTATAGTATGAATCGTGAGAATTTTCTGAGTTTTTACGGAAGTTTTAAACTTGAAGATTTACATAGAATGATGCCAAGAATTGCTAATAAATATAATCTGATTTCAGACAAAGATAAATCACCAATAGAAAAATTATTTGATGATAATATAAGAATTGAAAATATTGAACATACAATTACTTCTTCGAATTCATCAATTTAAAAAACAACTAGAAAAAAGGAGAATACAATAATGATAACAACAGCAACAGTGTCAACAAATGCAATAAATAAGACAAATAAGACAATAAAGGTAGGACTCAAAAGATGTCCATTTTGTAGAAAGTGGGACTCAATGAGTATTACCCCTATTAAAACTAATGGCTTTAAGATTACTTGCGATTACGCAAAAGGAGGCTGTGGAGCCAGCGGTGGAATGGGTAAGACTAAAGATGAAGCAATAAAAATGTGGAATCTAAGAGTTCCTATTGATCATTTACGTCATGATGTTTCTGAAAAATCATATCATAATAGTTTAATGAATTGTGAAGTAATTCCTTCTACGGAAATATATGATGCATTAAATGATGAACAAGAAAAATATTTAGAAATGAATATTTAAAATGTAAATTAATGATTTAAAACAGGGTATATATTGCCCTGTTTTTTATTTTGTTCTGTCATATATATTATATAGAATTAATTTTCTATCAAACAATATAAGATTAATATATTTTGGAGGATTTATATGATAACAAAAGTTGAATTTAAGGAAAATAGTAATAAAAACAATAATGTAAAAAAAAGAGCAAATAGGAAATATCCTAAAGAAATTTTAAAAGCATTTAAATATGATTATAACAAATGTGATATTTTTTATAAAACAATGTATGGATATATGTGCGGCAGGCATATATTAGAATTATCACCATTACATATTTATAATTTACAAAATGGATATAATGCAAAAAAGAATGCACTCATTAATTTATTTAAATATGATGATGTTGTTAAATTAAATATTGAAAATTTACCTACACGCTCTATTATCGAATTAGCCGATTTAGCTTATGGAATGATTTATAAGGGTTTGGTATTTAAATTAAAAGGATTAGATTTAAATTATTTTATGACTCCTGACAAAATTATTAATGCCGGTAATGTTATAAAAAATCATAACGGCACTGAAATTTATGGAGGAAATACAATAAGAGATTTCTTAGCTCATTATAGTGTTAATGAGAAAAAATCAAATCTTACAGAAGATGAATTAAATAATATAACAAATTTTTTAAATGAAAGAATAAATATATATAAAAATTACGGTTCAATAAAAAGTATCCCTTTTTCTGTGTTCAGATATTCTTTATATATAAAGACTGATGAAAACAAAACCATTATTGTCCCTGATATAGAAGCAAAACATAATTTACAAAAAATATTAGGTGTGGAATTATATGAAAAATATCATATTAAGGAACTTAGTATGATAAAAGCGACATATTTTGAAGCAAAAATTATTAAACAGATAAAGAAAACATTAACAAAAGAAATGAATTCTGTAGCAAATAATCTTTTAATTGATATTCCAGAGGGAAAATTAAAGGAACACGCTATTTTAGCATCGTCTATTGATAATGTAACAGCAATAACTGGTAGTGGAATTATTTGTAATATTCTTGAATTTATGTCAAATAATATTATAAATATTAAAAAATTGTATGCTGAGCCTGAAAGATTATTTACTGCTGAAGAACAGAAGTCATTATTCCAAATTGAATATACAGCTTTGCGTATGAATCAATTTGAAGTAGGACATAATGTTTTATGGATTAATGATATTTCAAAGGCTATTAAAGGTAAATATGCAAATTTAAAGTCATTGCAATTATGCATAGAATATAATTTTGCCCCTGTTATTAATGATAAGTCAATTTTAGATTACAAAATCAGTTATGATGTACTTTATAATTTTTATGTTCAGTATATAATTGGCTTTGATAAAAACCAAATAATAGAAAATAATGAAGAAATTATGACTGCATTATCTAATATTATTACTCATTAAAACCAATTTTTTAGGAGGCCGTATGAAAATAAAATGTTATGCAAATAACTATATGAATATTCCTGAATATATGGAAATAAAACTTAAAAATAATCAATCTGTTTTAATAAATATTAGTGATTCTGAAACTCAAGATGAAGAATACTTTGAATGTTCAGAAGCTGAAATTTTAGGAGATGCAGCAGATGAATATGATAGCGACACAAGATTTTTAGATGAAGAACTGAATATTATAGTAAATGATTTTGATTGTGGATTATTTTGGGAAAAAGTAATATTTGAAGATAATGAAGGTACTGTGATCTATACAATTAATGATGATGAAATCAATATAAGTTCACAATGGAATAATAAAATTGATTCTGAAACTGTTAATAAAGATGATAATTTAAATAATAATAAATCTGAAATAAAACAAAATATAAACAGTAATGTATTCGATTTATTAAAAGAGGATGAAGGATATATTGAAAAAGGAGATATTATGATAATTAACGGTCAGGAGTATTGTTCTTTTAAAAAGCTTGCTGAATTGTCACAAAGCTTGTCCCCAGATGATAGAATTAAAATTATTAAATCTATTCAAAAGACACAAAATAAACAATTAAATATAAAAAATATGGAAGAAGATATATCCAGATAAACTATTGCAAAAGTCTTTGTGTTTAATCGCATAAAGACTTTTTTTCTCTGTCATATATATAATGAACAATATATTAATGGAGAAATATTATGAAAAAAATTTTAAAACAATTCAATATTACCTTAAGTTTATTTTTATTTTCACTGTGTATTTGCTTATGTAATTTTAAGCCATATGTGTATGCGGCTGAAAACAAAAAATGTTCTAATTTTACAAACCATACAATAAAGCCTAATCAATCAGCTTTTTTTACAACAATTCAAAAGAAAATATCAGATAATTCATTAGATGATGATGTTAATTATCAAACAATTGAAGAAGTTGAAGTTAATGAAGATAATTCAGATTTAGAATCCGATTCGGATAAAAACGATATTCCTAATATTTATTTATCTGAATATGAATTATATGATACTCCTGATAATTGCCATTTCAAATCCTTTATGGATTATAGAACAATTACAGATAAAACATCTAAGCAATTTGATATGCAGGATAATGAAGCTTATACAGATGTTAATACCGGTCTTAGAATGGTAAATGATAGATATTGTATAGCAGTAGGTTCATTTTATACAAAGACTATAGGTAAAAAAATTGATGTGGTTTTAGAAAACGGAACTATTATTCCCTGTATTTTTGCTGAAGCTAAATCTGATGAACATACAGATAAACTGACGCATAGGCAGAATCCAAATGGATCTGTAATAGAATTCATTGTAGATACTCCATTATTGAATAATAAAGTAATACATTCAGGTAATATTGAATTTGTTAATGATTATTTCAAAGGTGAGATTGTTGAAATAAGAGTTGAAAAAGAGGAGCAATAAGCTTCTCTTTTTTATGTAAGAAAAATCCACTATAAATCTGTCATATTTTAAATAAAAGATTTTATCGAAGAATAGCAAGAAAACTCCATCCGACAATAGTCAGTTGCGAGTAGTTAATAAATTTAATAATGGAAAGGATTGTAATAATTTATGATTGATTATAAAGCTGTTTTAAATGAGCAGCAATATGAAGCTGCTACAACAATTAATGGGCCATTACTTATTATTGCAGGAGCAGGTACAGGCAAAACAGCAACATTAATACATAGAGTTGCATATATGATAGAAAATGGAATTCCACCTCAGAGTATTCTGCTTTTAACATTCACTAATAAGGCAGCTAATGAAATGAGTGAAAGAGCTGCACAAATATTAGATGAAAGATGCAATAAAATTACTGCATGTACATATCATTCTTTTTGTGCCAAAATGTTAAGGATATATGGGGTTTTAGTTGGTCTAAGAAAAAACTTTACTATACTTTCTGAGAGCGATATTGTAAATACAATTAAACTTCTTATAGCTGAAAATCCAGAAAAATATAAAATAAAAAGCGGCTTCTCTGTATCTGAAATCGCCAAAATATTTAGCATGTCAATTAATCAAGATTTACCATTAGAAACAGTTATTGGGCTTAAAGATAGTAACTTGGCATTTTTATCATATATATATACTGAGCTGTTTGAAAAATACAAAAATTATAAAAAGGAAAATAATCTGGTAGATTATGATGATTTGTTAATATACTTTAACGAATTATTAGATAATAAAGCTGTCAGAAATCAAATTTCAAGCAGTTATAAATATATTATGGTAGATGAGTATCAAGATACCAATAATCTGCAGGAAAGAATTATATTTAAAATGGCTCAGAAATATGAGAATCTAGCAGTTGTAGGAGATGATTATCAAAGCATCTATGCTTTCAGAGGAAGCAATGTGTCTAACTTTATTAATTTCCCTAAAAAGCATACAAATTGCAAAGTAATAAAACTTGAAAAGAATTATCGTTCCACTACAGAAATACTTAATTTAGCAAATTCAGTTATGAACCGGTATGCTAATTTTGGATATCCTAAGAATATGACAAGTAATAATAAACAAGGAAATATGCCTGAAGTCATAAGCCTTCAAAATCAGGCAGAAGAGGCAACCTGCATTTTAAATAGAATAATTAAGCTGCATAATAAAAATGTCCCATATAAGGATATAGCAGTGCTAGAGAAGTATTCCAGAGATTCAGCTATATTGGAAACATTGTTAATGAATAATAATATTCCGTACAAAAAAGTTGGAGGACCTAAATTTTTTGAAAGAGAAGCTGTCCAGGATATCTTAGCCTATTTAAGAGTTATTGCTAATCCAATTGACACATTAGCGTGGTTTAGAATATTACAATTAATATATGGAATTGGTGATACATATGCAAGAAATATTGTAGAACATGTAACAGAAAAAGATTTCTTGCTGCATGAATATCCAACAAAAAAATTTCATCAAGACATGGAAAAATTGCATAATACAATTTTGAATTTTAGAATTAAGTATTATAGAAACCAGTTAAGTATTCCTGATCTTGTGCTAAAAATAAATGAATATTATATTGAACAAAGAAAAGAATTATTGGAAAATGCTAAATTAAATGAAGAGCAAAAAATAAATGAACAGGATAAATTAGATGATGATAAAAATATTTTAAAACAGTTATATGAATTATGTACAGTGTTTAATCATCACAAATCTTTAAACGCTTTTCTTGATAATTTAACTTTAGGGATGGATAACAAAGATGAAGAAGAGGGCTTGGTTATTTCAACAGTACATTCAGCAAAAGGTTTGGAATGGGAATATGTATTTGTACTTGATTGTGTCACAGGAGTTTACCCAGGATTTAATGCTATGAGCATGGCTGAAGAAGAAAGACAGGAAAATCTAAGAGTATTCTATGTTGCTATTACAAGAGCAAAAAAACAAATGTACTTATGTGTCCCAGAAATATATCATGAACGTAAAGTATATCTTACCCCATATTTAAAACATTTAAATAATCATATGTCATTTTCGTATAATTACTGATATATTCAAGTTTTAATAGTGCCATTTCTGGCACTATTTTTTTGTGTAAGAAAAAAATTTTTTTTGTCTGTCATAAAGATATATATAAGATTTTCATAGCGAGGTTATTTATGACAAAACAGAAATTTTTAAATTGTGCAGATAAAAACGAGAAGAGAGCTATTAAATTTATAACAGAACAAGAGAATGAGCAGTATCAATGCCATTATCAATTTGTTGCATTAAATGTTAATGATGCATCTAAGACAGCAGTTTTTAGGTCTAATGCAGAAGATGTGCTTTCTAATCTCAATAAGGATTATTTGAACGAAGAATATAATAGATATATGTGCATTAACCCATTAAAGACATCTGTTGTTTCAGATAAAGAATTCTACGACAAAATTGAAATAGGTTTTTCTACTTCAGGGTATAGTACTGGTAAGACACCACATAGTAGAATACAAAAGCGAATGGCTAGGTGTGAAAAAAATATATTCTGTCTAAAAGCTATATGTGTAAGAATAATATGGCCAGAAGAAGATTATAAAGACAATATTCAATATTTCCTCAATAACTATGATTATATTTTAGGAGATGCCCCAAAGCCTAATATTATTAACGCTATATATAATGAAGTTGAATTAATATATGGCATTGAAGAATTATCAAAGGATCTCTTGTGGAAATATAATCTGGTAGGAAAGGTATTATTACAGGTTATAAATAAACAAATAGACATGAATGGAATTTCATTAGGTTTCCCTGAAGTAGACAAAGAGTCAGTAAAATGTGACTCTTTAATTCGTGTACCTGGAACTTATGATGCAATAAATTTTGAGACTCCAACATTATTATTTATTAATAAGAATAAAACAACTGTACATGATTTATATAACACATTACATCATTTATATTTTATAAAGAATAATGATAGATTGCATGATATTGTAAACTATGAAGATTCAGACAGCAAAAACAGCAATAAATTAAACCTTCCTTCATATTTACAGGATAATTTAATAAACAGAATAGAATTCCTTAATAATTTTGCTAAGGATGCTGTTCCTAAGTATGTTGATAAATTAGATTTTGCCTATTACGCATATAATACTTTAAGAGCAGCATATGATGATGAAACTGCAAAAAAGGAAATGCTGAAGCTAACAAAGAAAACTTCAGAGCCATTATCAATTGATGAATTAGAACTATTTACATTCAAAGATTTTAATAATGTTAATAATGTGAATTGGTGTAAATTTAAAACAACGACCTTCATAAAAGGGTTAGGGTTGGATCCACTTACAGCAAGAAGAGAATATGGTCTTAAAAATCTTGAAGGCTATAGAATGGAAGAAAAGTTAAAGAAAAAAGAACAGGTAGAAAGAAACAAAAAACGAAGAGAATTTAAATATAATAAAATTGTAGAATTATATGCAATGGGTAAAACATATAAGGAAATAATGAAAGAATTGCATGTATCTTCAAATGTAATTTCACGAAAGCTTACTCAAGATGCTGACAGACTTGAACAGATAAAAAATAATATCAAAGAAGTTAATAAAAGAAAAATTGTTGGCGCTACACGGAGGAATCCCATAGTAGACAAACAAAAGCTTGTAAAAAAATATAAAGAAAAGTTAGATACAATAAAAAAATATGCAAACAAATATAGAATACTTAAAAAGAAAATAAAGGAATTTATTTTAAATTCAAGCTTTTTTAATTTATTTGAAAAAATATATTATCAGGATAAAAAATGGGGACTATGGAAAGATGATGTTGACGATATCATCTTTAAACTTGATGCCTGCGGATTTATGGACAAACATAGCTTAAGTCATAATGACGTAAGTATTGCTCTTAATGCAAATTACAGGCTAGTATTTGATTTATAAAAAAATAATATCAATATTTTAGGATTTGGAATGGCGTATACACGGTATTCTTATTAAAGTTACCCTAAAATCAAATAAATCATTTCATATATTATTTTTATAAATTTTAAAAACATCAACAGCACCCAGAATTATATTTTTGAATATTTTTGATATACAAATTAATCTATTAATAAGCTGATTTATATTTTAGTAATTATTTGTTTTCTAAAATGTAATTTTACAAAAATTATAGTAAAACACCATACTCTATTATTAATAAATTTGATATTTTCATATTAATTAAATTAAGTCTAAAAATTACTTTATTATTTATTGTAATAAGGGAATAAAAATTATATACATACTCCTATTAATTTTTCTGTCATATATCTATCAGAATATAATTAATAAAGGAGAAGAAATAATGAATAAAAATATATTAAATCATTTTTTCTTAAAGAAATATAACTCTGTTGCTGCAGGTTATACAACTTATTGGCGTGATATTGAAAAATATACAGCTATGCAGCAGACAAAGTTATGTGTAACTTTGTTAATTTCTATTTTTACAAATTTGAATTTATTAACTACAGGCTTAATACATATTATATTAAGTATAATAAGTATTTTGTCTTATGTTATATTCTTTACTATTCTTATAGGATTTATAAATGATGTACATTATTTTAAATCTGATGTAAGAAGAGTAAAACAATATTCTTTCTTAGTGGATGAAAGAATTATTCAAATTTGTAAAGAGATAGATAAACTTCCTAAGTATTATTATTCAGGGTTGTTTTTCTATTTATGATTCAGAAGCATACATTGTATTGCATAAAACAATATAATGTATGCTTTTTATTTTATTTTTCTGTCATTAATTTGTTAAATAATATTGAAAAGGAGAACAAATTATATGTGTATAACATGGAAGAAGAAAAATACTGATGAGGTAAATTTTATTGAAAAAGCAAATAAATATTTTGCTGATTTTAATAATGGTAGAGAAACATCTGAATATTACAAAATTTCCAATTTTGACAAGGCGTTTAATTTACTTAGTTTATTTAAATATAAGCCAGTTAGAATAATAGGAGATTATGATACCGATGGAATATGTTCAACATCTGAATTAAATCTTATGTTATCAGACCTTAAATTCTCAGATGTAAAATGGTATATACCAGATAGAGAATTAGATGGATATGGAGCTTCTGCAAATATTGTAGAATATTTATGTAATGAAATATCAATTCATGGTTTACCAGTTATAAAAAATTATGATACAGGATTGTTAATAACTGTAGATAATGGTATCGCAGCTCTTGACGCAATAACAAAGGCAAAAGAATTAGGTTGGAGTGTTCTTATTTTAGATCATCACCTTCCAGTTACTGACGAAACCAATAAAAAAATATTGCCACCTGCAGATGTAATTATTGATCCTCATGCAGTTGATTGTGGTGCAAAATTCTCAGATTATTGTGGTGCAGGGCTTGTATATAAATTTGCTCAGCATATTAAGCAATTAAATTTGCCAGAATGGTATATTAAAGATGAAACAATAGATAAGATAAACGGTCTTGCTGCTATTGCAACTGTTGGCGATAGTGTTAATTTAATTGAAAATATTAATGGAGTATATGGATATGATAATTATTTAATACTCAAGAACGGGCTATTCACATTAACACAGAATTCTGGACGTACAACCGGAATGTTCTGCTTACTTGTAGGCCTTAAACCTGATCTTGAAACTGTTGTAACAACTGATGATTTAGCTTATTTAATAAGTCCTACCATTAACGCTATTTCAAGACTGGAAACTTTTGGTTCTAATCAGGTAGTAGACCTTTTCCTTCAGAATGACAACGACTTTGTTACAGCAATTGCAAAAGCAAAGGTTCTAGTAGAAGCAAACGAAAGAAGAAAGGCATATACTAATGACCTTTTACCTGTTTTAAAACAGCGTATAGAGGAAGCTCATATGGAAAATGACTATCCTATTGTTATATGTGGTAAGGAAGGAGAAATACATCCGGGAGTTATTGGCTTAATTGCCGGTAAGTTACAGGAAGAATACAATACTTCTGTTATTGTATTTGCTCCAATAAATAATGGTACCGCCTATAAAGGTTCTGCAAGAGCACCAGAAATTGAAGGGGCAAATGTTAATATGAAGTTATTATTAGATCAGGTTAAGCAGTATATGGGTAATTATGGAGGACATCCGTATGCAGCAGGTATTTCAGAAGTTAAAGCTGAAAATATGGATAAGTTTATTGAAGCTATACATGAAGCTGCAGGAGAAAAGCCAAAAGAGTTCAATTACAAGTATTATGATTACGATATTACAGTAGAGCAGGTAAAGGAAGAGCAGGAAGCCTTTCATAATTATATCTTTGGCAAAGGATTTGAAGAGCCAAGATATAAAATTTCTTATATGACAGAACTAAGAAAAGGTGTATATTATCAGCTTTTGGGTGCTGAAAAAAAGGTTTTAAAACTCTTTAATAATCAGGCTAACGCAATTAATTTTGGCGGGTTAGTTGAAAAATTTGAAAAGCTTGGAGAACCAACTGTTTTAACTTTATATGGAAGATTAAGTGAAAATACATGGAATGGCGTAACAACTCCACAGATTATTTTCGATGATATTGATTATTAATATCTGAATACACAACACAACAACTAAATATTTTAATAAATAAGGCAATTTCATTGATTTGAGATTGTCTTATTTTTCTTTTTAAGCTGTCATATTTTTAATATAAAGTTATATATATTGGAGGAAAATTATGGAAAATAATAGACAGATTATATTAGCAATAGATCCAGGAGATGTTAAATCGGCTTATTCATTATTAGATAATAATTATCATATATTGGACAAAGGATTATTAGATAATAATGAATTATTAAAATTAATGAATAAAATTGATTTTGATATTTTAGCAATAGAAATGATAGCTTCATATGGTATGGCAGTAGGAAAAACTGTATTTGATACATGTGTATGGATTGGCAGATTCATTCAAGTAACTGAAAGCAGAAATATTAAATGGACGCAAATATACAGAATAGAAGAAAAACAATTTATTTGCCATGATTCAAGAGCAAAGGATGCGAATATAAGGCAAGCATTAATAGATAGATTTGGAATTGTAGGAACTAAAAAGAATCCGGGATGGTTTTATGGCTTTAAAAAAGATATCTGGGCTTCATATGCTGTTGGTGTAGTCTATTTAGATAAAAAGAGAGAAGAGTTGCTTAAACAAAATGTCTCTTAAATATAAATTAAATTAATTTATGTAAAAAATTGTTCAACAAAAACTGTCATATATATCAATGTATAAATCATTTTTTAGGAGGAATTAAATATGGGAAGACCACCAAAGAATATTAATACCGAAACACAGGGTAACGAATCAATTTCAAATGACAAATTAAAAGCACTTGATGCTGCAATGTTAGAAATTGAAAAGACTTATGGTAAAGGTTCTGTTTTTAAATTAGGTGATACAAAGAAATTAAATGTTGAAACATTTTCATCAGGTTCCTTAGCACTGGATCAGGCTTTAGGCGGAGGAATTCCAAAAGGAAGAATTATAGAAGTATTTGGCCCGGAATCAAGTGGTAAAACAACTTTAACCTTGCATATGATTGCAGAAATACAAAAAAATGGTGGAATTGCCGGCTTTATTGATGCTGAACATGCATTAGACCCTGTTTACGCTTCTAATTTAGGTGTGGATATAAATAATTTATATATTTCACAGCCAGACAGCGGAGAACAGGCTTTAGAAATAGCAGAAACAATGGTAAGATCCGGAGCTTTAGATTTGGTTGTAATAGACTCTGTAGCAGCTCTTGTACCTAAGGCAGAAATTGATGGAGAAATGGGGGATTCACATGTTGGATTACAAGCAAGACTTATGTCGCAGGCTTTAAGAAAATTGACCCCTGTTGTAAGTAAAAGTAATTGCTCAGTTATTTTTATTAATCAGTTAAGAGAAAAGGTTGGAATTATGTTTGGCAACCCAGAAACCACAACTGGGGGACGAGCATTAAAGTTTTACTCTTCTGTAAGAATTGATGTACGAAGAATTGAGTCAATTAAGGAAGGCGGAGCCATTGTTGCTAACAGAACAAAAGCAAAGGTAGTTAAAAATAAAATAGCTCCTCCATTTAAGGAGGCAACATTTGAAATTTCATTTGGTAAAGGTATAGACAAGAATGGTGAAATAATTGATTTAGCTGTTGAACATGGATTTATTAATAAAACTGGAGCTTGGTTTACAGATGCAGAAGATTCTAGTTTAAGATGGCAGGGCAGAGCAAATGCTAAATTATATATAGAAGAGCACTCGGAATATAAAGATAAATTAGAAACTTTAATCAGAAAAAGACTTAAGGGAGAAGGAAATATTACATCCTTTACCGAAAAAAATATAAAAAATGTAATTGATGAGTAAAAATCATCATATTATTTTTTATTTCTGTCATATTATATATGCTTTCAAATTAATGGAGTATTTTGAGTATTATTTACAACATCCTACTTTTTAAAATAAAAAACAATTTGGTTATTATATTTGTTGTAAGCTGACTCAGATTTATATTTTAAGGCATAATATATATAGCATCCTACTTTTCAAATACTCTAATAGTAAGTATGATTATATCAGGTTTTCTTTTGAGACATCCTGCGGGATTAAATAAAGAATAAACTTGTTATAATCATAGATCCTTTTGCTATATGCTGATGTATTAAAATATAAAAAATATATAATAATATCTATGCTAAACATCCTACTTTTATTCTAAATTATGAAAAATTATTTTTTTTGTTTAACGCTGATTATTATATTATTTGAGTCTTAATGTCATAGTAAATAAACTATGATATTAAGACTTTTTTTGTAAGAACTATTGTGTTTATTTTTTGGAGGTTATATTATGAACAAATCTATTAATTCTATTTTATTTAACAATCTATCTAAGTTTTCAATCCCACAAAATTCCATTGATATTGAATATGAAAACATTAATATGGCTTTATCAGTTAATAGAAATTTGGAAAGTTATGGTTACACATTAAGCACGGATGCTATATCCGCATTAGCTAAATTGCCTGCACAGGAAATATGTGGGGTATATAATGATTTGACAGATATTATTAAAGAATATAAAGGGATTGATGAATTTAATTCTGTTGAGTTATTCTATCCTAATTTCCCGGAAGAAGTCATGGATAAATCTGAGGAAGCATTATATATTAATTCGTTATTATATTATACATTTTCCCAGACAGATGATGAAAGATGCAAAACAATAGCACAGATGATAAGAGATTCTGTAACTGAAGAAAAAATTGACAGACTTCCATTATTGGAAAACTTCCCTGACAAATTAAAGGTAATTAATAATACAAATATAAAAGAATTAGATGAATTAATGGTAAATAGAATTCATGCGCCAAAAGGTATGAATGAAGAAAACTTGAAAGATGTTGAAACATATTTTCGTGAATATCCATTTAAAATTGACCAAATTGTTTCAACCGAGATACCTTATCAGAGTAAAGAAAATTTAGTTAAAACAGCTAGTCTATTATATAAACTGGGTGCAAGAAATTCAGCAGTTAATATGATAAAGGATTCTAAAGATGTATTAAGATTTGCAGCAGAACTTTCAAATCAGAATTTTGGAAGCAAAGTTAATGATATATCATTAAATACTAAGAAAACAGTTTCAAATAAGAACGGCAAAGTTAAATATAAGTTAACCAATTCAGACAAAAGGTTAATAAAGGATATGTTAAATAACTGTCCAAATCTTTACTATGATATCTGGAAAGATGAAGGATTATATAAGAGATTAATGAATAGAATTGATTCACATACTGGCCCTGAAAGAGTAGTAAAAGCATTTGATAATCTTGCTAATAAAATAAAAAAAGATGAAAATGGTAAGGATATTATTCCAGTGCCAAGACAGTTTGAAAAAGCGATAGATAATCTTATTAAAGTTTCATCATTTGAAAATGTACAAAAATTTAATAAGCTTGCGGATAATTTCCCTGGGTATTTTGTTCAGCATTATATTCAGTATGTTGATGAAGCAGCAAAAAAAGGCAATGCTTTAGCTTTAACTTCAATTGCAAACAAAATTATGTATTGTAATGTTCCTGTGCAATCAATGCTTACTATGTATAATTCGTTTGAATTAAGAAATAAAGAACATGAGAATAGAATTTATAAGAATAAAAATGGAAAATTATTAGTTTCAGACAATAAACCGTTACATCTTTCAGATGCTCAAATGAATAATATAAGAAATATTATTAGACAGACTATTGTTCATAACATTTCAGATACAAAACAGTTGGGTAAAGTATATATTGACCCTAAATTAGAAGATATTAAAATTCCTTTAAGAGATATGAGAGATTGTTCTGCAGGTAATATTATTACTCCATATAGTAGATTATCAGGTGATCAGAATAAAAACTTATTAGCTTATGGAATATACTGGAAAAATTATAAGGATAATAATGGACATGAAGTAAGAGGTGACATTGATTTAAGTGTTAAATTTTATAATGATAAAAACATAGCAGTTGATACCCTGTATTATTATAATTTAAAATCCGGAAAATTTGGTGTACATAGTGGCGATTATACAGATGCCCCAAATGGTGCTACTGAAATGGTTTTATTAGATAAAAAAGCTATGAAAGATGCCGGTATTAAATATGCTGTTGTAGAAATTCATGGATTCTCAGTGCCATTTAATAAAGCTGAAGGACTTAAATTTATTGAAATGGAAAAAGAGGGTTCTTTAGGTGAGTATATGGATACAAGAAAAGCATGTCATAGGGATCATGATGCTGAATATGATGATTATGATGAGGTTATTGATTTTACTAAAGATGAACGATCTGTTATTTTCCTTGGAAAACAGTTCGAAATATCACAGATTGAGTATCCAATTAAAATAAATGCAGCATCAACCATGGCAACTCCATGTGTTTATGATGTAGAAAACGATGTGACATATTGGATTGACCATGTAGACAGTTTAAATTTAGGTCAGAATGTTGTTTCAAATGATTTAAATAAACAGACATCAGTTGAATTAGGATATATATTAAATAACGCTATTCCAGATATGAAACAATTATTTGATTTATATGCTGAAGGCTGCGGAGAGCTTACAACTGATATAAAAGAGGCTGATACAGTGTTCTCATTATATCCACTAGATGTTCAAAAAGAAGGTCTGAAAGAGAATACAAAGGTAGTATCATCGTATGACCTTGATTATATTTCTAATGAATTTTGCGGTAAATCTGAAAAATTAGATAATCCTGTTGCAAATAAGGAATTAGAAAAAGTAACAATAAAGGCAGCAGATGAGTTAGATTTAAAGAATTTATCTAAAGTAGAACATAAGGAAAATAGAATATTTGATGACGAATTAGAATTATAGTTTATTATTTCACAATTAAACTGTCAGGATGATTCCTGACAGTTTTTTTATTTCCTCTGTCATATTAAAAATATAATATATTTTTTAATTATGGAGGACTTTATGTTTAAAATTATGAGAAAAACAAAACAAAAACAAGTGTCAAGACAAAAAATTAGATATGAATTAAACCAGATAATCAATAATTTCATTTCAGAAATTAATTACGAATATATTTTTAGTTATAATTTTAATATATATAATGGAATTTCTGCATTTACAATTTCGGAAGACAGAATAAGATTTAATGCTAAAGATAAGAAGGTTCATATTATTCAAAATGATCACAAAGATAAATTCATAATGAATTATGATAAGTTAAGAAATTTACTAATTAAATATTATAATCTGGATAAATCAGTATTAGAAAATCCAATATTAACATATACATTCGTGGATAACAAAAGCAACATTATAAAAATAGTTTTAATAGAAAACTTTGTAGCAGATGCAGATTCTAATTTGATTAGAATTTTGATTAAATGATATTTTATGTCATATATAAAACATTCAATTAAAAAGGAAAAATCAATTATATTTCTATATTATCGAAGAATAGCAAGAAAACTCCATTCGACAATAGTCGGTTGTGAATAATTCATAAAATAATTTAGAAATTAATATTTTAGCAGGAGATAAGCAAGCATCTCCTGCTTTTGTTATATTATCATGAATTTAGAATCTCCTTTCATTAATGATTTTTTTTCTGTCATATCCTTTATATCAAAAATTTAAAGGAGGAATTTGTTATGAATAAATTCGATTTTACGCCATGGAGAAAGGCTTTAGCAGTAGAAGTTAACAAAAATAAGGAAGATAATTACCCATATGTATGCAAAAATGTTTCTTCATCAGAAGGCATTGAATTAATAAACAGTGAAGAAAATGTTTTTTATTTAGCTCCTGGAGATCATTTATATGCTACAAAGGATCTGGTTGTTGAATCCCTTAAAGCAATTGGCGGATATTGCAGCAATGCGCATATTGAAGGTAATGAAGTTATTGTGGAGGCAGTTGCATGAGATATGATAGACAAGCTATTGTAGATAGCATTAATATGCTAGATGTTATAAACAAGCTTAATATTAAAATTTCAAATGCTACTGTAGGAACGGATATAGTTACTGGGAATAAACGAGAAATTTTATGTCCGTTTCATAATGATAAACATTTTGGTTCAGCAAGTATATATGTGGATTCAAAAAAGCATTTTAAGGGAATCCATTGCTTTGCTTGTGGAGAAAGTTGGAATGTAATTAAATTGGTCCAATTAAAAACAGGGTTAAATTATGGTCAGACATTAAATTGGCTTGCTGAATTATGCCCTGGAGATAAGTCAAACTACGCATTAGAAGAAGCAGATAATAAATCATCTTGGGGTATTGTTTCTATAGATTCTTCAGGAAAGTTATCTGTTAAAAATAATAATTCTAATGAAGAAAAATCTAAAGCCATTGACAATCCTATCAAAAATATATTTACATCTGAAGACTTAAAATTAATAGGAATTCAGGATTATCCATTAAATATATTTGATAAAAATGGTTCTATAATAGATTGCTTGCAATATGAACCGTCTATAATTGATATACCAGATAATTGTGTTGCAGAAAAGGATTATGTTTATAGTACAGATAAGAAAGCTTTAAATATAAAATTTGATGAAACTCTTGAAGCCGTTTGGTTAATTAAAAAAAATGGCATTAATTCAAGATTTACATTCAATGATTTGATTCAGGAAAATCCAGATTGTGCAGTAAATTTGGCCTGTACACGAATTGCTTATCTAATTAAAGATAAACAGGTTATTTTAAACAGATTAGCAGGTTCTTCAAATAAAATGTTAGTTAATGTTGTTCATTTAACGAAAAAAGAAATAAAGAGACTTAAAAAATTATATAACAAAATCATGAATGCATGGCTTAAAACTGAAGAATTAAAAATTGAATATATTTAATTGTGTTAAATGCATTTCTATTTATTAATATAGAAATGCATTTTTTGTTTATCTTATTTTATTTTTCAGTCATATATAAGATAAATCAATTTAAAAGGAGGACATACAGTATGTTAGATTTATTTGATATAAAAGAAGAAGACATTGACATATTTGAAAATAATATGTTTGATGAATCAATTGGAGAAACAGAGGTCTATATAGATGAAGATGAATCTTACATTTATATGGATAAAAAATTAGTGTTTGGTGAAGGTAAATATGTGCTTTTTATGGGTAGCGATTGCTATTATACAGATGACGGAATGCCTGAACCAGATTGCAATGTTGTCAGTATTTTTATTAATTCTGATAATATTGACATGAAAAATGACTGCGTATATTCAGAATTGCAGTCATCAATTGAAAGCTGCTTACATAACTTTAAGAATATTGTTAAATCTTATGAAAGAAGAATTGATAAGGAATTTATTAAAAGAGATATTGATGCAGCTAAGAGCTTAACTCATAAGCATACCTATGCACTGTATGCTTGACAATAAATTTTAAACCTCCCTCCTAAATGGCTATGTGAAAACATAGCCATTTTTTTATGTAAAAAAAATAAATTAAATATCTGTCATATTACTAATGATTGGCGTAAACAAAATAATTTAAAAGATGTTTATCGCAATCAAGCAAGAAAGCTCCACCCGATTAATGTCGGTTGTGAGTAGTTCATGCTTATTTTTACTAAAAGAAAGGAACAAAATTTATGGGAATTGAAGTAACGATTGGAATTGTAGTAGCGGTGGTTGTAGTATTAATTGCATTATTATTTGCAAGTTATATTAAAGCTCCGACAGACAAGGCACTTATTGTATCAGGACTTAGAAAGACACCTAAGTATGTAATTGGAAGGTCATCACTTAAGATACCATTTTTACAGAGAGTTGATAAACTTGATTTAAAGATGATTTCTGTTGATGTCAAGACAAAGGAATCAGTACCAACAAATGAGTATATCAATGTCAATATTGATTCTGCTGTAAAGATTAAGATTGGTTCATCACCTGAAATGCTTGGAAAAGCGGCAAGTAACTTCCTTAATAAAAATTCAGATTATATCAGAGAATCAGTTGTAGATGTACTTGAAGGTAATGTCCGTGAAATTATAGGACAGATGAAGCTTGAGGATATTGTACAGGACAGAAAGTTATTTGCTGAAAAGGTACAGGAGAATGCTGCACCTGATATGGAAAGAATGGGCCTTGAAATTGTAAGCTTTAATGTTCAGAATGTTACTGATGAAGGTAATGTTATTGAAAACCTTGGTATTGACAGAGTAGTAAGTATTTCTAAATCAGCACAGATATCAAGAGCAGAATCAGAAAGAGATATTGCAGTTGCAAAGGCTAATGCTGAAAAGCAGGCTAATGATGCAAGAATTGAAGCTGAGACAGCTATTGCAGAAAGAAACAATGAACTTGAGATTAAGAAGCAGGAATTAAAGAGAGCAGCAGATGTTAAGAAGGCTGAAGCTGATGCGGCATATGAAATCCAGCAGCAGGAACAGAGAAAGACAATTGAAATCACTACTGCCAATGCTAATATTGCAAAGCAGGAAAAGGAAATTGAGTTAAGAGAAAAGGAAATCACTGTTAAGGAAAAGACACTTGATGCTGATATCCGTAAGCAGGCTGAAGCTGAAAAGTATGCAGCACAGCAGAAGGCAGATGCAGAACTTTATCAGAGACAGAAAGAAGCAGAAGCAAAGCAGTTTGAAATTCAGAAGCAGGCTGAAGCTAAGAAATCACAGGCAGAAGCAGACAGATTTGCTAAGGAACAGGAAGCTGAAGCAGTAAAGGCACAGGGCTTTGCAGAAGCAGAGAGTATTAAGGCAAAAGGTGTTGCTGATGCTGAAAGTATTAAGGCAAAGGGATTAGCTGAAGCTGAAGCTATGGAGAAGAAAGCAGATGCAATGGCTAAGTATGGTAAAGCTGCCATGACAGAGATGATTATTAAAGTTCTTCCACAGATGGCAGAAGCAATTGCAAAGCCGCTTGAAAGCATTGATAAGGTTACTATTATTGATGGAGGTTCAGGAGAGAACGGAGTAGGAACTTTCAGTGGTAATGTACCGTCAGTTCTTGCTAAGACAATTGAGAGTATCAAGGAAACTACAGGCTTTGATCTTACAGAAGTCATGAAGGCTAATACATATGATGCCAAGACAACAAAGAATGTGAACTTTACAGGTATTCCAGAAGATGCTGACCCGGAGATTAAGGTAACTGTAAAGAATGTTCCTGAAAAAGTGTCTAAGTCAGAAAAGAATTCTACTAAGTAAAAATATATAATTTTAAGGACAGGTTGAAGTATAATCAGCCTGTCCTTTTTATAATAAAGGCCTTGGAAATAAAGCAATATTGCATAAAGAAACTAATTTAAAGCTAAGTTAATTAAATAAGAAGCGCTGTGGATATTAATATTAAATTTCAAGATGGAATTATTGTTACTCTTAAATATTTTTTCTGTCATATTTTCTTTATCAAAATAATAAAGGAGATATTTTATGAAAGTATTAAAATCAGAAGAGTTAAGAGGCAAATATCATTGTCGTCTTATGAAGAACTTAAAAAAGGAAATTGAAGTTACTACAAAGAAAAATGACAATTATGATAATGCTATTATTATTAAGCAGATTATTATGGGTTATTTAAAAGGTGAGTTTCAGATTAATGAATTTCATGATTTAGTGTCTGAAGGTGTTGAAGAGAATAATTTACCTGCGGAAACTAATGAAGGAAGAATTAAGCGTCTTACAGAAATTCTCACAAGATATGCATATTGTGAAAAAAGAAAACTTGAAGTTGAAGTTGATGCTAAGGATATTCCTGTAAGCCAGGATTATGCAATTCATATTAGACCTGATGCTGTTTCTGTTAATAAAAATGAAATTGAAGCAATCAAGTTTTTTGCTTCAAAGCCCGTGGTAACTGTCTCAGGCAAGAAACAGGATTTATCTGTTTTAAAGTGTCCGGAAATATATGCATTATATTTATATGCAAAATCATTACTTAAACCAGGTGAAAAAAAGATTATTAAAGGATCTTATTATTACTTAAGAAAAAGCACAGATACTTCTAAAAGTATGACTGATGCTGATTTCTTTTCAGGCTATGGCGGTAATGTTGTTTCATTTGAAAAAGAAGTTGAATGGGGTAAAGATAGCCTTTGTGGAGAAGAATTAGATTATATTAAGCAGATCAATTTATCTGAGCAGGGGCATATTCAGTGTACAGAAGATGATTGTAAAACATGTTCTTATAATATGCTTTGCCATTATACAAAAACTCCTGCACATTTCGAAAAGAAAACGCTTAAGAAGAGAGATAAAATTATTTTATCAGACGAACAGCAGCAGATAGTTGATTTTAGAAAAGGAATTGCAAGGGTAATTGCTACAGCCGGTGCAGGTAAAACAGAATGTGTTACTGAAAGAGGAGCACAAATGTTTGTTGAAGGTGTCAAGCCGGAAGAAATGTTATTTATAACATTTACAGACGCAGGTGCAGCAGAAATGAAAACAAGGATTGCAAGTAAGTGTTTAACTTATGGACTTTCTGTAAGTCCTGACGATATTCAGGCAATGACTTTTAACAGTTTTGCTTATAATATTGTTAAATTTGAGTATAAGGAATTGGGATTTACAAATCCTCCTGTTGTAATTGATGATGTAAGAAATCGTAAGATTATTACTCAATTATTAACTGATAATCATATTAACGGAATCGATTACTTGAACTTTATGACAGATACACCTAACTTAAGAGGTGCATTAGCTTGTGCTGAAAAATGCTTTGAGTTAATTAAAACTGAACATGTTGATATTACACTTCCAGATGCAAATAATCAGCTTACAGAACTTTTAAGAGATAAAGGTTATTCAAGATTTATGGGCACTGGTATTGCTGTTACACAGTTAATGGATTTATATTCTGAATACCAGAAACAGCTACTTGAAGATTCACTTATTACATTTGCTGATCAGGAACCAATGATGTTTAACATTATCAATGCGCATCCGGGTTATTTAGAAAGATTAGGTTTTAAGCATATTATAGTAGATGAGTTTCAGGATTCTAATGATATTCAGATGGATACAATAAAGGAGCTATGTAATTGTAAATGTTTTGAGTCTTTAATGGTTGTAGGTGATGATTCTCAGAGTATTTATGGGTTCAGACATACATCTCCGGAAAACATGATTCATTTCTTCGATAAGTTAGGCATAAAAGGTATAGATATTAATCTATCAGTTAATAGAAGAAGTACTCCTGAAATACTTAAGGTTGCAACTGATATAGAAGCACTTAATAAGGAAAGACTTATTAAAGCTATGAATCCATGTAAGGATCATGGTGCACCTGTAACAGTAAAGGGCTTTTATAGCAAAGATGAAGAAATTGAGTATATTGTAGATACAATTAAAGAGATGTTGGATTTAAACGAACATATTCCAGAAGACATTGCAGTGCTTACATATACAAAGGCTGAACTTGTTTCTATTGGGGCCGCATTATCAAAAGCAAACATTCCTTGGGTTATGATGAATCCAATGCCATTAGCTGAAAACGGAAAGGTTAAAGCTGCATTATCTTTAGCTGATGCATTTTATCAGCCTGAAGCAGATAAGCTTTATTTAGATTATCTGGCTGCGAAATATAATGGAGAAATATTAAATCTTTTATCATTTAATGATATTAATGATGAAATCTCTAAATTAAAGCAGCAGTTTATGAATATGGATATGATAGCGATTCCGTCTCAGAGACAAATCTTCCATAATATGCTTGATGCACTTAAGGGAGATGAAGGCGATGAAATCTATGAGTATTTCTTAGATTTAGTATATGCAAATGAGGATTTACAGTCTGAGTTAGAGTATATTCAGGATTTTAAAGTATTTGGAACTAATTGCTGCAAGAAAATGGAACAGACTTATGAAGGTGTTGTACTTACAACAGCTCACTCATCAAAAGGACTTGAATGGCCGGTTATATTTAACAGTGTTACAAAGTATGATAGCAAGCATTTGCATAGCATCCGTAATAAAGTTAATCATGAAAAAGAAATTGAGGAAATGAGAAGATTATTATTTGTTTCCTTAACCAGAGCAAAGGATGAATTATTTATAACAGGTCAATATGTTTGTTATTCAGATAAGGAACATGGAGAAATATATAACACATTCCTTAAGGAAGTATTTGATGTAACTAATACTAATTATGTTCCTATTGATCCAAACAAGGCATTAAAGGAAGCTGCTAAGTTAAGAGAACAGGATGCTAAGATTAAAAAGGTAAGAGCTAATTCTCATGCATCTTCTCCTGTTAAAGCTAAGAAGAATTCATCAGCACTTACAAAAATTGATACTAAAAAAATCGCTGCAGCGTATAGTACTAAGCCTAAAAATAAGAAGTCAGTATCTTAATCAATATTTAATACAATTGAATATAATAAAAAATAGCAGGTTAATTCCTGCTATTTTTTTGTTTCACTCCGTCATATTAATATATATATAAACTTTTTTTTAGGAAGGAATTATAATAATGGACTTGAATCAAAAATTTAATATTGCAATACAATTAAACAAAGCTTTTAATACAAGAAATGAAGAAAAGAATATTGCGGTAATAAAATATAGTGAATCAACACAAACTTATTATTCGGATGAAAATTTAGCTAAAGAGCATGTAAAACAAATAACACAAAAGGATATTAATACAGCAAAAACAAAAGCTTCATTAGAAGATTGTATGCAGCAGATAAAAGACCATTTGGAAATTGAAAAATCATATCAAAATAAAAATAAGGCAAAATGGAGGTCAACTAAAAAATGATTAAACAAATTACAAAGATGATTGGAATAGTATTTGTTTTTCTTATTACTCAAATTATATGTACATTGGGTGTATTTATTTTTAAATTGTTTTCTGACTCACAATGGTATGATAATTTATATGTATGTATAGAAACAGGTAATTTACGTTCATATAGTTATCTTAGTATGCTCAGTGAATTAATTATGCCTGCATTATTTGTTTCCGATATTATAATACTTGGGTTTGTTATGCTTAAAGAATATAAAGTTAATAAATCAATCATATTTATTTCAAAATTATCATTAAAAGATGTCAAGACATTTATTTTAACAGGCATTATTATGAATTTTTTAGCTTCTGTGGTAATAGATTCCTTACCTAATAATTTGGTTTCTAATTCATATAATTCTTTGATGAATGTTGCTGTAACCGGAAATTGGCTTCAAGTACTCTTAATAACAGGTGTTATTACGCCAGTTGTTGAAGAATTAATATTTAGATACGGTATTACAAAAATAATAAAGCAAAACAAATTCTTTAAGAAACCAGATGTAAGCTCAATTTATATATCAGCTTTCGTTTTTGGATTAGTGCATTTTAATATTATTCAAAGCACTTATGCATTTATTTTCGGTATTATATTAGCCTATGTATATATAAAAACAGATAATTTATTGTCCTCTATTTTAATTCATATTGGAGTTAATGCAAGTAGTGTATTGTACTCTTTTATGCCTGTTATGTTACAAAATATTTGTCTAATCGTAATGAGTATTATATTTTTCATAATTGTTATCAGAAATATTTTAGTAATAAGAAATAACAGTTCACATTCTAATGTAAATAATTTTCTGTCATATCTTCTTTATCAAACAAAATAAAGGAGAATATATTATGAGTGTTTTATCAAATCTGTTAGCGGCTTTTAAACCAGGAAAGCAGTTTACACTAAAAGAAGCATATGCTGTTAATCCCTCATATCCAAAAGAGTCAGTCAGAGCAAGAATTTATGAAAATTTAGGTAAAGAATTTAAGAAACTATCAAAAGGACTATATGTAACAGATGATGTAGTTCTTATTGAAGGCGATGGAAGAGATTTATCTGTTTTTGAAAGTGAATCTATGGATTGCATAATTACTGATCATCCATGGGATGATAAGAAATCTAATAATGGTGGAACAAGACATTTAGCTCAGTATGATTGCTTTAAGTACTCTTTATCAGATTTTATGGAAAAGGCTAGGGTATTAAAGGAAGGCAGTTTCTTAGTAGAAATTTTACCTGCAGAAAATGAAAATAATTTTGATTATTTGTATGAGATTAAGAAGATGGCAGAACAGGCAGGGTTTAAGTATTATACAAAAGTTGCATGGAAAAAAGGTACATTTGTAAGTAATACAGGCAGAAAAGCTAAAAATACAGAAGACATAATGATTTTTAGTAAAGGTAAGCCAAGAGCATTAAGACCAGATAAGCAAAGAGGCGTTATAAATGGAGTACCTACCAGATTTATGAGTGGAGCTAATGGAATGCTGCCTACTGAATTTAATGTGCAGGCCATTCCCAATAAATTAAAGAATGTCCAGACAGAAAAACCAGTTGCTTTGTTTGAACAATTATTGGAGTATTTTACTTTACCTGGAGAATTAGTTTTAGATCAATTTGCAGGTAGTGGGGTAACAGGAGAAGCGTGTCTTAATAAGAAAAGAAAGTGCATTTTAATTGAAAAATGTAAGGAGCATGTAGCAAGTATAATAAACCGTTTAAATTTGCAATGTGCAGTAATTTAGTATGGAAAGAAAAAAAGGAGAACATCATGGATAAATATATAGTAGGCATAAGAAAAGGAATAGATAGTGTAATATTTTCTTGTATAATTGAAGCTTTTATATTAATTCCTGATATTGCTTTTGATGTTATTAAGCATTTTAATAACATAATCCCAGGAGTTATTTTAATTGTAATTAATGCTTTATTTATTGCAAAAATAATATCATCTTATATAATAATAGCTAATAAAAATGATGTCATTAATATTGATAATATTAATGAAAATATGGATGATAAATAGCATTAATTCATAAAAATAATTTTCAGTCCCATTTAATTAAATGGGACTTTTTTTCTGTCATATATTTAATAAATTTTAAGATAAAAGGAGTTAATATATGAAAGAAAATGGTAAATATACAAGAATAAAAAAAGAAATTCAAAATTGGGAAATTAAAAGGGACCAGTATTCGGAATCCGGTAATGAATTAGAAGCTGACAGATGCCAGAATCGCATTGATGAATTATATAATTGCTTATGGCATTAGTTACCGAAGAATTGCAAGAAAACTCCATCCGACAAAAGTCGGTTGTGAGTAGTTCATTAGGAGATTTTTAATATGGATAAAAAGACAATAATTGCAGTTATAGGAAAGACATCAAGTGGCAAAGATACAGTCGCAAAAGTATTAAATGAAAAATATGGAATTCCTTCAGTTGTTTCAATGACAACAAGGCCCAAAAGAGAATATGAGACAAATGGTGTGGAACATGTATTTATTTCAAAGGAAGAAATGAGCAATGTTTTAAAAGAAAAAACAATTATAGCTTATACAAAAAATAATAAAACTGGAATAGAATATTGTGCTGCATTAGAAGCTTTACCTTCAAATATATGCGTATACATTATAAACCCCGATGGCGTTAAATGGTTAAAAGAGCATAATAAGTATAATTTGTTTAATTTGATTTGTGTATATGTTGATTTGGCTGAAAATAAAATAATTAAAAGAGGGCTTCTAAGAGGAGATAATCCTGATACTTTGCGAATACGCTTAGAGAGTGAAAGAGAGGAATTTGATGAATACAAAAAATCAAAAGATTATAATTTCTTAATATTTAACGATAAGGATTTGCAATATTTGTATCATCAGGTTGATTTATTTTATTCGAAATATTTTTGAATTATTTTAAAAAAGAGGTGGCAAAAACCATCTCTTTTTTTATGTAAAAAAATGAGTAATTAAATCTGTCATATATTAAATGTCTTTAAAAAATATTTTAATTAAGAAAGGATTTAACAAATGGGAATTACAGCAAAGCCTTTTGGCAAGAAGAAATCAATTTTTGTAAAGATGGAGAATAGTCTTTTAAAGGAAAAGGAAGAAAACAAGAAGAAAAATAATAAGGCAGAATAATTTATTATTCAGCTTTAACATTTTCCTTTATTGTTTTTCAATAAAAGTAAATAGTGAAACTCAACCTAAGCATCTCGCTTACCTGTAAAAGGCAGGATTTTAATAATAAAGATTAGAGAAGAAATAAAATGAGAGGGACAGGTTATGTTAGATTTTTTGCATGATTATGGCATTTATGTTGTTATTATAGCTGTTATTTGGATTAGTACAATAATGTTTGTGGTAGGTTATAGTGTTATAAATACAGCTAAGAATACGAATGTTGAAACACAGCAGACAGAAGCTGCAGTAGAGAACTGTGCAAATGAATAGTAATTGATGTGTGATGTGTTTTGGGGTAGTGTTGATTGATAATAAAGGTTATGACTATAGCTGGTATTTTGAACAATAAAATGAAGTAAATAAGACGCTCATCGATGGAATACATGCCGTTGCCAGTGAAATATCTGAAGATGGGATTTCAGTCGATGTTTATTTGTATATGATGATATTGAAGTATTAAAAATGCTATTTTAAAACTCTAAGTTAATTTTTAAATTATAGTTTTAGAGTATATTTAAGTGTAAGGAGTTTTTATGTTAAATGTAATAAGCACATGTTTAGGCTGCTTAGGGGTTATCATTGTTGCTACAGGTTTTTCTAATATACTTAAATCGGTTTTAAATGATGATGAGTCAGGAGTATCTAATGGAGTTGGTAATTGTATAGTGGGGACAATCTTGATTTTTTCAAGATTTATATTTTCTATTTTAATTTCAATTTTAAGAACCGAATATAATACTTCACAAACAGATTCGGAAAGTACTACAGAAGCTACAGAAAATATTGGAAATAGCGTATCAGATGTTTTAACTAATATTCCGATTAAGGGTATATTAATTTGTATAGGTATTTTTATAGTTATTGTTATTGCGATAATAGTTATCGGTAATATAATTCGTAAGAATAATGAAAAAAGAAAAACTGAAAAGGAAAAAATGGAGCATGTTCTTAAGACATCACTATCAGATCTTGTAAATGAAGAATTAGAAAAAGCTGATTATGCTAATAATAATTCTCAGAATTTAAGAACTGATTTTGATGAATATGTAGATTCTTTGGCAAAAAAGTATGATACAGAAAAGCAAAAATCATATAAAATAAATGATAAAAGAAGTAAATATCAGCAATCAATTAATTTAAATAAATTTTAACAATTATTGAACACACTCCGAATCTTTAGATTCGGAGATTCACTTATGCCTTGTACTCAGCATAATTTTATCCACCATCTTATACAGTTTTAACTTAGCGCATCAGAACTTACGCTCTGACATACCACATTAAAACTAAATACAATCAATTTTTATATTGAAGGCGACTGAATCCATACCCTTTTTACACTAAACTGCTAAACATTGATGTATAGCTCTTAGTGTTGAAAGGGTATTTTGTGTTCTTCTTTGACATTCAGGTACTTTCGCCTGGATATCAGACCATATGTTTATTTTTTTACATATGGATTTCCCTGTATATAATTTCTCGATTTCACGAATAAAATATCTGGCTCCTATATTATAAGATGCAGATAAATCACAGTTATATATTTTGCCAGTCTGGAATCTGCAAAGTTCATATGTAAGCAATCCTGCGTCTTTTCCTCTTAGTACATATCCTGAACCGTCATATGCTAACTTACTTGTGTTCCTTGCACATATATGACTGATGCGGATACCTGATAAATGAGCCTTATGAGTGACAATTCTCTGTATAGTATTCTTATTCCACATGTGTAATAACTGGCGCTTGGATCCTCTCTTCCTGCCTTTCATATCCAGATGTTCAAATACTATAACATCGACATTTAATTGTCTGGCATAATCCACTATGGCATTAGCAGTTTTTGACGCAAGCTCATTATTGTAATTCTTAACTAAACTCCATAACTTCCGGACCACATCTTTTTGCCCTGCAGCCTGATACTTTTTTATCCTGTTTAGATTATGTTTAATATAGTCTTTTTCACTTGCATGATTGATAAAACATCTTGCAAGGACAGTTCCATAATGATCCATAACTGAACAGGTAGCATCTGTGTTAATACCCAGATCAACTGCTAAGATTTTCTGCTTAGATAATGGTGTCTTATTTAAAATTGCTTTGTTTTCAAACGCAAATCGCAGAAACCATTTCTTATGCTTCTTTTCTAATATAGGTACAGAAATTTTTGCATTGATGCTGTGCTTTTTAATACTTTGTATATCAGTATGTTTTAAGCGCAGCTTTACCCACTGCCAGTCATTGTTTATAAAAAGCTTGAGCAGTATGGCATTTTTTGTATCAGCCCACTTATACATGTTGTCTTTATAAAAGACTGGATATTTATTGGTATGAATCTGCAATGTAGGACGATTACCTTTGCAGCCTTCATCATACCAGTTCTGTAAGTTTGAATGATAAGAATTAAGTACACCGAGAGATGCATTGATGACTGCTGTAGTACAATAGCTGGGCATTTTGTGGAACAATTTATCAAACTCTGAATACTTAGCTTTATTTGACTTTGTAGAATGAATTAAGTTCCTTGCAACACCACATTGTATTTTTGAGTCATTAATATCTTTTAATACAGACCACTCATTTTCAAACACCTGGATGCAAAAAGTTACAGCCTGATTATAAATTTTAATTGTTGGATTGAACAATTTGTTAATATTCTTAACTTCAACTGCATAGCTTGATTTTATGTCCATATTAAAGCCCGGCCTTTCATAAAAATTTAGGATTTAACCTATAATTAATATGACAGAGCTAAAATATAATTTTGTTTAAAGTATAAAAAATCGGCTTATCCCACGAAGCCTGAAGCTTCGGGGTTTGCCAATATTGTTTGATATTATAAAAATAGGATTTGCGAAAAAACAAGTCCAATTTTTTGTTTATTTTTATTTTTCTGTCATATGTAATTTGTATTAAATAAAAAACAAAAGGAGGACTTAATCATGAGAATAAACAAGATTAAGACTAATGTAACAGTATTAAACAAGGTAGACCGTAAGAATTACCAGATAATTAATATTGATGGTTCAGGTGATTCCATTAAAGGAACTGCCAAGTTAATCAAGGAGGATGGTTCACTTGATGCTTCGGTTACTGCAGTAATTACAGCTAATAATGCAATAGCTTACAAGTTGATTGATGATCCTAATATTCCAGATGTTCCAACTGGATATACTGTAGAAAATGGAATTTTGCTTAAGAATGGAGTCCCTGCTACAGAACAGGGTTCGCTTGTAATTAATAATGTTATTGCAGGTGTTGCAGGAAGACTTATTTTATCTGTAGAACCAAGAGAGCCAAGGGAAGGCTATTTTGATATTATGTCATATACAGTTGAGTCAGATAAGTTTAATAAGCTTATCAGAAGATCTATTCCAGAGGTTACAATTATTGCTTCTTCTGAGAATAAGATGCAGTTATATATGACATATTCAAGAACTTATACTAAGGATAAGAAGCTTGAAGATGGAACTATTGAAACAGATAATATCTTTGATGCTGCAGCAATCATGTTATATGATGTAATGTCTGATGCAGTTGTTGATCATATTTCTTTTGCGGAGCCAATTAAGGCTGTAGATTCTGTTAAGGCACCTAATGAAACAATTTTCGCAATTGAAGCAGATACAGTAGTCGATTCTGACGGAGTTATCAAGGAAGATGATTATATTACATTAAGATTTGTTGCTTCTGAAGGCCATTCATTAAGTCTTTATAAGACAACAGCAATTGACAGTGTTCCAGAATCAATTTCAAAGGGATATAACGCAAGTCTTATTAAAGCTTCTTCAGGCAAGTGGTATATTAATGATATCACATATAAGATCCCAGATAAGATAGTTGCTGAGCTTGCAGGTTATAATGTAATTGTGGATATTACATCTAAGGATCATGTTACAAGAATTTCTCTTGCTAATACAAATACTATGGAGATAAAGACTCTTGTTATTTCTGAAACAAGAGATAGAGGAGACATTATAACCATAGAGTAATTGATATTAACGGAATTCTCTATAATTAATTTAAAAAGTAGGATTAAGGCATGTATATGCTTTAATCCTACTTTGTTTTAATTTTTCTGTCATATTTTATTTGAATAAAATAAAAAAAGGAGATTTTTCATTATGAGAGAAAACAAAATTTTAGAAAATGTAACAGTATTAAACAAGGTTGACAACAGACAGTATTTAATTACATCTGTTACCGATGGCGTAGGAACGGCTTGTCTTTTAGAAAACGGTGAAGTAAACGAGGATATATCTGTTATGATATCATCATCTAACGCAATTGCTTTTAGACTTATCAGCAATCCTAATGTCCCAGATATTCCAGATGGATATTCAGTTGAAGACGGAATTTTACTCAAGGATGGTGTTGCTGCTACACAGCAGGGTTCACTGGTAATTAAGAGTATCGTTACATCTGTTCCAGGTAAGCTTTTATTATCTGTATTGCCTAGAGAAAACACAACAGAATATGATGATTATATTGATTTATTTGCTTATAAGCCGGATGAGGATAAGTTTAAGAAACTTATTCCAGTTTCAATTCCAATGCCGGAAGTTATAGGTGTATGTGACAAATATGTGATACTAAAGACTTCCTATACACACTTTGAAACAAAGAAGGATTTTAATGGAAAAGATATTTTCGCTGAATATTTTGATAATGCTGAAATTATCGTTTATGATGGTGCAAAGAATTATATTTCAAGTTATTTAATGCTTGACGCACCAATAAATAATGTCATTACTGTAAGAAATTCAATGAATGTACCTACATGGGTCATTGAATATACAGAGCAGGTATGTGATAATAATTATTATAATCCTGATTGTGATTGTGGTTATGACTGCGAAAATGATTGTGGAGATTATGATGAATGCAATAATTGTGATTATCATTTAGATACAATTACTAATACTAAGGAATTAATCGAAATGGATCATATTAAAGCAGAAATGATTGCTCTTAATGGTGGTACATTAATGAGGCTCAATAGTATTAATATCCCTTCACATATTAAATCTGTTTCAATTGGTTGGAATAGTGCTGATTTTATCAGACTTGAAGACAGAATTATGATTGGAGAGTATGTTGATAAAATCATTACTGATTCAAAGATAATGTCTGCAGTTGAAGGATATGATTGGATTGTCGATACAAGTAAGGAAGATAATGTAACAAGAATTGCTCTTGCAAACGACAATATGGAAATCAAGTATATTGTTATTACTGAAACATCAGATAGAGGAGACGTTGTTAAGGTAGAATAATAAAATAATTAACAATTAAATAATGTGTATTTATACACCAGTTGAGATTAGTCAACTGGTGTATTTTTTCTGTCATGTATTAATTATAAAATTTATAAAGGAGGAAATTTAATGTCAATGTTTGAACATGTAAAAATTGGAGAATTAACAAAAAAGGTTATTGAATCAGGAGTTACAGTGTGTGAACATAACCATCCAGGAGGCTCTTTGTTTGATGCCGTAGATGAACCTAAAAGTTATTTAGATGCTGCATTTAATGCAGGATATACTAAATTTGCTGTTACGGACCATGCATCATTTTCAGCAATGCAAACATGTATTGATTACGCTAAGAAAATAAGTACTGAAGAACATCCATTTAATATCATTTATGGCGTAGAGGCTTATATTGAAGTGCCGCCATTTAAGATAAATGAGCAGATTGGCCATATGATTATGTTGGCCACTTCAGAAAGAGGCAAGCATATTATTGATAAGTTAAATTCTAAGGCTTCTGAAAAAAGAATGGGAAAGCCTGTTATTACAATATCAGATTTAAAGAAATATAACTTTAACGGTGATATAATAGCAACTTCAGCTTGCGTTTCGGGCGCACCAGCTCTGCAATTATTATCAGATGATGTTTTGGATAAAATGATTAACAGAGAAAGAAAAGCACAGCAGCATACTACTGAAAAAGACGAGCTAGTGATACGTGATTGTATAAGTCCTGATGATAAAGAATATCTTTCAGCTAAAGATGAATTTGAAAGGGTATCGGCAGATTTAGATGAATTGATTAATATTCGTGATTCCAAGGAACTTAAATCAGAAAGGACACAGATTTCAAGAAAATTAAGAGATGCAAGGAAGTGTTTAAATGATGATGATCCAGAGCTTATTAAACTGATTAACGAATATGAAGAGATAAATAATAAAATTCTGGAAGCTAAAGATAAAATTCCTAATGTCAGAAAATTAGTTAATGCTAAGAAAGCCGAGTTAAAGGATATAAGTCTTAAGGTAGAGGAATACATTAATCATGAAAATAAGATACAGCATTATGAATCGTTAAAGAAAAGCCCAATAGAATTAATGTCTGAAGCAGAAAAGACAATGCTTTTTTATCAGGAAATTTTTGGAGCAGGTAATTATTACATTGAAGTTCAGAATCATGGGCTTGAAATGGAAAGCAGAACATATCCTGTGTTAGCTCAGTTAGCAAGGAAGCATAATATCCCATTAGTTGCTGCTAATGATGCACATATGGCAGATAATTCTGATAGAAGTATTGATATGCGTAATGTAGCTAAGTTTTTAAGATTTATTAAGATAAGTGAGTCGGAATCAGATAAAGAGTTATATGTAAAAACACCTTACGAACTTGCTCAGGCCTTATCAGCTATATTAACAGATGATCAGGTTGCAGAAGCACTCAATAACTTAAATGTAATTGGAAAAAGATGTGCTTATATTCCAGAAAAATCTAATCATTATCCAGTATTTGATAAGAACAAGGACTCAAACGAATTATTAAGATCTGAAGCAATTAAGGGAATTAATTGGAGATATCCTAACGGAAAAGGATGGGATGAAGAACATCAGAAACGAATGGAATACGAACTTAATATTATTATTCAGATGGGCTTTGCCGATTATCATTTAATTGTAAAGGACTTCCTGGAATATGGAAGAATTTGTGGATTAGTACCTATGGATAAACTATCAGAAGTACCTTTAACAATTGAAGGTGCAAAAGAGTATGTTAAGGCTCACAATTATAATACCGGAATTGGAATAGGCATTGGAAGAGGTTCAGGTGCCGGTTCATTGGTTACATATTTACTTGGTATTACCGGAATTGATCCATTTAAGTATAATCTGATTTTTGAACGATTCTTAAATCCAGAAAGAGTAAGTATGCCTAAATATATTGGGCGTTCAGCGTGGACTCTAACTCAGAGGTGTGCTTAATATTTTATTATTAAGTGCTAACGGTAGAAGTTGAATAAGACTGCTATATAAAGTGTCACAACAGGATATATAGCTTAACCCATAGACGAAGCAGCTTCGTAAGAGAACCTACGGTCCTAATATTTTTATATAAAAGATATTGAAGGATAGCAGGCGATACCGTGCTAAGATTATAAATAATATTATATAAATAAGGAGGTGTATATTTATGATAGATTATATCAATTTTACATCATTCCTTGAAAAAGGTGAAAAAATAATAGAAATTAAAAATCACCACGAATATTACATAACTTCATATGGAAAGATTTTTAGTATAAAACAAGGGAAAATTCGACAACTTAAACCTTTTTTAGATAGTAAAAAGAATTACAGGATGATAAGATTAGATAATAAAAAATATTTATTGCATCGATTAGTTGCGATGAATTTTATTCCTAATCCTTATAATCTACCAGAAGTTAATCATAAAGACAAAAATAAACAAAATTGTAAGGTGAATAATTTAGAATGGTGTACTAGAAAAGACAATTTATATGATAGTTATAAAACTATGTCTCCTGTAAGAAATTATAAGTGTTGTAAATTATATAAAGGAGATATATTAATTGATAGATTTGAAAGCATATTAGCAGCAGCTCGATATGCTAAAGAAAAATATAACGCAAGTTATTCCTCAATGCATAAATATTTAAAATGGAATGACTTAAAAATTGTTCGTATATAATATTATTTATTTTAAAGTGTAACGACTATCCTTTTTAAGGAGTACAACTGAGAATGGTTACAGTTGGAAGTGCGTTGAAATATAATATTAACAATATTATATTGAGATATAGTCTAATCCCACTTATACAAGTGTTAAAGTACTACGAAAGTAGGGGTATATTTGGATATCGATAGCGATCTTGCTCTTGGAGTAAGAGAAAAGACAATTGAGTATGTAAGAGCTAAATATGGTAGTGAAGCTGTTGTTGGAATTATTACAGAATCAAGACAGCAGGCTAAAGGTGCTATCAGAGATGCTGCAAGATATTATGGAAAGAAAGCTTATGATGATGAAAAGAAATTCTTATCTTTAGGAGATCAGATTCGTAAGAAAGTGCCTGCTAAAGCAACTAATTTTGAAGATATTGTTGGCATGAAAGATACTAATAAGGTTGATGAATTAGGCATTAATATTCAGGACAGCATTTCTTTGTTAGATTTCTTAAAGGATGAATATAATAGTAATCCAGATGCTATTTCTATTCTTAATATTGCAGCTCATTGTGAAGGTATGCTTACGACATACGCACAACATGCCGCAGGTGTTATTATTTATGATAGTAATGATGTTACTGATTATATTCCTATTAGAGATGGAAAAAAGGGAATTAAAACTACAGAAATGGATATGATTCAGTGCGAAGCTAATGGATTATTAAAAATGGATTTTCTTGGATTAAAAACTCTTACAATTATTACTGACACACTCAGAATGATTCAGAGAGATACAGGAGAAGTAATTGATGTAATGAATATTCCATTAGAGGGTCCTAAAGCTGATAAGGTATACAAAGAAGTATATGCAAAAGGAAGAACTAAGAATGTTTTCCAGTTTGAGTCAGCCGGTATGAGGAATAACCTTAAGAAGTTATGCTCATAGTGAATAGTTAATTGAATATTTTGTATTAAAACGCATGTCATTATGATGTGCGTTTTTTCTGTCATATTTCTTTTAAATTATAATAAATAAAGGAGAACAATATTATGGAGAAAAATAATAAAACTCTTATGCAACGATTCATTGAGGTTGGATATTCTGAAAAAGATATGTTTCACCATGAATCAGATTTATATGTATTTGTCACACCAATTACTACTAGAGTTATTAATGAATGGTGTAAGGAAACAGGATTTAATAAGGATTGGCATTGCCCTATATTCACAGATCAGATAACTGGGAAACAAATGTATGATTGTGCATTCCAATACTATACTGAATAAAAATAAATAAAGTTTAAGGAGAAAAATATGGCAATATTTCATGAACATTTACAATACCATCCAGACACAGTAGAGAAACATAAAATTACAGATAAAGAAATCAAATTTTTGTCTGATTTGCAGCATGAATTAAATACACAGGACCATGTAGGACAAGCTGATCCTCGATTTTGGGTTATTATGGGGAAAGAAAAGTGTATTGTTCCAGAAGGATATGAAGACGGTGTAACATTAATAGATAATGAGGCAGTCGAAGAAGTTGCTGATAATATTGATGATGCAATTGTATTTTTTAATAAGGAATTTGAAGAAAACGGTGACTCTTGGGTTATTTCAAAAGAATATGATGGATATTATGTTACATCAAAAGAAGATAATGATTATGAGGAATGTTTAGCTGATCTTGATGATTTAAAGACTTGGTTGAATGAGCATAATTATGGCAGATATACTTTCACCTGTTATGCATATAGAGATAAAATTTATGAAAACACAATGTTTTTAACAGAAAAGGCAGCCGCTGAACATCTAAAGGCAAATCATTATCATTACGATGAGTACGCTCATACCTATGCTATGACTGCATGGAGAAGTCCTGAAGTAGAAGATATCATTAAGATTTTACAGTCAGTAGATTTTTCTGCTATTGTTAGAAAATAAAAGAATGATATTATCGCAATTAAGCAAAAAAACCACAACCGACAATAGCCGGTTGTGGGTAGTTCAATTACAAGGATAGGAAAGAGAATATGATAAATAAAAATATATTAAATATGCCTGAGTATTCATTTTTAAAGGAAAATCAAAATTTAGATAAGAATATTTGTATACTTGGATTAGGTGGTAGCAGAGCATATGGGACAAATCTTCCAGAAAGCGATATTGATATAAGAGGAGTTGCTGTTAGGAAAAAAGAAGATATCTTGTTAGGTAATGATTTTGAAAATTTTGTAGACGTTAATACAGATACAACTATTTATAGTTTTGACAAAATTATTGACTTATTAGCTAAATGCAATCCAAACACTATTGAACTTTTAGGATTAGATACAGATGATTATATTTATAAAAATGAAATTGGGGAGCTTTTATTAAAAAATAAAGATATTTTTTTATCGAATAGATGTATTAATACATTTAGTGAATATGCATTACAACAGTTATACCGTATGCAGCAGAAGACCAACGCTGCTTTAACGGAAGAAGAATTAAATAGACACATTTCTGGAGTGCTTAATAATATGTCCAAGAAAATGAACGATAAGTACAATTTAGATGAAAATAATGTGTCTTTTTATTTGGTTGACGGCAAAATCAAATGCAATATTATTGCAACACAGTGTTCAATGGAAGATTTGTCAGGAATGCTTTCAGAATTTAATAACACTTTAAGAGATTACCGGAAAACAAGTAAAAGGAATGAACATGCATTAAATCATGGTAAAATAGCAAAACATAGTATGCATTTACTTAGATTGTATATGATGGGAATTGATTTAGTTTCTGAAGGGAAAATTCAAACGAAAAGAATTAAAGAACATGATTTGTTGATGGATATTAGAAATGGTGTATATCTTGATGAAAATGGAATCCCTAATAAACATTTCTTTGAAATAGTAGATGAATACAAGAATAAGTTTGAAAATGCATGTAAAAACTCTGTATTGCCAGATGAGCCGGATATAGACAAAATCAATACATTTAGAATGGAAGTTAATGAGAAAATTGTAAAGTTATAAAATTAAACTGGTTACTATTAGTAGCCAGTTTTTTTATTTTTCTGTCATTGTATTATTATAAAATTTAAAAAGGAGAATAAAATTATGAAAACTAATGCATTTGAAATTAAGGAAAATAACTTAGAAACAGTAAATGATATGATAGGAGCATTATTGGAAGTGCCTAAGAATTATTTACTGCATCCATTAGGACAGAAATGCGCAATTGCAGTTGATAATTACCATAAATGTGTATATTTAGACGATCCTAATATGATGAGCGAGTTTAAATATGAATTAGAAGAAGATATAAAAGAAAATGATGATTGGAACGGAGAAATCCCTGACGACAGTGATAGCCTTGAAAGATTTTCATTTTATTATGTTTGGATAGGATATGAGTCAGATTGCGGAGACAATTCAGGAGAATATTCATATTTTTCAAATGAGGATATGGCAAATGATTTCTTTGAATCTTCTAAAAATACTGATAAAACATTAGGAACTGCTTCATTTATAAACGGCAGATTAGAACCTGTTAAGGTTATAAAAAGTACATTGTAAAAAGAAAGGAATTTTATGAAAACTTTAAATATTATAAATGACTTTATTAAAACTTCAGAATCAGAAACAGAAAAGAATATGTTGAATATCATTAAAAATACTTTAATAAGCGAGATTTCAGAAGCTTCTAAAGAAGTTTCTGAGGCAAGTTGGCTGACTGAAAGTACATATGATGACGATGGATATTCTAACGATGATGGCGAGGAAGTTATTCATGCAAATACAGCAATTAATATAATTGAAAGCGTCATATATGATAATTCTGACGAAAATAATAACAACTAAAGGAGAATAAGACATGACAATAATAAGAAATGGTAAGGAAATAAAATTAACATATGACGAAATTTATGCTGTTCATAAGGAATTTGTTTCAACATGGATGATTAATACAGCTAAAGAGATTATTCAGCCTCAATATCATTCTGATATTACTGAGAATGATTATATTGATATTGGTGAAGCAGCATATGATACTTATGCAGAAGGTAATGGACTTACTGAATATGAAGCTGTTGAAGATGCTGTGGAAAAATTCTTAAGTGAAAGAAATTCAATATCTTAATTTTTCATAACTGAATAAAATTTTTTGAAAGCGGGAGACTTATGTTTCCTGCTTTTTTTCTGTCATAAATATATTAAAAATTATAAAGGAGAAAAATTAATGAAAAATATTATGATTTTTGATGGGAATTATATTCTCAGAAGATCTTTTTACGGTGTTCCAGAATTAAAAACCTCAAAGGGATTTCCGACTAATGCAATTAAAGGAGCTTTAAATACAATTCTATATATGAAAGAAAAGTATAGTCCTGATGAATTAATTGTTGCGTTTGATACTGCAAAGCCAACTTTCAGGCATTTAATGTACAATGAATATAAGGCAATCAGAGAACCTGCACCGGAAGAATTTAAGATTCAGAGACAGGCTATTGTTCCTATTCTTAAAACAATGAATATATGTGTTATTGAAAAAGAAGGATATGAGGCAGATGATATTATAGGGACAATTTCAACTATTGAAAGTGAAGCAGGAAATAAGGTTAATATTATATCTGCAGATCATGATTTGTTACAATTATGTAATGGTTTAGTATCATTAGTTGTTCCAAACAACCCGGAAGATATTTGGACTCCGGTAGAAATTATGAATGAGTATTTCGTTACTCCTAAACAGTTTATTGATGTAAAAGCATTAATGGGAGATAAATCGGATAATATTCCTGGAGCTGCAGGTATTGGTCCTAAAACTGCAAGTAAACTAATACATAAGTATGGAAATTTGTTTAACATATATATGAATATTTCAGATATTGAATCTAATATGTCTAAAGGGAAAAGTATTTCAAATTGTTTAATAAATAGTGAAGACAATATTTTGTTGTCCAAAATTTTAGTAACAATAAAAACAGATGTAGAACTTGGTGCTTATAACGCTAATGTATCAGATAATATGTTAAATGAAATTAGTGAGCAGATATTAGGTTTGTATGAACTTAACAGTATTATAAGTATACTTAAAAATGGCAACATTGTTTGCCTATAATTATATTTAAGGAGAAAATCATGATAATTGAAATTTTAACAAATGGTTGGTGTAATATTAAATTCGAAAAGACAAATTGTAGAGTAAACGCTTCATATTTAACCGATGTCTCAAATGACTTATTAGATATGTGCATTAATTATTATAACAATAATACGGCATCCTGTTATTTTGATTCTGAAGGCTCTACAGCAACGCTAGTTTTGACACCAGATACAGCTTTCATAATTCATGAAGGGGAGCATTTAGGCTTAATTAAACTATTGGAATCACCAAAGGAAATCATCGATTGTATAGTAAAGGAAATTGTAAAACAGATTGATTCTGCTGCAAGTTTTTTATCATGTGAATGTAATGATTTATTTCAGTATGAAAAAAGAAAATCTGAATTAATACAAAAATTATATTTTGTACATGATAAGAGTAATTCAAATTAAAACAAATGCTTAATAACAAGTACCTATTAATGGGTACTTGTTATTTTATTTTTCTGTCATTTATTTATTATAACAATAAATGGAAGGAGAGTAAAAAATATGATTAAAGAATTTAAGGAATTAGTAAATGCAATAAATTCGCCAGATAATGAATATAGAGAGAATGATTTAGATATGTTAAATTACAATATGGCCGCATTTGGAGAATATGTACAGATTGTTTATCATCAAAACTATTCAACTCCAATTAAATATGCTACACTTGAGGGAGAAGAATTACGAGAAGCTATTCAGTCTATGGATAAAAATCGGAGAATTAAACATGAAGCTGCAATAGCTGCGTGTTCCCAAATCAATAGAGATTGTGAATATTATAATGTTCCTAAGTTTTGCCCTGAAACAACTGATAGACATATAATCGCAGATTTTTGCGCCCAGGTAACGGCTGCTTTTTATCTTGACGGAATCGGTAGAGATGCTAAAACTATAGATGATGTTATAAAGGCAATGACTCAAAATTGTAAAAGTGTTAATATTAGTAATATAACAAACAATATTGACACAAATGAACTATCAGATATTGATTTAGATTTAGGCGGAGAAGATGATGAAGATAAAATTATGCCAGATGTAATTCATACTGAAATTAATAAAGATAACAGAGAGGAAGAAGTAAGATAATGGTAACTTTTATTAGAACATATGAATCCGGTCCATGGATAATAGATGAATACGATAATAAAACATATAGAATTCTATTAAGAAGAGATTTAAGAACAGGTAAAGTCATAAGATTCTTTTTTACTCCAAAGATTCCATATTATGATATTGAAATTAAAACCATAAAAGATGATTTTTATATTAGTATTACTGGTAATGTTTCATATGATATTAATGATATTGATAAATTAAAAGACAGAATAGATTATGCTAAAAATTTGATCACTTATATAAAAGAAAATATATGTAACAAGTATTCTTTTTAATATTCATGCAAGCGTCCAAAATTGGACGCTTTTTTTAATTTTCTGTCATAAATTATATAGTTATGAATTGAAAGGAGAAATTTAAAATGAATAAAACAGGTATTGAAGATTTAATAGCAATGAATGCTTTATATCGTCCTGGTCCTGAAAAGTTTATACCTGATTTCATAGAAGGTAAAAAGGATGCATCTAAGATTAAATATTTATGTCCTCAATTAGAGCCAATTTTGTCAACTACTTATGGACAGATAGTTTATCAGGAACAGGTAATGCAGATTGTTCGTGATTTAGCAGGATATACATGGGGGCGTTCTGATTTAGTCCGTAGAGCTATGTCAAAAAAACATCAGGATGAAATTGATGCTGAAAGACACACTTTTGTATATGGCAATGCTGATACTAAAAAAGAAAATGAAGCATTAGTACCAGGATGTATTGCAAATGGAATACCAGAAGAAATTGCTCATAAAATCTGGGATGCGATGGTTGACTTTGCTAAGTATGCGTTTAATAAGTCACATGCTACTGCTTATGCTGTTACATCATATTGGACAGCTTTTCTTAAGTATTATTATCCGGCTTATTATCTTACAAATGTAATAAATTATACTGATAAGATTGATGAAGTCGCTGATGATATTAGTGATGCCCTTGATTTTGGAGTAAAGGTATTGCCTCCGGACATTAATGCTTCAAATTTACATTGTGATGTTGTAGATGGGAACATTTTGTATGGTCTGAGTAATATTAAGAATGTTGGAGCAGAAGCAGCTAAAATTATTGAAGATAGAAATGTTAATGGAGAATATTCTGATATTAAGGATTTTATCAAACGAACAAATATTAATGCAGAAGCATTAAGTTCCTTAATTAAAGCAGGTGCTTTCGATTGCCTTGGTTATACAAGAACAATGATATCATTAGATATGATTTGTATGAAAGAAATTCAGGATACAATTAAGAAAATCAGAGAGAAGAGTAAGTTTATTGAAAACGCAAGTAAAGTTATTGAATTTGTGGAAGATTATATTGATCTTGATGAGTTTAAGGAAAGAATTTCAGAAGAAAATATTTCCTTTCAAGTTACTTCAAAAAAGATACCAACTAAAGATTCCATAATTAAACGTATCAATTCAGCTAAGACAGTTATAGAAAGCTTAGAAGATGATCTTGAAAATATAGATATTGATTATGTAGAAGATGATTTAGGTCAGATTCTAAATGATGAAAAAGAAGTGTTAGGCGTTTATATTACAGGGCATCCAATTGATGAGTATAATATTTATACAGATCCCATTTCTGATATTTCAACAGAAGTTAACGATGTATCTGGTATAATTAAAAATCTTGTTGTAAGAAAGGATAGAAATGGATATGAATGGGTAACTTTTGAGGTAGAAGATAAAACAGGTTCTATTAATGGTGTATGTTTTTCTAAGGATTATGCGAATATTAGAGACTTACTTGTTAATGATGCTAAATTATGTTTATCAGGAAAAATTCAAGTAGATGATTTTAGATCTTCAGATGACGAAACTGTATATCAGATTATTGTTAAGTCTGTTAAACCTTTAAAGAAAAATAAGTCTTCATACAGATTTATATGTACTGTTTCTGAAGTAAACGATGTTCTTGATTCTATTAATGAATATCTGGTGGACGTTGATGGAGATTATTTATATTGGCTTGATTCAACAACTGGAATTGAACATTTATGTAAGAAATTCATTAACCCTGATATGTCAGCCCCTTCAATAGTACGCAAATGCTAATTTAATATTTATTTTATGTTTTACCGCTGTTTATTGCAGCGGTATTTTTTTATGTAAAGATTTTTAAAATTGTATCTGTCATATATATATTAGAAAGGTTGGAGGAAAATATATGATACTTAGTAACAATAACAGTAATATTAAGGAATTAAGAAATAAAAAAAATAAGCATGATTTAAATTCTTATATGGATTTTATGGTAAAAAACAAAATGAAAAGTAATTCTTTCTTTTCAAAATCAAAACAGTATATAAAGATTTTTATTCCATTTATTATTTCTGTTTTTATAATTTTATTTTCAATGTTTATTGCAACATTTATAGACAGTCTATTAAATATGTATATGAATGATGCAGGAGGAATTTCAACTAAAATAGATTATGAAGGATTTCGATTAATTTACACAATATCAACATATACATTAATGTTTGTTATGTGCATTATTTGTATAAAAAGCTCATTTTACAATTATAAAAAAGATTTGTTTATGAAAAATAAATTAGTAGTAAATTGGAATTTTGTATTTTGTTTCATATTAACTTCTGTAATATTGCAGCTTATTTCAGGAATTCAAATGCATTTTGTAAATGTATCAGATATTGATTATGGAAGTTTAGGAATAAAAACAATTATATCTACAATAATAGCAACTTTTGTGGCACCTATTATTGAGGAATTGACTTTTAGATATATAATTTATGGCTATGCATATAAAGCAAGCAACAATAAATTATGTGCAAATATAATCCAAGCAGTTTTATTTGGAATAATTCATTTTAATTTTATTTTATTCCCTATATATGCTTTTGGCGGATATTTGTTAGGTGCTGTAAGAGATAAATATGGTATTAAACTTAGCAGCTTATATCATATTCTAATAAACTGTGTGGCATTAATACCATTTACGTTTTTTATAACAAATATATATTTACAGGTATGCATTTTAATAGTCTGCATAATGAGTTTAATTTATTTTGTAATTAAGTGTTTTGAAAATATCAATATAGAAATTAAGGAGCAATAATTTATGGAAACAAATATGAATAATGAATTAAAAAATAAGTCTATAAGTGATATCCTTGAAGCTTCTTCAACGGATTTATATGAATGGTATTTAATTAATTTTAAGAAAGAAATTCCTAGATCAGATGAAATAGATTTATTGGAAATAGGAAATTTATTGAGTGAAGTAGGAAATTATTTTACCTATTTTTCTTCAATGCATTCTATTTTAGATTCAATGGTAAAAGAAATGAAATTACACAAAGAGTCTTCAGATAAATGTAAAGAGCTTATGATTAAACGAGATATATTAGGAACCTTTGAAGAGCAATCTAAATTTACATATAATGCAATTAGTAGAATATGTACAATGAAAATAGAAGCAAATAATGAATTAAAAATGCTAGGACATCAATGTTAAGAGGAGATTTTTATGGCAGATAAGAATTTATTATTAAATAAAAAAAACAATAAAGATGAATATGTTGATGAATTATTTGACACAAATAAATCAGTAGAAAACATAAATATTTTATCAGAGGATAATTATACCGATATTTTAAATGATAAAGAGATTTTAAATGAAAAAGAGAAACTATTATTAGAAAATAATATAACTTATTATATTAAATCATTTGCTGATTATCCGGTTTTATCCAAAGATGAAACTCTTAAATTATTTGAAGAGATAAAAAAACATCCTAAAAAGAAAAAAGAAATAACTGAAAAATTGATTTTATCTAATATGCGTTTAGTCATCAGTATTGCTAAAGCTGTTACAGCTAAAACGCAAAGTTTTGAAATGGATGATTTATGTCAGGCCGGTATTTTCGGGTTATACAGAGCTATACAAATGTTTGATTATAAATTAGGATATGCATTTTCAACTTATGCAACTCATTGGATTAGACAGAGTATATATAGAGAATTAGCCAATTATGATTTATTAGTTAGATTCCCTGTACATGTAAGAGAGCAGGATTCTTTTGTTAAGACTACATTTGTGGATTTAACTAATAAACTTCAAAGAAAACCTACAATTGATGAATTATATGATGTAGTAAAACAAAGATATCCTCTTTTAACTAAAGAAATGCTTGTACATATTCAAAGCTTTAATGAATTGGTTTCATTAGATGCACCTATTCAAAGTGATGAAGGCCATGACGATTCGTGTTTGGCTGATTATATAGAAGCTCCTGAACCTAAAGTTGAAGATACGATTATTCAAAAAGAAATGAATGAACTGCTTTGGAAAGAAGTTGAAGATTGTCTCACTCCTAGAGAATTATATGTAATTAAGAGTAGAATGGGATATGGTTCAAAGGTTAAAACTTTAAAAGATATAGGTACTGAATGGAATGTTTCCAGAGAACGAATCAGACAAATTGAATCAAAAGCAATAAAAAAGATTAGAGTTCGTTTCAGACGGAAAGGATATAGTATACAATCTTTTATGTAATATATAAATAAAATGCAGTTATCAATAGGTAGCTGTATTTTTTTATGATTACACTTCCTTTAAGTGTAATATGTCATACACCTTCTTCAAAGCCCTTCTATTATTTTCTTTTTCATTGATACGCTTTTTATTATTAAAATATAAAAATTAGAGCCTTATATAATACATTTGATTATTCCTTAATAGCGTTTTAAGACTTAATATGATAACCGCCAGAATATTATTAAGGATTAAAAGCGTATAACTATTATTGTTATATCCTTATACAATATCATTTATCAGCTTAATATACTTTGTGTTTATTTCCCTGGCAATTCCTTACCTGTCTCTAGCAAGCACTTCATTTATCCCAATTAATGCCTTTAATACACTAATAAATAATATAATTCCCTCATATATAATATATGATAATTACAAAAATTATGATTATTAGATTCCTACAAATCTATTCTTCGCCCTGCAAATGCCTTAGTAAGTCCAGTAATCCCATTTCTGTCTCAATAGATGCATTCATATACACTAATTCTTTCTTATTTGCTCTTAGATCTATTTCCTTTACTCTATCATTTCTATATATGTTCCCAGTAATTCCATTAATTAACTTTAGTAAATAATAATTATATCCCATTAATCAGTTATATTTATTTTTCTCACTAATCATACAGTCTATTGTACCCAATTAATCCATATATAATTGCTAATATTACCAATTATATGTTATCAAATTAACATTTTTTATCTCTTAAATCAGCATATGATAACTACATCATGGTATTATTCTGACACATATAAGGCACTTTATTGGCTATGCAACGGATAATACATTACTACATATTGTTATCATTATTACATTTATGTATTAAATATTTAGCTATATATTGTTAATTTTATTGCACAAATTCTTCTATTCTATAACATAATGATGTTATTTTTAATGTATATTAAGCCATATTTTATATCTATATATTGTTATTATTTTTGTATCTTAGCTATATTTTAATAAATCTTAAATAACTATATATTGTTAATAAAGTTAACATATTAAACTAATATACAACAATAAACGTACAATATATTGTTATTATTTTTCCCAAGCAAAGGCATAGTATACCCAATAAAGTGCTTAGAAGAACACAAAAACGGGATATTTTAATAAATAAAAGGCATTTACATTTAGTTGCTGTCTTATTTTAACACACATCAATTATTTTATGTAAAATAATAATTCATTTTTTCTGTCATATTAAAAATATAACTAAATAAAAGGAGAACTAATTATATGCAAAAAATGAATTACGAAGATTTTCTTAAATATCTTAAATTCGAATTACTTCAAAATATTGAAGATATTACATCAACAGATATAGCTTACACATCAGATAAGCTTATTTTTCATTCTAAAAATCAGTTTATGTGTCCCTTAGAATTTAAATTAAATCAATTATATAAACAATATTTAAATAATTCGTCAATAGAAGAAATTGCATTGTCAATATCTAAAGCATTTTATAGAAACGAAAATTCTAATGGTAGTGAATATAAACTTAATAATTTAGCTCCAGAAATTAATTCAAATGATATAAAACACTATATTATGCCTCAATTAATACAAAAGCCGGACAATATGGAAGATTTAAGCAGTATTCCTCATAGGCCATTTTATGAGTTTGAAATAATTTATAATGTGATCATACCTGAAGAAAATTCAGAAGGTACAATATTTGTAATTGATAATAACTATATGAGAGACATACTGAAAATTGATGAAAACGAATTATATAATCTTGCAATTCATTCAATATATTCCAACAAATATTTTATCAGTGTATTAGGTGATTATTTTTTGACGCAACTGGCAGATAATGATAATTATGAAAAAACAAAGAAAGAATTATTTTTTCTAAGTAATTCTGGTGGTTTTGAGAGCAAATGTATTAAAGGAATATATGCAATTCAAAATGTAATTGACTTTTATAATACAAGTGCAATTCTGAATAATAATTTGCTTAAGAATATTTCAGAGAAATTGAAAACAAATTTATACATTGTTCCTGTTACAGCACATATTTTGTTGATATGTAAATACAATGAATTTACTCCTGAAGAAATTCAAATAGCATTAAAGATATTTGGTATTCAGCAAGAAGAAGATTATCTGAGTTCAGATATATTTATATTTAACAAAGAATCAGGTGAATTAAATAAAATAGAATAAACAATACAATATATATTAAAACAGAAAGGAAAGAGAAAGATGATTATAACTATATTAGTAAATGTAGTCTTTGTTGTTTCATTGATTATGCTTGGTTTTTATTTTGTGACTGCAAACATATACGATATGACTCTTATGGATAAGGCGTTTATGTCCTTACTTATGGGAGCATTGCCAGCGCTTGTTAATATAAGCTTTAAAAATTTTATAGCTACTGTGATAGCCTTATTAATCAGTGTAACGGCTCTTATATTGATAGCTTTTACAAAATTTTTTGAAAAAGAACATGAAAAAGAACTTCTTTATGATTGTTTGCTTGATGATATATCACAGGATGATTTAAAGAAATTCAGACATATGAGCCGTAATGAACAGATTGCTTTTCTAAAGTCTGTTATTACAACTGTAGAATCAACGGAAAAGGAAGAGTCCACTGATGAGAACGGTAATAAGGTTATTACAACCAAGACAGTAATACAGAAAGTACCTTTAATTGAGAATGATGAAGAATTAGCAGAGTATGAACCAATCCTTAGAAAGGAGATAAAACTATGAAACAGAAAAATTACAGAATAAAGAAAATTAAAAGTATATTACCAGCATTAGGAATAAATTATTATAGCTCTTATTATATTTTTTTATGTTTATATAATATGTAGCTCTGACATACCAGTATGGGCTAAATGGCTGATATTAACAAGGTAAAAGGCAGCTTTTTAAGAAAAGACAATAAAGACTATTTTATATGATAATTGACTATGGAGAGTTTATATGAAGCTTACAGAAAATGATGCTGTTGGGTTTCTTGAATCAATGCGACATCCGGATGAAAAACAGCAGACAAAATTAAAAGAAATATCTAAGAATATAACCTTAAGGAATATTCCTAATGGGTACGAAGCTGATGTAAATGACTTAGATATTTCTGAATTAATGAAATATATTAAATAGCATGGTGTTTATAAGGAATAAGTAGGGAAGATTATCTATGAAGATTATTTTATTATCGTTTATTATAACTTTTATGGTAATAATGCTGTTTAAATCAACTATTGATTTAATTGACAGAGTAAAAGAGAAGTCATTTCTATATAGTCTTATTGAGCAATGTACTGATTGCAGCCATGATGAGATTATTACCTTTAAGAAGCAATTATCAAGGAAAGAACAGATAATATTTTTAAAATCGCTTAAGTATAAGGAGTCTTATAAGGATGGATTTCTTATTACAGAAGAGACAGATTTTAAGGTATATGAACCAATACTAAAAAGGAGATAAGTTATGAAATTTAAGAAAAAGAAATCATTTTGGAAAGAATTTTTTAATGAGTGTATAGGAGTAATATTAGCCGGGGCAATTATAATATATATTGCCTTATCTGCCATTATAGGAAATCTGATATTGCCATACATAAATAATGGAAAAGAAATAAATCCGTATATAGAAGATGTAAGCAGTAAGTTTACAATATTTTTGATAAAAACAATCATAGGTGCTATATATCTATTTGGCGCAATTTTCATGCTGTTAATTGCTTTTGCTATTATAAGCATAATTGTAATAGCAATAGTAACCGGAATAACACATATAACAGCCGTAAAACGATATACATATTTGCCTCTTACAGTAGATGAAGTAAGAGAAGCTATAAATGCAGGATTATTTAAAGATACTCCTGAAAGCTATACAGATTATCTTACAAAACAGATGAAGTATTTTGATGGCAGTATAACCTTTTCAGTTGATGATATGAAAATAATAACAAAAACAATAAAAGAAATATGGGATGAATCATTTAAACTTAATAAAGATTATCTTATCAGGAATAAAATAGAAAGTTATGATTATCTCCCATTTGAATTTAGGGATGACAGAGATGATTTATTTTGCCAGTTAAAGAAAGGCAAAACAGTAACTTTTGATATGGATGAAGGGTCTTTGATTCAGACTATTAAATAAAAGAGAGAGGCATGGAATGAAAAAAATTGGGACTATAATATTATATTTTATAATCGGAGTTACAGTCATAGCAGTTATGAAAGAAACCACAGAAGAAGTCCAGCTTTACAGTATCAGTACGGATAAGGAATATGAAGGTTCATTTGTATTAGGTTCAGGAAGTATTGATTCACAGGAATATATAACTGCTTATCAAATTACAGAAGATGGTGGTAAGAAGTATTTCAAAATGAATAGAGATAAAGTAACAATCTATGAGACATTAAACAATAATGAACAGGCTTATGCCGTGATAAAAAAGGCTTTATTAGGTATTGAAGAAATTAAATTGTATGTTCCAAAAAATACAATAGAAAAAGAAATCAATATTAGTTTGTAACAGCAGTTTAATAGCAAGAAAGGAACAATCGAAAATATTGAAACTAATGGCTTTGAAGAATATGACATTGAAACTGAAGAAGAATGGAAAGTTATTAAAAATGAAATTTTAGATATTTGTATTGAATGTATTAAGAAGCTAAACCTTTGAAAATCCACTTATACCTTGTACTCAGCATAATTTTATCAGCTATCCTATATAGTATTAAATTTGCACTTTAGAATTTATATCCTGACATACCACATTAAAACTAAATATAATCTGATTTTTGTATAGAAGATGATTGAATCCATACCCTGTTACATTAAACTGCTAAACACATGTATAGCTATTAATGTTAACAGGGTATTTTATGTTTTTCTCTGACATTCAGATACTTCTGTTTGGATATCAGATCATATGCTTATTTTTTTTACATATAGATTTCCTATCAAACCATAAATTAGTAATTTAAAACTTCGGCAGGATTACTGATATTACTTGAAATTATAAACAGCACATTTAATGATATATGCTTTTTATGTCAAAAATTTAATTTAAAATTCTGTCATATTAATTTTAATAATTTAAATTTCTGAATAAAAATTAAAATATTTTTTTATTCTGTCATATTAATAAATGAAAAATATAAATAAGAAAGGAAATAAAAATGAGTAAAATACAATTATTAAAAAGAAGCAAAAAAATGTTTTATTGTTTTCCGGCAATTTGCCTGTTGTTATCAGGATGTGGATTATTTAATAATAGTGTACAACCAATTAATATAGTTACAGAGGAAAGTACTGTTTCAAACAATAATCAGACTTATATTGATAACAAAGAATATGACAAAATAGTTATAAACAGTGAAGAAGAAGCTGAAGCTTTATTAAATACCAATACATTACCGGTAACAATCAATACTGAATCAATTTCTTATGATGGTCCTATAGACCCTGAAACTATTAATCAAGAAGTAAAAGAAAAATATGGAAAAATGCTGAATTTGACATGTGGGAATGGAATATCAAAATAACTACATACACATTACCGGATGGAACAAAACTTCAGGCAAGTAATGAAACTTCTTTTAATTCAGGAAGCAGTTTTATATTTAATGATAATAACAATAATGAGTATCGTTTTTATAATTTTATGGAAAGCCAAGAGGGTTTTTATGTAATTCCCAGCAAATTATATCAAGCTATAAAAGAGCAGATTAATTAATGAAAATCAAAAAATAAGAAAGGAAACATAAAATGATAAAAAATTCTGATACTTTCAAAAATTGTACAAATTTAACAGAAATTGTAGGTATTAATAATTGTACAAGTTTAACAGAGGTAACAATACCAGATAGTGTAAAAACCATAAGTATGTACGCATTTAATAAATGTACTAATTTAACAAGTGTAATATATAAAGGAACTACATATACAACTAAAAGTAGCTTATCCAGTGCTTTAAAAGCTAATGGTGTAAAATGTGATTTAAATGCATTTAATAATGCAGGATTAAAATAAAATAAAATATAAATATCTTTAAGCCGGTTACTTTTGTAGCCGGCTTTTCTGATGCGTTTTTAAAGCATTTAATACTATAAAAATTGTTGGCATTGTATATAATTAAATGGCAAAAATAAATACAAGAACCATTAAAAAAAGATATTAAAAACAAATATTTTGTGTCAAATATTTTATTTAATTTTCTGTCATATAGTATAGGAAAATATATTATATAAAGGAGAATTTATTATGCTAATTTTAGCTAAATCAGCAATGAATTACGAACAGATGAAAAGAAAGATTAAATTAGGGGCAGATGGTGTAGAAGTACAGCTATTAAATGAGTTAATTGTAAGTCAGAAACAATTTAAAACAGTTGAAAAAGCTTTTCCAGACATATTTAAATTTATGGAGTTCCCAGTATATTCAGTTCATGCACCATTGTTAGAATATACACCAGGTTTAGATTTAGATGAAGCTCATATTGATATTCAACCAAACATCGAACAGTTAATTCAAAGAGATTATGTATTTTTACTTGAGCAGATATTCAGATTAGCTGAAATATTTGCATTAAGACAAAATCACAGAGTAAATGTAGTAGTACATTCTGAATTAAATTATAAAACACTTAAAGTATATAATTATTCAATATATAGAGAATTAACAACAGTAATACCAAAACTATTATCCAAGTATAAAGAAGTTGATTTATGTATAGAAAATGTGTGTCCTATTAGAAAAATAGATAAACATACAGGAGAATTTCAATTAGGGAATAACTTCAGTTATGATTGTATAGAACTTGTAAAAGATTTAAGAAATACACTTGGAAAAGAATACAGTAACAGATTGTTTAATGTATTTGATACATGTCATGCAGAGATAACACATCAATTTGTATCAGAACTACATAATCTTTATAATGAAATTAATGAAACTGAATATGAGATGCACACATTATTTAAAAGATATGCAAGTACAACAAAGATAGTGCATTTATCAATAACAAAAGGAAACGGTAATGGAAAGGGTAAGCACGGGCAGCCTTTTGAAACATTTAACGATAAACAAAAAGCAGAATATTATTTAAAAGAACTTAAAGAAAATAATTTTAATTCATTATATGTATTAGAAGTAGCAGAGAATAATTATGACATATCAGATGGATTTGAGAAGTCAATTAAAATAATTAAAGAGCTAATATAGCTTAAAGATTAAGTATATAAAAGGAATTAAAGTAGCTTGAGGATACCCTTTCATATATTACAAATGAGAGTGTTCAAAGAGATTTTCAGAGCTTACAGAAAGCATTGCTGTTGTAAATAATTTTTTTACCTAAGTTTGTATCAAATCAGGTAATTGCGGAGTATTTATTAGACTCTCATATTGAAAAGAATATGGGAATATGTATGAAATCACTTAAGTTCAAGTTTGGAGCATTGTTAGACAGTAAAGTTGCATCGGAAGTTGTAAAGGAATATATTAAATAATATGAATAAAAGAAAAGGAAGGTATTAGATATGTTAGGTTGTCCATTTTGCGGTCACACTGATGGGAATGATGATGAAATCGTTGAGAAAGAAATTAATTATATGAATGATGAGGAATGTCAGATTGACATTATAAAAGAATGTGATATATGTGGAAAAAAGTATAAGGTTGAAAAGATATTCACAAAATCATATGAAAAGTATTCTTATGATTATTATTGCTATTAAATATTAGTCAAATAAAATAATTAATTAAAAAATAAAGGAGTGATTATTTTAAAACACTCAGACACTACTTAAATATAAAAAAATATAATCATAAACAGGAAGCAATTTTTTCCTATGGATATTCCACAGTTAAGAGTTGGGACATTACAGGTGGTGTATTAAAGATAACAATTCGGTCACAGTTTTAATACTAAGAAATCTAAATTTATTTTGAATGGAGAATAGAACATATGGAAAATAAAAATAACAGAATTGAATTATATATTTACAATAAAGTGAATACAGAATTATATTTCGATGTATATGAAGGATCTTATGGTGGGGAAAATAACTCTAGTATTTATTATGGCTTAAAAGATGAAAATTATCATGGATTTAAAAATCGCATAAATAGTTGTGACATAGGAAAAGTGTTATATGATAATACGATTATTTTGGTTGGTAGAGATGATAAAAAAGCTTCTGATATTTTCGCTACTTATTATTCAAAGCAGATAGAAAAACTACAAGATGAGATTACAAAACTACAAACGAAACAGAAAACTAATAAAGTATCATGGTTTAGAGATGGAGTAGGATGCTTTGAAGAAAAAGAAGTTGATTTTTAAACAAATGAAAAGAAATTTAACTTTCCTTGGAGGTGATTACATGAATGATTTACAAATACAACAATACAAAGAAAAAGTTGCAAAAAGTTTAGTAAGAAATGGATACTATACGAGTATAAAAGATGCGATAAGAAGTATAGAAGGAATATTAAAAAATAGCAAATATACAACAAAAGAATGATTTATTGGGAAGATTGGAAGAGGTAATATAAATGGTAAGATATATGGAATGTTCTACATGTGGCAAGTCATTACTTGAAAATTCAATTATTGTTGTAAGAACTGGGTTTACAGATAAATATTGTTCATATGGTTGCGCAGCAATTGGTAGTGGATTTTTTAAAAATATAAAATTAACTGATGAAATTGTCCAAGAACACAAATCTTGTGATGGAAGAGATTGGCTAATAGGAGATTGATGTGATATAAATGAGCCAAATTAATAAAACACAAAATAATTTGCAGTCAGTATGGAATAATTTGGATCTTGCTTATGAACATATGGAAAGAGCTATTGAGGATTTATCGCAAATGACTGGACTACCTGATGAATTAGAGAAAATGATTGGGCAGTATGATTTATCGGAAATTAGTATGATAAAGCAGGAAGTTGAAGAATTGATGAAATGAGGTAATGTAGATGGAAAATAAAAAAAACATTAAAATATTTAAATGATATGAAGAATAGTAAAATGCCACCATTTGATAGTCAATATGAATTTTTCTTTGCTACACTGGAAGATTATTATATTGCAAAATCAAATGGTGCAAAGATTATAAAAGAGGAGCTTGTGGAATGGGATTCTGAAGCACAAAAAGAAATTGTTAATATATTGGCTGATATTATAGAATCTGATGAATTAATTGGATTTGATAGAAATGATATTTTATCGTTAGCTGATTAAATGATGATTTCTGGATAAATAGATTGGAGATAATAATAAAATGGTAAAATTAAAAGTAGGCAGAGATATACTTAATATTGATAATAATGATTTAATTTTGGATAATGGAGCTTGTTATCAAATTATTACGAAAGAAAAGAACAAAGGTTTTAAATCTTACCCAGTTAGAATGAGTAAGAAACTATTTAATGATTTAAAAAAGTACGATCTGATTTTTACAAATGAAGGATTAAAACAAGATGCTATTAAAAGATATAGTGTGCTAAATGTAACTTATTGGAAATTTAACATAGAAAAAATGCAAAAACTTGGATATTGAAGATTTTATAATATCAAATAATATCGGCAAAACCCCGAAGCTTAAAGCTTCGTGGGATAAGCCGATTTTTTTATGCTTTAGACAAATTATATTTTAGCTCTGTCATATTAATTATCGAAGAATAGCAAGAAAACTCCATTCAACAAAAATCGATTGCGGGTAGTTCATAGAAACTGAAATGTAAAATATATACTTAACAATAATTTAAGAATTGTCACACTAAAAAATTTCTTAGTGTAAGTCCTTTTTTTCTGTCATATATAAATTATCAAAATGAAAAGGAGAAACAAATTTATGAATAATGCATACATATACAAGGCAAAGGAAATAAATTGGAGAACCAGTGCCAAAGATGAAGAAAAGCAGTATGTAACAGGTAATATTGTTACTGTAAACAACAGATATTTTATTGTTAATCCGGGAATAGTAATTGATTGTGGACTTACAGGGTTATCTTTTGATAGTGGTTTTATAGAAATAGATAAAGATACAATCGAACCGGTAATTAAACCTGTTATTGATAAGAAGAAAGAAATATTAATAAAGGTTCATTCAGAGCTTATTGACCTTTCGGATGCTACAACTGATGAAGAGCTTGCAGCTCTTTGTGATGCATGTAATTATGATTATGATACATTATCTGAATGGAATAAAGAATGTAAAGCATTAATGCCGGGCAATGGAAAATATAGTAATTTTACCAGAGCATTAGTCGAGAGCAATTATGATAATAATGCACTGATTGATTATGCTAAAAAGTATAAAGAATTTATGAATGAACCGCTTGTAAAGACAAATAATATTAAATCAAAGATTTTTGACAAAGAACTTTAAATTTTTAGACTGGTACTTAAATGTGATACATTTTTGTACCAGCTCTTTTAATTAGTCTTTTTACAATGTTTTTACCATAAAATAATTATAATTAAGTCAAGAAATAAAATTGGAGAACTAAATTATGATTGAAAAGACAATAGACCTGATAAATAAAGACATAGAGCTTTTTTCTGAACGGGATAAAAAAACAGCAAAGCTTAAAAAACATATGAAGGAGAATTTTTTATGAATGGTTATGAAAAGATTTCAGATGAATCAAAAAGACAGGAAAAAGTCAATAAATTAAAGAGTAAGATACTGACTGATATAAATAAAAAGATAGATGTATGTAAACTGGAGTTACATTCAGATACTACTTCAGATGAAGATTATTCTTTTTGGGTATACAGATATTTTTATCTGTTAGAACTAAAAAAATATATTGAAGATAAATATACATTTATGTGTTGGACATATGAATATAAAGATAAAGATATTAGGATTTATATAATAAAGGATCTTTATCTTGATATCTGGCTTCAGGATGATTATCCATTTGTTAATACTTTTTTGTATAACTTAGAATTTGAGACAGAGATAAAATGTAATTACAGTAATATATATTCTTATCTGAATGATAATTATTTCGGTTATAATTTTACAGATATAGTTGATGAAGTCTTATATAAGCAAAAGCTTCAGAAAAACTGCCCTGAGTAATTAGTCATGCAAGATGAGCAGCTACGAAGTAAATGTAAGAGAAGAATAAACAAATAAGAATTATTGGTTTCCTTGGGAGGTAAAAAAAATGAGAATAGAAGAAATCGCTTTAAGACAAGAAGCAAGACAAATGTTATGTGAAGCTGGTTTAAATAAAGAGGAACTTAAAGAACTGGTGTTGAAAGATATAGATGATAAAGTAATTCAAGCGATTGAAAGTAAAATCAAGGGCATTGATTTTGAACAAATGATTATGGATAGAGTTGATAAAGCTTTAACCAAAGCAGTTAATGATATTGTCCGAAAAGAAGTAGAGGGATATTTTTATAACAGAAGGCTCAACATTCGTGCAACTGCTTCATTTGAAGACAAGTAAGAATTATTAGTTTCCTTTGGAGGTGAAGGTTTGGGACAATTATGGGAAAAAGTAGAAAATAAGTTAAATAAAAGTGGTCGAAAATGGAAAGAAAGTGAATACATGTCATATAGATGTGCTGAACTATTTTGTGAAAAATGCGGTAAAAGTATGGGTGTACAAGATATTATATGCACCGATTTGAGAACGCTTATATACTGCAATGCTTGTGTTAAACCGTATATACGACAAGTACCATATAATTTGGCAGACGATAAAGAGATAGTTTTTGATAATGGTTTAACCATTGAAATCAAATATAAGGACAATTATTATCATGACCTGACTTGTAATAAGATTTGCTATTTTAATAAAAAAGGAAGATATATCAAGATTAAAGGAAAAACTTATTACTTAAATATTAATCAAAAATAGTACCAAGAAATTTCGATTTTTTATGAGGAGAAAAATTTATGAGTATTGAGTTAAAGGATGCCAGACATGAACTGGATATTTTAGAAAATTTTATTAATAACCCTGAATTAATTATGTCTGATTTATCCGTATACGGAGTAAGCGATTATGATTTTTTATTTAAGAATATAACTGTTAATGGTAAAACATTTTATGCTGCCATGATGGAATATTTAAAGCAGATTGAGATATTTAATAATGATGATATATTTTTAACACCTTATTCAGATGTTGATAATGTAACGGTTAAGATTTCTTCATTTGACGAATTTCACAGTCAAAATATTATGTGCATAGATTTCATAAATCATACTTACAGGATTATTGACGATTGCATCAAATATTATAATAAAATAATGAATGATGAACCTAAATATGAACCTTATGAGACACAGGATATTTTTAAAAGATACGAAAATTATACATTTAAAAAGAGACTGGCTAATGCACAACATTGTTTATTTAACAAAGATAAGACATGCAGTGTCAGGATATCTGATTTCTTTTTCAGCTTATTTGTGTCTAAGCAGTATTTAAAAAAGATATTTGATAATGAATATAAAAGAGCTGAAGAAGCAAATAAATGTTTAAAAAAGAGTTATGATGAAGACGTTGAAAAACAGAAACTTTATATACAGAAAGCTCCTGAGCAGATTAGGAAAATTGAACAGAAGCAGAAAGAGATTATTAAATACCTGTCTAAATATGGATTTAAAGAAATAATAAAAGATAATTAAATAATATATGGGAAAAGTTAAAAGAAAAAATGCGGCCACAGCCCCCCTAAATGGTGGATGATAGATAATGACAATTGTTGGTTCTGTAAAAATAGAAATAATTGTGGGAACTGTAAATCATTAAAAAAACAGGCTGCAATAGCTGTCAATATAAGGAGAAATAATAGTTATGAAGACACTTAATACAATAAATGAACTTATAGAAAAAGCAGAATCAGAAAATGAAAGACGTATATTAGATACAGTAAAAAATACCTTAATAGGAGAAGTTAAGGAAGCCTCTAAGGAGATGTCTGCTTGTAGTTGGTGGACTGGAGCTACATATGATGATGACGAATGCTCGAATGATAATAATAAAGAAGTAGTTATATCTGTAGATAAGGCTGTTGATATCGTTGAGAGTATTATAACCGTAGCAAAGATATATGGAGAAGGAGGATACCAGGATAAAGAAATTTCACTTAATTGTAGTCAGATTGTGTCTGTAGAAAAATATTTGTAAAAGATTGCAGCAACAATATCTCATCCAAAATTAATTGGGTGAGATATTTTTATTTTCTGTCATATTTTTCATAATAAATAATATAAAGGAGAAATAAAATATGGCACGATATAAAATGATAATTAATACAGATACATATAAATGTAAAAGATGCAGCAAAAAGAATTGGGAGCCAGGAACATTGAATGATTATATGATCGCAATAAATGGAATCACAAAGACTCTTTATAATATGCGTGAAGTTATGTGGCAACTTAAATTGTTCCAAGGTTGTTCATTTTTATCATCAGAATGGAGTGAAGACAACCCAAAAGAAAATTTTGGCTTATCTGACAGATATATTAAGTTTCTAAAGAAAAATACCATAAAATATCATGACAGATTATGTAATTTGGACAGACAACATTATTTATCAGGTTATGGATTTATGCAAGGTTATTTCGATATTGACGAAATAATGGGAAAATTAAAGGATGAAAGAACTGTAAAAATACCTTTCAAATGGCTATATGATATCAGACAGTATGATAAGTGTATGGATGGCTGTTATATGGAAATAACGAAGATTGCGTAAGGAGTGATTTATATATTAAAAGCAATAAATATTAAATGGAACACAGATGGAGATAAGGAAGTAATCAAACATAATGGAAAAGAGGCAGCTTTAGAATATGCAAGGAATGGAAAATTACGGTAAGTAATCAAGAGTTTTAACGGGATAATAATAAAAATATGGAGGATTGATATTTATGGAAAAAGCTCCCACACTAAAAGAATTATTAAATAATCGAAAAGAAAATCATGCAAATTTAATTATTGTTTCTACCAATAAAAATAAAGACTTATTTAAAGGTAATATATCTGAATTACCGGAAGAGTTATTAAATATTCAAATTTTTGCATGGGATAAAAGAGACGGAATATATATCACAATTGAGTAAAGAAAAAAAATAACATGAAACGATGATTTATAGAAGAATGGAGATGATTATATGCGACTAGAATATAATGAAAATCAGGAGAAAGAGCTGCGAATAACAGAAATAGAAGCTATTCTTGAAAATGACTTGTATGAAAACGAGGTGGAAGAACATTGTTTAGAAATTGAGTTGCAATTTTTACAAGGTAATAAAAATACATATGGTGAACCACATGCATTCGTTGAAACAGATAACGTGTCATTTGATGTCATATACAAATATGAAAATGATAGATATTCTGCGACATTATATGATAAGAATGGAAATCCACAGCGTCCATATCTGAATAGTGAAAACTTAGAGGAACTTATTGGACAGATTTTGGAAATCGAAACTGAATGAAACGAATTTCTTAATGTAAAAGGAGAAAATATAATGAAGCGTGATTTAGTAGATGAATTGTATAAAATTGCATATAAGCGATATAGAGAAAAATATCCAAATAAAGATTTTGCATCTATTCCCAATTTTTTAGATTCACTTTGGTTTAGCATTGAAGGTGAACTTAATAAAAATGGATATAATGCGGCAAAGAAATATGTCGAAGAAGCAGAGTTAATTGAATTAAAGTAAATGAATTGGCGATTTACTGGTATGCATGAGTAGACAAGAGTTTCTTTAGAAGATTGGAGGAAAGATATGACCTATTTAGAATTAGCAAGAAAGATAAAGAATGCATATAAGGAATTAAAGCAAAATGAAGTATATAAACTTTTCAATGTCATATGGAATAATGACCTTGGAGAGTCAGAAATTACAGTTGAAAATGATGCTGGATTTAGAGCAATTATTATTGGTAATACAAGCGGTATAAAAAAATCAAGAGGTTACATGTATTTGTTTTATACCAATAATGATACAGAATCATTTCCGACTATTAAAGAAATAGAACACAGATTAAGAGTAGTTGCAAATCAAGAAATTTTAACAGATAAAAATGCGAATTATTTTGATTGGGAACAGTATGGCTCTTTAGAAGAACAGAGAAAATATTTTTCAGAAATAATTTTAAATACAACAAAATGATGATTTACTGATATGCATGAGTAAACAAGAGTTTCTTTAGAAGATTGGAGGAAATATTATGAAAATAAAATCTGCTAATAGTTCTGACCTTTTTAAAAGATTAGATGAAATTGATGGCGAACTGCAAGATTTTAATATATCTGCGTATAAGCGTGATTTATTATACAAAGAACAAGATAGTTTAAAAACAGAATTGCAACAAAGAGGATATATGGAGGAATACTTATAAAGATAACAAGAAAAATGGTAATAGAGTTAAATAACTTTAGAAAGGAATGTAATAAATATGAATATTCAAACTATCTCAAAGGAAAAAAGAGAAGTAATGGTAGAATTAACTGCGGACGATTTAGTAATTATTTGTAATGCTTTGTACGCTCAATTAGGAGAGAAGAAATATAATGATATTTTCATGCAGCTTTATAGTGACATGATGATGGCAAGAGATTTATGCCAATATGGTCATGTAGATAATTTTTGTCTTCATAATATTGTAAAATGCCGTAGTGGATTAAAAGGTCTTTTATCAGAAGAGGATGTTGAAACATTCAACAAATATTTGGAAAGAAAGCATAGAAATCAGAAATTTATTATTAGGAAGGATATCAAAGGAAATTAGAAAGTAATTGGTTTAGAAAAACAGATGTAACTGGTAATTGGAAATATAATCGCATAGAATAACAAAAATTTAAAAAATTGCGAAGTAAATTTTAGATAATTAAATAATAAGGGATAAATAAGGGATTGATTAATTTAATCCCTTATTTTTTATTTGGATACACTCCGAAGCTTTGGTCTAGGATATTTACTTATACTTTATACTCAGTACATAACTTCAACTGCATAGCTTGATTATATGTTCATATTAAAGCCCGGCCTTTCATAAAAACGAGAAATATAATCCACCATATGTATGATAGGAAATATAATATTTTTTTTTGACACAAAAAATTGGTTTATCCCAACAAACCATAAGTTTGTAACTTAAAGCTTCAGAGTTTTGTCTATATTGTTTGATATTATAACAAAATAATTTTTTTTCTGTCATATATAAATTAAATAATTTTTTAAAGGAGGCCATTAAATGGGAACAAAGAAAAATAATAATGTAAAAGAATTAATAAAAAAACTCAGAAAGGCGGCTTTATTAAAGGAAATTTTAGAAATAGAATAATTTTATACATATAAAATATCCAACCAAAATTCTTGTTGAATTTTCAGATGGAACATCTAAATGATATTAAAAGTAAAGAGAGGACAAAACTATATGAGTTACAGAACAAATGTAAATGGTACACAGATTTTTGGCAATAATGAATGGTATGGCGAATGGGGCGAATACCTTATAAGTAAAGGTATAAAAATCAGTGATGAAGGTTTATATGAGGGCGAACTTGATGATTTTATGGAAGCCTTAGAGGTCATTGAAAAGATTACAATGAATATTGAAGCTAAAAGACGAGAGCGTAAGGAAGCCGGAGGAAAATTTTTTAGCCAGAGTATTTTTGATAATGGAAACATTTACGATAGTCTGGTTAATGATGACGAACATTATGAAAGTCTGTTTGATAAGGAAATTGAGATTATTAAACATGGGTATATGTTTCTTCCTATACAATTCTTTAAAGCATGTGAAGATATGCTTGAGTATACAGGTATTGATTTAGAGAACAACCGCACTTATACATATAAACTTAAGGATGGATGCAAGATAAAAGTAACAGCAGGCTGATAAGAAAGGAAGAAAATAAGGAGAATAGCATATGAAAGCAAAAGCAAAACATGATGTTAAAGTATTAATGGAAGATAACCGCTTTAGCAATTTCCTAAAAGGAAAGGAATACAGATGTATGAATCATGGTGATAATATGATACTTATTGATGAAAATAAATGCGGATATAAAACAGATATGAAATCATTTGATGAAGATTTTGAGATAGTATAGGAGTAAAAATATGGAAAATGGACTTTATCATATAGAAAATAATAAAATTTATAAGATGTCATTAAATGAGCCTATGAGAAAAATTGGAACTGTAGCAAGTGATGAAGTAATTATGAGTATTATTGATACAGTCACAGAATACATGTACTGTAATTATGGTGATTGTTGCATGAAAAATATAACATGGGATGAATTGCAAAGGGTTCGTAATGAAATTAAAGAAAATGCAATGGAAATGATTAAAGTAAATTTGGATATGAAACAATGATTTACAATACTCAGGATTTGTTATAAGGAGAGATGTATTATGGTAAGAATTAAAGATGGAAATTATATAGCAATATTCTACGATAGAATGATTGAAGTAAAAGCAGATTCAAAAAGAGATGCTTATAATAAAGCAAAAAGATATTTTGAATCCAGAGAACATAGAGAATTATTTGATGGTGAACTAAAAGTGTGTCAGATACCATCTATGATAGGTGTTCTTGATGAGTAAACAAGTATTTCAACAGAAAACGGAGGAATTTATATGCTATATTGCGATGAATATGATAAAGATTGTAGTGAGGTTACATCTGAAGAATGTGACAATGGCTGTTGTGACACCTGCATCTTTTGTGATGTATATTATGATGCAGAATAAAACTAAAATTTAAGAAAGAAGAGGTAAATGCAATGAGATACTATAAGGTTAGAATTTGGAATAGCTTTGGAAAATCATGGGAAATCATTACTTATCTTGCATTTTCAGATGAATATTTAGCAGAGCTAAAAACAGAAATGGATAACGAAACGGATAATAATGCAGTAATAGATAACTATATAGATGAACTGGGCAGTTTCAATGTTGAAGAGCAATGTATTGCAGAAAAAGCACTGGATGAAAATTGCAATAACAATGATTATATGTCATATAATTTGAAAACAAAATGTACATATGATGAAATCACAAAAGATGAATGGATTGCTCATAACGGATATATAGCTGATGATGAATTGAAAGAATTACAAATTATTTGGACAAATTAAGATTTAGAAAGGAAGATACAATAAATGATTAAATGTAATAGTCCTCATGGGTATTGTAAAAAATGCATCATTGATTGTGATGCAAACGAAACATTAGGCGGAACAATAGTGTGCGATACTGCTGAAGATTTGAATTTTCAAAGAGAAGATATTTTAACTCATTGCAAATACGCAGAGCCTGCTGATATATATAACGCAGCAATAAAAGAATTGTTTAGTTAAACTGGAATTTGTAAATTAGGATTTATGAGAGAATATTAAAATTTAGCTTAATAGTAGAAAGAAAGGAGATTATATGATATTACAGTATAAAACAAACAGATGGCATCTTGATGAAGCTAAAAAGATTGAAATCACTAAGATAATCTTGGACACTATTACTGAAATAGCTAACTTTAAGGTTACAGAAGATAGCGTTAGTAGATGGAATGTTGGAACAGACTTATCTGATTTAGGAGTAGGACCATATCATATTAAAGATATCATTAAAAGCTTTGGATATAAAGAAGATAGCTTTAGCGATAATGGCTGGGAGATGGACTATTGGTTTCACTTTCAACATCCAGACCATAGTTTTCCACCTTTATGTTTATCTGGTACTGCAATTATCCATGAAATGTATCTACATGGCGAAGACGAGGACTATGAAACTTATGAGGAAAGAGAAGAAAAACTTAAGAATGACCCAGAGCTTCAGAATCTAATAAAGCAAAGCATGGACATTATTAATGAAACAGATAAATTATTAAAGGAATACGATAACGAATAGAGATGAATTATGACAACAGATGAATGATGGCTTAATAGCAGAAAGGGAGATTATGTTTGATTTAACAAGAGAAGATGTTTTGAAGACATTAGAAAATTATGAAAAAATCATGGATAGAGTAGCAGAAGTAATTGATGAGATTGGCTTTACAAATGAGGAGTTTGATGCATTTGAATCAGAAAAAACCGATTTTGGAAAAGATACAGTTTATGTAACTGCATATGACAGCCATTATGATTTGTATGACTCAAGAGGTGGTTCTTTTCCTTTAGATTTTCTGTTTGAAGATGAAGAACAGCATAAAGACTGGTATAAAAACAAGCAGGAGCAGGCAGAGCAGGAAAGGCTACGAGAAGAAGAACAAAAACAGCAAGAACAGGAATTAGCTGAATTGAAGAGGTTAAAGGAAAAGTATGAGTAGTATGAAAAATAAAAAGAAAATGGAGGAAATAATAACATGAAATATGTAAGTAATGCAAAGATGAATACTTCTGTAGAAAGCGGAACAATTTTCGAGGGGAAATGTGGATTAGTTGATATCACTATCCATTTATATCGGAAGAATAAATTTACTGGTCGTGGTGATACATTTTATCTATCCTCAAACTGTGTTGGAATATCAAATATGAAATTGGAGAGTACAAGTATCATTATGGCTATCCAAGAGGCTGAAATTATTGTAAATAAGGAAATAATCACCATGAAAAATGATGCTGACAAGATGCTAAATAGTAATATTGAAATTTCAAGGGAATGTGATGCTGATAACTGTATGGATTGTGATTACAGAGAAATGTGAACCATTATAAAGGAGAAAAAGTATGAAATTAGTTATGGATAAAAAAACCTTAATAAAACTGGAAGACTACAGAGTTGCTCACAATCTGCCAAAGATTGAGAATTATGGAATGAGCGTTGAGCATAATTCAAAGTCAAAAGAAATTTATGATTTCATCAGTGAGGTGGACTTTGTAAATGGGGATGCGTTCTGCTTCAAATGTGGTGGAGACGGAGATAACGGAGAGATGCTGATGTCTCTGTTGGATGAGTATTTTAAGCAAAAAGAGTGTAAATTAGCTAAAGAGTCTGATGAAAATGAAGAAATAAATGACATTGATTTAGACTAAAGTATCTCTAAAATTCATCGAAAAGGTTATAGTTGGCAGATGAAATTTGGTACTCTTATCAAAGATAGGTTTAAAAATGATGAAGTAAATGCTATTTTAGATTATCTTTCAGAATTAGAGATAAAAGATAAATTAGCAATAGAAACATTACAGGTAATTTTTATAGAGATTGGAGATAAAAATGGTTTTAATCAATAAATATAAATATACAAAATATGCCGAAAGGGGTAAGTATCATTGCGATATAAGCAAATTCCTTGATGAACAAGCAGGTATTAAAAAAGAAGATAGATGGTTAAGTCCTATTTTTGGTTAAAAAAATTGAAAGAAAAAGGAGAAAAGTACATGAAAGTTTATGATACAGGATTAATATGTGGACGATTTCAGACATTTCATAAAGGACATGAACGCCTTGTAGATACAGGATTATTGTTGTGTGATCGGTTATTGATATTGATAGGTTCTGCACAGGAATGTGGTACAGAGCGTAATCCTTTTAATATTAATACAAGGACTAAGATTCTAAAAGAGATATATGGCGATAGACCGGAAGTGATGATTTATGGTTTAGCTGATTTAACAGATGAAAATGATATCCGCCCGGAATGGGGCAGATACTTACTTAATAATACTGACAGATACATTCATAAGAATCCTGAAATAATGATTTATGGAAATGATGAATCCCGAAGCAATTGGTTTGATAAGAAAGACCTTGTTAATACAGCAGAACTTATTATGAACCGCTATGATATGCCTATCTCTGCTACAATGGTCAGAACCGCTATGGCTAAAGATGATAGAAAGCTCTGGATGTCTTATGTAAATCCCAGATTGCATAAAATGTATGATGAGCTAAGAGAAGAACTTATGACAGTTGAATTCTATAAGAATCTGGCTAAAGAATAATATGTAAATATAAAGGAGTTTATTATGGCATTTAAAAATTTTTTAGATTTAAAGGTTGGAGACAAAGTGGTATGTTTAGATGAGTATTCAGGGGGAACATCTTACCATGAATTAGTAATTAATGAAATAGAAGATGATAGTGAATATGCTACTGAAACTAATCCTACTGGCAGACGATATTTTGGAACAGACCAAGCTTATTTAGATGAGAATGGAAACTTTGATGAAGGAGATAATGAATACCTTACTATCGTAGATGAAGGAAATTATTTATATGTGATTGACAAAGATGCTGCATCAAAAGAAAACTATGATTGTGATTGTGATTATGACAGATAAAAATGGTAAAAGGTTTAATTATAAAGCATGATATGATTAAAGGAGTTAATATGGATAATGCAGGTATTAATGATAGATTGATAAAAATAGAACATAAGGCAGAGCTGATGGATTTAACTTATTTTGAAGATTCAGACGGTAAGCATTGTATATGTGATGTTGACTTTGTTGACAGGTATGATACTTTAGAAGAATTAGAAGAATATCTTGATTTATTAGGCGGGTGAGATAATGATAAAATGCTGTGCCAATTGTAAAAATTGTGTAGCTATTCCAAGGAATAATAGCTATAACGACATTGATATTATTACAAACACATACTCATAACTTTAATCATAAATAAATAAACATTTACAAAAAATCAAAATATACTAAAATATTATACTATATTTAGAATAATAAACATTATGTTCAAGAAGGAGGTGATATTATGGCAGAAAAGGCTTATAAATATAGAATATACCCAAATAAAAAGCAGAAAGAACTTATTGCTAAAACATTTGGATGTTGCAGATTTGTGTATAACTATTATCTTAATAAGCGAATAGAAATGTATGAGAATGATAAGACCACATTTACATACTACATGTGTTCCAAAGATTTAACGCAATTGAAGAAAGAATATGAATGGCTTAAAGAACCAGATAAAGATTCTTTACAGAAGTGTTTAAAAGATTTAGATATAGCTTATCAGAAATTCTTTAAAGAACATACCGGTTATCCTAAATTTAAGTCAAAAAAGAATAGATATCAGTCTTATAGAACAAGTTACACAAAAACAACTGCCGGCGGGAATATAATGTTTTTAAATAAGCATATAAAACTTCCAAAGTTAGGATTAGTTAAAATAAGAGATAAACAAGTTCCACAAGGAAGAATATTAAATGCCACAATATCGCAAGAACCAAATGGACACTACTACTGTTCTCTATGTTGTACAGATGTAGAATTTAAACAGTTGTCAAAAACTAATCAGAATATTGGAATAGATTTAGGGTTAATGGATTTTGCAATATTATCTGATGGAACAAAAATTGATAACCTTCATTTTTTTGAAAAATCAGAAAAGAAACTTACTAAATTACAGCGTGAATTATCAAGAAAAGCAATTGGTAGTAATCGTTGGAATAGAGCGAGAATCAAGGTTGCAAATTTACAGAAACATATTTCTAATCAAAGGAATGATTTTTTACAGAAACTCACAACAGAAATTATAAGAATGTATGATATAATTGCTATTGAAGATTTAGATGTTAAATCTATGAAAGAAACATATTCTAACATTCGCAATAAACGAGTTGGAGATGTATCTTGGTCTGAATTTCGTAGGATGTTAGAATATAAGTCTCAGTGGTACGGGAAGAAATTATCTGTAATAGACAGGTATTATCCTTCTTCACAAATTTGTCATTGTTGTGGTTATAAAGATGGTAAAAAATCAGAAGATATTCGGTCTTGGATTTGTCCTAAATGTAATTCAAAATTAGATAGAGACATTAATGCAGCTATCAATATTTTAAATGAAGGATTAAGAATTATAAATGTTTAAGTAATATATAAGAACCGTAGGAACTACGGAGATAGCTCGGTGATACTTAACTCAATAGAGTTATTGACCGAGAACCATGTGACTTTAGTCATGTGAGGTTCAGTATCTATGCGTAATAAGCAGCTATTTTGTTATAGGTATACATAGGATATAAACAGGATAAAGCATCTGACTCCGGGTGGCAGAGAACTGGAATGTAAATATGAACCTGAAATATGTTAGAAAATGGATTGTGTGGTAAAAATCCTGTATGTACATCATCTGAAAAATCAAGTTTTCTTGTGGAATTGAAAGGAGATATTTTATGAAATATGCAAATAGATTAACTGATGAAGAATTAAGAGAAGTATATGGCTTATTTATTGATTCAGATGGAAAAATCAATGAACTAAATATTACAAGAGATGAATATTCTATTGGGCTTGAGGGATATGTAGAGATTCCTGAATTTGAAAAAGATAGATTAAAGGAAGACGCAAATGCAACTCTTATCATTGATGATGATTATGAAATTACAGATTATAATGTGAAAGAATTTCATCATTCAGGTGATTGCACACCAGATTATAGAAAATGGATGTATAACAAATTTGGTGATGAATATGCAAGAGATTACTTATTTAATGGCTAAAAAATCTAAGTTTCAAGACAAGAAAGGAGATTAACATGAATTTGTTAGAAAGCTATATAAAGGAAATACATTCAGTTACAGATGTTACAGAAGACTTTATGAAGCATTGTGGCTATGAACCTAAAGAGACATTATTTGAAGTAGACTTAACTTATGTATGTTATGGTGTTACTGAAAGAACAAAGAAGATGTTCTGGAAGAGTGAATTTGAGAAAGTAAAGAAGGATGGCTATTATATGTCATAAGGAGATAGATTATGAAAATATATTTTGAAGATGGAAGATTAGATAACCCACCATTTTGTGATTATCATGTAGATGCCGCTGAAGGAGTAATGGCTAATATATATTGGCTGGATGCTATTAAAGAAAAAGTACCGGATTCAGTTATTTATACCAATTCAATTTTTGCCTTTGATAATACATATGCTTGGGATAATGAACTTAACAGACCTGAAATCTATATAAGAGATTCATCAGGCGAATTTAAAAACATAACTGAATTTACAGCAAGATTATTAAAAGAAGGACATAATCTTGCTAAATTATATATAGCCGGGGAATTTAAGAGAAAGGACATATGCATATGATTAAATGTAATAGCAAATTTGCCTATTGTGATAAATGTGTGGCAGATATGGACGCACAGCAAAGTTTAGGCGGAACAATATGTTGTGATACAGCAGAAGATCTTGAATACAATAAAGAAAATATTTTAACTCATTGTGAATACGCTGAACTTATAAAAGATAATAAGCCGTCTATAAAACTTGAAAACATCTTTTTGTTTGATGTTGCAGGCGGTTGTAATGGAGGATTAATAATTGCAAATGATTTAGATGACGCATGGGAAAAGCTGGCAGCAGATAGAGATTGCCCAGTAAAGGATTTTAAAAAAATGGCTTGTATAGCTCCAATTACGACATTAGATTTAACAAGAAATATACATAACTTATATTAAAGGTTAATGCTTGAAAATATAATAATGTAAATAAAATCATAAAGTTTTAAATTTATAATATGTTCAATGGGCACCGGTTACAAATGTAACCGGTGCTTTTTTTTTCTGTCATATTTATTTCAAATCATTTTATAAAGGAGAAAATATATATGGCAGAGAAATTTACATGGAACTTTAGCAACATTGACCCAGAATGCTTATACAGTGAATACAAAAAGGTAAGAATAGGCATCGAAGGTGTATATGCTTATGGCACAGGATATCTGATTGATAAAACTGCATTTGAAAGAGAGTTATATCCAGAACTTGCAATAGCCGGATATCTGGTTGATTTTTCAAGAACTTATGGTGTCTGTGATGAATTAAGACTTGTAAGTAAAGACAGTTTAAGAAATAATATATGTCTTAATCCCGAAGCATTATTTAATGTATATATGCATCCGGCAGAATTTACAGGATATATGAAAGATAGTGATATTGAAGAAATCACTGAAATTTTAAAGAAGAACAGCTTTGTAAAAAATGTAGAAGTTACATATAAAAAGCCAGTACTTAATCTTACGAACAATGAATATAAAAAGGTCATAAGAGATAATTTCACAAATATCTGTAAATATATAGCACATTTAAAGGAATTAAAATATTCAGATATAGATGCAGCATTTGAATTTGCAAGAAATTACGGCAACATAACACTGGAAGATCCTAAGACTGTTCTTAGCAGTGATACTGTAGAAGTAAGATATATAACAGAATTTTTGGATAATTTAAAAAGCTTAGAAATAGATATAAGAGATCTTAATAAGCTATTTAAAGAAAAAAGTATATCAGTTAAAAAGGATAATGAAAAGGAGATAAAATATGATAATTGATACAAAAAGACTGGATAATTTTATTAAAGCCCATAAATGTCAGATAGATTCTAAAGCGAAAAACTTTGAAGATGCACTTATATATGTTAATTACAAAACAGGTAAATGGGAAAGTGTATATGAGCAGTTAAAAAAAGATATGGAATTAGAAGAAAAATGGAACGAATTGAGTAATGCATCTTTTTTAAAGGCATATGAATACTTTAAAGATACAGAACATTCTGGAGATACCGAATTAATACTTACTAATGATTGGCAGGAATATAAAGCAGGAACATCACAGTATGAAATATGGGCTGATATGTTTGGTAAATATAGTGGTGGAAGCAAGCTGGCTGAACATCCTATATATGACGATAGTGAAAAGTCAAAGCTTAAGATTCCGGATATCGTAAAGAATTTATTTTTAGATTCTAAAATTATAATTAGGATACATAATGAACGTGAGCATCAGATATTTTTGGAGAATTTTAAAAACGATATAAAATTAATATCTTTATCATATAAGCCTGAATATACTTATTATTTAGCAGACAATGGTGGTAACAATCTTGCAAGATACTCAACAGCAATATTGGAGCCTGATTTAGATGATAAATTAGAGCTTGATTTAGAAGAAATATACGAAATTTCTCAAGTTAAAAAAATACCGAATGCCATTATAGATATGTTTATAAATAAAGAGATTGCTATTCAGGTTAATAGTAACCCAGAACAGCATATGTTATTTTTAACATTATATGATTCAGGTAAATTTAAAATTACTCTTAAAGATTATCCTTTTTATCACAAAAAGCATCCATTTTATTGTATTAATACGGTAAATAAAGTTGATGATAAACAGTATATGGAAGATATTATTGAAATAGATAACATAAAACAGTCTGTAGAATTTAATGATTGGGATAATATTCGGAAAATAGCTGAAGACAAACAATATATATAACAGATAAAAAGCCAATACATAAAAATGATAAGGAGAGAAAAATTATGTTAATTGATACTCAGAGAATTGAAGATTTTTTAAAAACACATAGCGGCCACATAATAAATGAAGAGAAGACCTTGGAAGACAAGGTAACTTATCCGGATTTTACCACAAACAAATACGAGAGCGTATTCAAGCAGCTACAGACTGATATTGAAGTTGAAAAAGCTTATGATGCACTTGAGGATGTGTTATTTGTTGAAAATAAAGATGGAGATTTAGTATTAGCTGGACCTTATGAATTTACGATAAATGAAAAGATATATTCATATGAAGCAGGTACACCAAGAGAACCAATATGGGAAGATATGTTTAAGCTTCATAGTAGGGGAGCAGAGTTTACATATAGTACAGAATATGAAGATGTTAATTATGAAACAGTAGAGAGGAACAATAATAAAGAGACTCCTTATATGAATATACTTAACAATCAGGATTTAAAGAAGAAATATGACAGTGGTGAAATAAGAATACCAGATAATATTATGTCAAAATATATGAATGGAAAAACTGTCTTTGTAATAGATAATGAGAAAGAAAGAGATATATTAGCCTATAATATAGCTAGATTCCCTTATACTGGGATTATTCCTGAATATAATTCAAATAATCCTTACTGGTTTAAAAGTAATGATATAGCTTGCGGCAATTTTATGGCAATTCCATTTGAGCTTCGGTTTATGCTTTATACAGATTTTTCAATAATACTTGAACAAAGTAAATATGAATCAATGTGTTTTAAGGATAAAAAAATAGCTGAATATGGTTATGAGTTTAATGATGGCGACCAAATATGGAGTGATACAGCAGAAATTTATAAGACAGATAACGATAACCTTTTTATAAAAAAATATGAAACTGGATATACAAACGAAGTTAAATATTCTGCAATAAGTCTCAATAACTTAATAGAAGAAATTCAACAATTTAAGAAAGACAACGGCAAGGATAGAAGAGGCGGTTGTTTTATTATAAAAGACCTTCCAAATGAATATTATAAAATAGGAGAAAAGAATATAGAATTGGATATACCTTCAAATAATGAAAAACATAATACAAAAGCCCTGTTATCACAGGCTGAATATATTGGAAGAGAAGATATAGAGCATAAACTTGAGGCTGGAGAAGAATGTGATGAGGACATGACATCAATATTATATTTCAGACTTCCAAAGGATAACCCTTATATAACAGAAGCTTATGAAAAAGAAACTGTTGAAGCTGCAAAGGAAGTAGGTTTAAAAATAATATTTCCATATAAGAAATTGAATCCGGCATCAGGAGAAGCTTATCTTACAGCAGATGTTGATGGGGATGCATTTAAACTTGATACTTTGATAAATCTTAAACCAGAGGATATAAATAAGTTAATTACAAACTCCTATATTAAAAACTTTTGTAATGGTGATATCGCAATTAAGATAAATTCACAGGAAGAACTTGATATACTTTTATCCCAGCTACAAAATAATGTAAAAGCACCTGTTTATATACATTATAATTCAAGATTTCCATATTTCTATATTGACAGAATTTCTAGTAAGCTTAAAGCAAATCATAATTTTAATAATATAAATAGCGTTCATTGCATAGAGCATTGCTATAATTTTTCTGATTTAATAGATAAGAATAAACAAGATAATAAACAGGAAGATGAACCTGTTATAGATTTAGATTAAAAATAAGGCTTTAGCTGGAAAAAATAACAGTTAGAGCCTTCTAAACAAAAAACAAAACAGAAGGAATAAAATATTATGAATGAATTAAAACTTAAAATAGGAGATAAAGTACTTATAACTAATGGACTTCCAACAGAAGATAAAATAGGAACAGTAATAAAAATTACTCCAACCGGAAGAATAAAGTTAGATATATATACAGACTATCAGTTTGATAAATATGGCAGACAGATGGGAAACAGAGATATATGGAGCAGAAGCAAAAGCATAAGAATCCCTGATAAAGAAGATTATAACAGAGTCCATAAAAATGAAATTATAGGGCATATTTATTCAAAAATTAAACAGGTCAATATTCAGAATTTTTATGATACAAATATTAATACACTTGAGATTTTAGATAATTGTCTGGATTTAATAGGAGAAAGTAAAGAGCCTGAATATATAAAATCAAATGCAGATAATTCAAATAACCAGAGTATTGATTTGAATGAAGAAAGGTAAAAGAGTATAGCTTTATGGAGAATAAAAGTGTTAGAATAAAATTAGACATTATAGATAAATTAAAAAATGCTAAACATCAGATATCTTTAGATGATGAAGATTTAGAACACTATCAGGAAGCTATAGATGATGCAATTGAGATAGTAAAATCTTCAATTATTCCTGAACCTGTAAAGAAATTAACAAGAAAAGAGCAGGGCAAAATAATATGTGAGCATTTAAAACATGATGGTGATGATTTAGATGAAACAGTAATGATAAGTTCTGTATGGGATGCTTTAAAAGAGATTGAAAAGATTAATGACAGTAAAGATATAAAAGAATCTAATTGTCCTGCATTATATTTCCATGCAATAGAAAAGGAATAGGTAAACAGATTATCAAAAAAGCTTCTATGTAAACTCATAGGAGCTTTTTTTGATATATATGCTAATTTATTAATTTTATTTTTCTGTCATATTTTCATTAAATAATTTATTTAAAGGAGACAAAGATATGAAAAGGTTCATTTACAACAAAATAGTAACAGATTATAGCAAAAAATCAAAAGAAGAACTTATACAGGAGATCATGGCATTAGAAAAAATTGAATGCTCTGATAGATGTTTCGCTAATCAGTGCGAAGCAGGTAATGCTCTAGCAAACATCAATAGACTATTTGCAGTATTAAACGATACGCCAAAAATATCTGATTACATTCGCAATATAATAGTCAATGCAGAAAGCAGTTGGGAATATATTACAAGCGGAATTAGTACAATTAATGATGATTCAAGATGCGAAAATGCATTAATAGAATTTAAAAACAGAGTTGCTGAAGCTACTGATGATGACGATTGTATTTAAACTTAACAAGGTATTAAAAAGTAGATAAGTATATGAATAGATATATTGTAGCAATTCACAGGACAGATGACGAGGACCCATTGTTGTTTTTAGTTTTTGCGGATGATACAAGAGAATATGTAAACCAGGTAATAATTGATGCACAAAAGGAATTTCATTTTTTAGATTGCTGTGATCTTATGGACTATGTATGCGATACCTATGATTTTAAATGGGAAGATTTTTCATATGATATTAGTTTTGATATGAATTTGTGATCAGCATTGCAAAAAAAATAAAAATAAACACATAAAAGCGTATTTCCTATGCTTAGAAGTATTTGTATGAAAACATATTTTAATAAAAAACGATACGGCAGAAAGTAATTGGAACTACGTTAAAAATGGAATTGCTGAAATTAACGATAATTCAAGATGCAGTAAGGCGTTAAAAAATTTTAAAAACAGAGTAACAAAAGCATCTGATGATAATGATAGTATTTGAAATTCGCATTTCAACAGAAAGGAAAAGGAGGATAAATTATGTCACATTTTATTACATTAGTATTTACAAAAGAAAACGGGAAATCAGTTGAGGAGTTGCTTGCTCCATTTGATGAAAATATTGAATATGCTCCATATGTTAAGTATACAAGAGAACAGGCAATAGCTGAAATTAGAAAAGAAATTGAAGATTATAAAAATGGATTGTATGCAAAATATTTATCAGATCCAAAGGCATATGAAGAAAGTTGTAGCAACGAAAATCATATAAATTATCTTAAAAATATATTTCCAAAGAAAATGAATTGGACAGACGATGAATGTTATGAAGATATGAAAGATCGTTTTAGTGAAGACATGATTAAGCCAAACGGGGATTTACTTTCTACATACAATCCAAATTCAAAATGGGATTGGTTTAGTGTTGGAGGAAGATGGAATAAGCACATTAAGACATTAGATGGAGAACAGGTAAACGAAGCGTATGTGAATAAAATTGACTGGAAAGAAAGTACACCATTTGCATTTATTGCTCCTAATGGAGAATGGCATGAAAAAGGCAAAATGGGTTGGTGGGCTATAGTTTCTAACGAAAAGGAAGAGAAAGATTGGGAAACTGAATTTAAAGAATTTATTGATAGTTTGGACGAAGACACAGTAGTAACAGTTGTTGATTGTCATATTTAAATAGGCAGTTGAAACTAAGATTTCTTGATAAGGTATGCAAAAAGCTGCTGAAGCTTTTGATAAAAAGCACAGTATCAAAAGAGAAGAGAAGAAAATTTTAAAATGAGCTTACTATTAAATATGTGTAGGAATTGTACAAGAAAAGAAGGAATGAAAAGAAATGAACGGAAGTGATTTGGTAGACAATCTAATTGATGAACTCGAAAGAGCAAAAGATTTGTTGTATTTACAAAATCCTGATGAATCATCAGAAGAAGCTATTTTGATTAATGATATTAAGGCAGATCTTGATAGATATTATGATGTAGCAGAAGTTATAAATGATACAGTAAGACATATTAAAGTTTAGTAATTAAACAAAATGACACAAACATATGGCAGTTAAGATTCTCTTAACTGCCATTTTTTCTGTCATATATAAATTAAATAAATTATTAAAGGAGAATAAAGAATATGGTTGAACAAATAATTTTAGATTTAATAACAGCCAACGAAGAAAATTTCTTGATTGAAAATAGAAATGAATATTGTATTGGTTATAGTGATGGATATAATGATGCATTGATTGATCTACTTAACTATTTAGGTATAAAGCATATTAAAAAAATTAGAAATCATTAATTTTATCAAATAATAGCAAAAAACTCCAACCGACAAAAGTCGTTTGTGAGTAGTTCATATATTTCTTTTAGAAAGAACAAAAATCAATTTAAATATTAAAAAAGGAGTATGACAGTAGAAAAATTAATAAATCAATTGAAGAAATATAATCCAAAGGCGGAAGTTAGACTAAATAATCACCAAGGAACCATAGCTTTTTTTGCTGTAGCTTTTACAAATAATGATAATTTAGTCTGGATTGAAGGTAAAGATGATATTGATCTTGGGGAAGAAATATCTGCTAGATTTGAAAATGTAATAGAGACTCAGATGGATGAACTTGATTTTTTCATGGAATTAATTGATATAGGAATTTCATTAGGAGATATATAAAAGTATTGCCCGGAAAAATATGAATATAGCAAAAGTTTTATGGAACAACACGGACTTGTATAAACATATTAAAGATTAAGTTATAAGGAGAAAATCAAATAGAAAAAGAAAATAACATTTAAATTAAATGGAACATGACAGCAGCAGATTGGACATTGTAAGCTGTAAAAATAATATAAAAAATATAAATGAAATTTTTAGGAGATAAGTTGTATGAACGGATATGAATTTAAAAGAGAAATTGAAAGAATTTTTAGGGTTGCACGAAACATGTGTCCTAATATAACAGATGCAATGCTTGATGCAAACGGAGCGATTCATTATATGAATAGTAATGACAATACATTTTTTGATTGGAATTGTAATAATAGACTATGTGAGTTTTTCATTTTTTATAAAAATGAGGTTGGCTTTATTAAGGCAAATATAAATAGTGATAATACAATTAATGTGTATATTTATGAAACCGATGATGCAATGCAGCCAACTTATAATTTTACAGAGGAAATGGAGAACTTAAAAGCAAGTGATTTTGCAAAGATAATGAATTACATTGCAGATGATAATCAGTTATGGGATAAACCAATTGATGAACTTAATTGGGATGTTGATGTAATGGAATGTGATGAGATTGATTGATCTTAGAAATATTAAGAATAAAATCATGTGAAAATTAAAAGTTAAAGTAGCTTAAAAGAAAGGTAAAAGGTAATAATTATGGCTAAAATGAGAGTTATGGTAATCAAATATGGGTATGCAATTGTAGAAGCGGATACAGATGCTGAAGCTATAGAAAAAGCAAATAATATGTCTGATAAAGAATTTGATTGGTCTGATCCTGATGATGCACAGGTTGTAGATGATGATGTAGATTTTGAATAAATATAAAGTATATATTTGTTTTGTTTATATAAGGAGATAAATTAATGACAATAAATATTATTTGGGCAGAAAATAAACGGAATCTTTCAACTCATAAAACACAGACAAAAACATATAATTCATCTAAAGAGGCTATTGATTGGATAAGAAAAAATGAGAAACATATCGTATCAATAAATCATAAGGGATTTTTCATGGATGATTGTATTTCTCCTTATGATATCATGGATTGTTTATTGGAGAAAACAAGAGATGGTATTAGATATACATTTTAACAATTAATTAGAGGCAACATATGTTTAAAGTAGTGAATATTAAATGGGATTTCAATGATGAAGAGTGGAATGATACAGTAACAATAAGTACTAAAAAAACAATTTTTGAACATCTTCCAAAAGAAGTTAGTATTCCTGAAAAATTACTTGCAGGTTATGATGGTACAAATTTTGACACATATTATCCAGACGTTTCAGATTGGTTAACAAATAAATATGGGTTTAATCATTTTGGATTTGAATTAAAAAAATGCTAAATATAAAATTACAAAATTTCTTACAAAAAAAATAATAAAGCAATTGATTGATAGAAGTTTTACTTGCGAAAGTTGGCATTAGATTCGCATTTTATAATATCAAATAATATCGGCAAAACCCCGAAGCTTAAAGCTTCGTGGGATAATAATTGTCATCATTGTATTGGTGAAACATGTGATATCTATACTTCGCATGAGGAGCAGGCTAGTCTTGGAAAATATTTAATTAATAAAGAAGTAAAATAATTAATAAAGGAGATTAAACTATATGATAATTAAAAATATAATTTTTGGTTGGTTCAATATGTGCTTTGATAAAACTGGAGTTGAGGGAACAGAAATTAAAGCTTCGTACTTAAGAGATGTTCCTAATGATTTAATGCAGATGTGTGAAGATTATTTAAACAGAAAAACAGCAATCTGTTATTTTGATGAAGAAGATTCTACAGCTACCTTATGCCTAACTCCAGATATTGCATATATAATTTTTAATAACGAAACATCAAAACTTGTAAAACTTGAAGAATCCCCAAAAGAAATAATAATGATTCTTATAAGTGACATGATTCATCATTTTGAGGATATATATACATTTACTCCTGATTTTGAATTTTTGTCAGATAAGGAAAAAGAAAAAAGGAAAGAATCTTATCAAAATAAGCTGAATAATCTTTCAAACAGATGCAAACTTGCTGAAACAAATAATGATCCAAGATGTAAAAATGTATTAAAAGACTTTAAAGGAGATAATACTATGTCCAATAACTATGATACTATAGATGAAATTATTCTTGAAGAAACACAAAAAGCAGCCTATGAAGAACAGTGCTTGCATGATTTTGCTCAGCATTTTGCTCATCAGGAATAACCTATCGAAGTAGAGTAATAAACAGTAATTTACTATTAATATTTTTAGTACATACCAGTCGCTTTCTTTGACTGGTATTTTTCTGTCATATTCTTAGTATCAAAATTATAAAGGAGAATTGCATATGATTAGTCAAAGAACAGCAAAAAAAATCAAGGAAGAATTCGGATATGATTTTTTATCAATGAATTGGAAAGAAATATCCAAATATAAAGGATTAAGCGAAACTTTTATTAAAAAGTATATAGGCAAAGTTGATTGGTACTTCATATCCATGTATCAGAAGCTATCAGAAGATTTTATTGATAAGCATACTAACAAGGTTAATTGGTACTTAATATCCAAATATCAGAAGCTATCAGAAGATTTTATTGATAAGCATACTAACAAGGTTAACTGGAATAATATATCCAAACATCAGAAGCTGTCAGAAAACTTTATTGATAAATACACCGATAAAGTTGATTGGTACTTAATATCCATGTACCAGAAGCTATCAGAAGATTTTATTAATAAACATACCGATAAAATTAACTGGACTAATATATCCATGTACCAGAAGCTGTCAGAAAACTTTATTGATAAATACACCGATAAAGTTGATTGGTACTTAATATCCATGTACCAGAAGCTATCAGAAGATTTTATTAATAAACATACCGATAAAATTAACTGGACTAATATATCCATGTACCAGAAGCTGTCAGAAGATTTTATTGATAAACATACAGATAAAATTAACTGGGATGCTATATCCATATACCAGAAGCTATCAGAAGACTTTATTGAGGAACATACTGATAAGGTTGATTGGAATAATATATCCATGTACCAGAAGCTATCAGAAGACTTTATTGATAAACATACCGATAAAATTAACTGGAATAATATATCCAAACATCAGGTTATAACTTCTAAATTTGCTGACAAACATAATATAAAAATCAATAACAATTCCCAGAGAACTGCAGATGAATGGAAAAAGATGATTGAAAAGACTGATTTGTATGAATGTCACGAAGATTATTTCTATGCTTACAAGAATATAAGAAGCGACAGATATAGCCATTTCAATTTTCAGTACCAGTATTTGCCAGGAGAGACTTATAATTGTTTTTCAGATTATTCAAATGAAAGAAACTCTTTCGGATTATCTGCATGGACAGAGACAGAATCTTATGACTATAGCAATAATGGTATGGTTGTAAAATTAAAAATAAATTACACTGATGTTACAGCAATAGTTCATGGCAGTAATAAAATTAGATGTAAAAGAATAACAGTTTTAAATTAGTTGTTTTAAGTATCTGATATCAACAATTGACAGCGGGATAATTATCCTGCTGTTTTTCTTATGTTAGTTTTTTCTGTCATATCTTTTATATCGAAATTATAAAGGAGGACTGCATATGCTTAGTCAAAAAAAAATAAAAGAGATAAAGGAAGAATTCGGGTATGATTTTACGAAAATGAACTGGGAACAAATATCCAGATATAAATACTTATGCGAGAATTTTATTGAAAAGTATGCAGGTAAAGTTAACTGGAATTTTATATCCACATACCAGAAGTTGTCTGAAGATTTTATTGAAAAGTATGCAGATAAAGTTGGCTGGAATTATATATCCATGTGCCAGCATTTATCTGAAGATTTCATTGGGAAACATGCAGATAAAGTTGACTGGCATTATATATCCATGCGCCAGCATTTATCTGAAGATTTCATTGGGAAACATGCAGATGAAGTTGACTGGAATTATATATCCGTGCATCAGAAGCTGTCTGAAGATTTCATTGGGAAACATGCAGATGAAGTTGACTGGATTTATATATCCAAGTATCAGAAGTTGTCTAAAGACTTCATTAAGAAATATGCAGATAAAGTTAACTGGAATTGTATATCCAGATATCAGGTTATTACACCTGAATTTGCTGACAAATATAATATCAACATCAATAATAATTCCCAGAGAACTGCAGCTGAATGGAAGGAAATGATCGAAAAGACTGGTTTGTATGAATGTCACGAAGATTATTTCTATGCTTATAAGAGTATAAGAAGTGACAGGTATAGTCATTTAAATTTCCAGTACCAGTATTTACCAGGAGAGAGTTATGATTGTTTCTCAGATTATTCAGATAATGAAAATTCTTTTGGACTATCTGCATGGACAGAGAAAGAAGCTCATGACTATAGTGATAATGGTATAGTTGTAAAATTAAAAGTGAATTACGCTGATGTTACAGCAATAGTTCATAACAGTAACAAAATCAGATGTAAAAGAATAACAGTTTTAAATTAGTTGTTTTTAAGTATCTGATATCAACAATTGACAGCAGGATAATCATCCTGCTGTTTTTCTTATGTTAGTTTTTTCTGTCATATCTTTTATATCAAAATTATAAAGGAGGACTGCATATGCTTAGTCAGGAAACAGCAAAAGAAATAAAGAAGGAATTTGGATACGATTTTTCAATACAAATGAACTGGATACAAATATCCAAATATAAATACTTATGCGAGGATTTTATCGAAAAATATGCAGATAAAGTTGATTGGTATTATATATCCATGGACCAGCATTTATCTGAAAACTTTATTGATAAGCATACTGATAAGGTTGACTGGAATCAAATATCTATATACCAGAATCTGTCAGAAGATTTCATTGACAAACATACTGATAAGGCTAATTGGTACTTCATATCCATATACCAAAAGCTGTCAGAAGATTTTATTGACAAACATACTGATAAGATTGGCTGGAATTATATATCCATATACCAGAAGTTATCAGAAGATTTCATTGAGAAACATACTGATAAGATTGACTGGGATGCTATATCCATATACCAGAAGCTGTCAGAAGATTTCATTGATAAACATACTAATAAGGTTGACTGGGATTCTATATCCATATATCAGAAGCTGTCAGAAGACTTTATTGATAAACATACTAATAAGGTTGACTGGGATTCTATATCCATATATCAGAAGCTGTCAGAAGACTTTATTGACAAACATACTGATAAGATTGATTGGTATTCTATATCCAAGTATCAAGTCATTACACCTGAATTTGCAGACAAACATAATATAAAAATCAATAACAACTCTCAGAGAACTGCAGATGAATGGAAGAAGATGATTGAAAAGACTGGTTTGTATGAATGTCACGAAAATTATTTCTATGCTTACAAGAACATAAGAAATGATAGATACAGTCATTTTAATTTCTTGTACCAGTATTTACCAGGAGAGACTTATGATTGTTTCTCAGATTATTCAAATGATGAAAATTCTTTCGGATTATCTGCATGGACAGAGACAAAGGCTCATAATTATAACAATAATGGAATTGTCGTGAAATTAAAGGTTAAATATGCTGATATTACAGCAATAGTTCATGGCAGCAATAAAATTAGATGTAAGAAAATAACAGTTTTAAATTAATTATTTTTAAGCAACTGATATTAACAATCAACAGCAGGATAATCATTCTGCTGTTTTTCTTGTCTTTATTTTTCTGTCATATCTTTTATATCAAAATTAAAAAGGAGGCAAATATGAATATCGCAAAGACAATTTTAAATACTCTTACGGAGAAGAACAAGGTTGCTACTGTATCAATCCAGATTGACATGCCGTGGAATAACAGAAGTGAGTTTGAAAGATTAATTTCCGCAAGTATGCCAGGAGAAATCCTTAAACCACTTATCAAAGCACTTGATAATGTATCAACAAACCAGAATGATTTCTTTATTACATATAGCAAGCTGCTTTATGAGCTAACTTTTGAAAAAAAGACAGAAAATGTTATATGTTTTGGTTTCAGAACATCAGGAGTTGACAGCAACAGCTTTATAGTCAGTAAGATGAAATATCCTGAGATGTATGGAAATCCATATCTGGATATGTATGCTCTGGAATACAGATTAACGAATGCATCTGAGTTTGATAAAGATATCTACGAAATAACTTTGTATAATATTAAGAACGACATTAAGTATGACCCAGCTGATGACACTATATTCTAAGCATTTGCTGAAGGAGGAAATATATGCCAAGAAAATCAGAACATATACCTCTGTCTGAAAAACAGGATAGGCGTATAAAGCTCACAAAAGAGCAGAAGGAAAAAATTGCTGAACTATACGCAACTGGCCAGTACTCACTGAAATCATTAGCAGAGCAGTTCGGAGTAAGTAAAAAGACAATTCTTCTGATTGTAAATCCAGAATCAGCAGCTAAGGCGAAGCAGTATAGAAAAGATAACTGGAGACGATGGCAGAGAACTGGTGAAGAATGGAATGAGATCCAGAAAAAACATAGAGCATACAAACAGAAATTATATAAGGAAGGAAAGCTATGCTTATGAAAGAAAAGAAAAGTAATAAACCATTCTATACCAAAGGAAATTCATATCCTGTTACACATGATAATGGAATTTTGAACTTAAGATGGTTTCAGGAAGAAGGCAGGTTAATGACACCTGAAAAAGAAAAAGCAATACTGGCTAGAAACGAAGCACTTAGGAATGTTCCATATGAAGAACGGGAACAATGGATAAAAAATAATCCTTTGGGAAAATGGATAAATTCTTAAGAAAACTATAAAGGAGACAAGACTATGATAAAAAAATATTTAAATTTATTAACTCAGGCAATAGACAGCTTTAAGCACCTTGGACGAGGAAATAGCTGGATTGACTACTTCCATACTGTAGGTTTTGAATTTTTACTTTTATTAATAACAGTCATTTCAATAGCTGGAATTTTTATTATATTATTCGGACCTTATAAAGGAACAATAAAAATAAAAAGATATTTCATGGGAAAATTAAATCTTCCATGTGAACATCTAAAAAAATACTCCCAGTATATTCAATCAGCTTACGAAAAGTTGGGAAGTATTTATTATACAATTAACAGTCCTTTGTATGACAAGATTTTTGAGAAAGATAATGATGCTAAAAATTATTTCCAAAAAATTGATTTTAACAGCACAATAGAAGAAATTCGTGATTTGCTAAATAATGCAGCTTTATTAAAAATGCCTGCACCTAGTTCTGACATTATTAACTTAGATCAATTTAATGTAATATTAGAAAAAATTAACAATATATCTAGCATTTCTGATGCTAAGAATGCAAGAATTATTGTTAATAACTTTAAAACAGCATTAAAAAAGTATGGAGTAGAATATAACGAAACTTTAAGTTTTAAGAACGCCTATTATGGCTATAATGAATTTATTGAAAGCAAATATTTAACTAAGGGATTTGTTAATTATATGAAAGAAAAGTGTAATATAAATATTGACCCTGTAGACTTAATAAAGAAACGCAAAAAAGCTAATATCAAAATGGGAATAACATTAACAGTATTTTATACTATATATATTTTGATTGTAGCTCCACTTGTGATGATGCTGTTTTAATCGAAAAAGTAAAACAAATTTTAAAAAATCAACACGAAAGGATAATACATTATTATGGCTAAATATATAGTGCTAATAAACACAGATAACTACAAATGTGGAAGATGTAGTACAAGGAACTGGGAACCTGGTACACGGAATGATTATATGATTGCAATAAATGGAATAACAAGGACTCTTCATAGTATGAGAGAAGTTGTGTGGCAGATTGAGCTGTTCCGTGGAAATTATTTTCTTTCATCAGAATATAATAATAATAACCCGAAAGAAAATCATGGATTATCTGACAGATATGTTGAATTTTTAAAGAAAAACATAATTAAGTATCATGATAATCTATGTAATCTGGACAGACAGCAATATTTATCCGGTTATGGCTGTATGCAAGGCTATTTTGATATTGATGATGTATTAGAGAAGCTGAAAAAGGAAGGAACTGTAAGAATTCCTTTCAGCTGGCTCTATGACATCAGACAGTATGATAAAGCTATGGATGGCTGCTATATGAAAATCACAAAGACTACATAAGGAAGGGGTATTAAATATGTTAAAAGCGATAAATATTAAGTGGGACACAGATGGAGATACCGAAGTATTAAATAATCTGCCTAAAGAGATGATTATTCCAGATTATTTGGAAGAATATTATTGTTTTGATAAAAATAATAAATACGCAACGGAGGAAATTTCTGACTGGCTCTCTAATGAAACTGGATTCTGTCATAATGAATTTGAAATTGTTAAGGAAAACACAACAGAATCAGTAGAACAGGAGCTGTATGATTTTCTTAATGATAAGATGATCACTGGAGATATTCCTGATGTTAAAGGAATTAGAATATTTAAAGATAATCTGCCGACATCAGATAATGGGATTATCATTGACTGTGCTGATGGTAGACAGATAAAGTTAACCATTCAGATAGGTTGACATTCTGGTATTTTAATCCTGTAAACAACTTAAATAACTTAATATTATTCAATCATAGACATCTGCAAATGCAGATGTCTATTTTTTTGTATTTCGGCATCTATATATTTTACCGTATTATTTTTAATATGTCATTCATCAATCTCATTATATTATTCTGAAATATTCTTTTAAAACTACCAAACTGCCCCAATTCATCTTTTCATCTGTCATATAAATACCATAAATAAAGGACGGTGAATGTATGACTAAAGTTAAGATAACAGCTCCAGACTGGACTCCAAAATATATCCGAAAGAAACTTAGAAGAAAGTACAGGCTGCATGAATTAGAATATCAGGATTACATTGTATATACAGGAGAGCTCTCGAAATACAAAATCAACAGTATAAAACGGTATATATATAAAATCCGTAAAACATGCAGACTTACATATTCAATAGACAATTCATTTGGCAAGCGTTCAGCGACATATAGAAAAGAATACTTTGCACACAATAAACCAATATATGGAAAACTTTACAGATGTGTATACTGTGGGACACTCCATACAAGAAAGAATATAACCATAGACCATATATACCCGGTAAAGAAAGTGAACGAAAGTACTTATTACCAGGAGAAGCTGAAAAAGAAAGGCGCAGAAAGCGTAAATTCATACCAGAACCTTGTTGCAGCATGCAGAAGATGCAATTTAAAAAAGAGTGCCAATATGGGACTTTGGATTCCAAGAGCTTATATCGGAAGCATTAAGGGGTTCTGGTTTGTGGTACATATAATCATGATTGCTGTAGCTGCGATATTAATTATCTGGTGTTGCCAGAATATCCCGACAGAAGTTGTGCAGAATGCAAGAAATCTTTCAACAGCACAATAATAAATACTTGCAATTTTATAGTTTCTAACATTATCGACAAAACCCCGAAGCTTTAGTTTCGTGGGTCAGGCCGATTTTTTTGTTTCAGATGTACAGATATTAATTTTCTATAAGAAATATCTTTCCTTCTATCATATAGATATTAGAAACTGATTCTTAATGATTGGAGGTCCGGATATGAAAATTATATCAAGTTATACAATTAGAATTAAAAATGCTGATAAGATTTTCAGCCAGACTATCAGAATCTATAGATCTGCAGTCAAGTTCGGAGTTAATGCGTTTGAACAAGAATGGGACTTCTTAAAAGATATTGATAACTCAAAGTATCAGGCTGCAGCAGCCCGTAGTTTAATTCATTCTGCCAAGTCGACAACTGACAACTCTGAACCAGCAGATAAAAAAATAAGTCTGCTGTCTGAAATGCGAGCAAAAGTTCCTGGATTTCAGAAGAGAACACAAAATACCCTTAAGACGTTAACAGCTATACATGAGTATTTAGCTGCTTGTGCTTAAGGGTATGGATTCAGACATAATCTGTTAAGGTGTTGTCTTAACTTAATCAGATGTGGTATTCCAAAGATTAATCACTGGCATGCTAAGTTTGACATTAAAAGATGATGGATATAATTTCTGTCTTAAAAACAGAAAGTGAGAATCTCCGAAGCTAAAACTTCGGAGTGTGTTCAAAATTAAACTTTGTGAGTTTATTTTTTTTCTGTCATATAAAAATTGTAACAATGATAATAATATTTAATTATATCTACAGAAAGGAATTATAATTATGGAATTAAAGAAATTTTATACAGCTAAAAATCCAAACACACCATCTAAAACATTAGCTGAATTAGCAAAAGACGAAAGTTTAGATATTCGTAAAGCAGTAGCCGGAAATCCAAATACACCACCAGAAACTTTAGCTGAATTAAAAAGCGAAGGCTGGGGAGTTCACATGGCTGTAGCTAATAATCCAAATACACCACCAGAAACTTTAGCTGAATTAGCAAAAGAAAAAGATAAAGATGTTTGTATGCTTATAGCTGGAAATCCAAATACACCACCAGAAACTTTAGCTGAATTAGCAAAAGAAAAAGATAAAGATGTTTGTATACTTATAGCTGAAAATCCAAATACATCACCAGAGACATTAACTGAATTAACAAAAAGCGAAGGCTGGGGAGTTCACATGGCTGTAGCTAATAATCCAAATACACCACCAGAAACTTTAGCTGAATTAGCAAAAGAAAAAGATAAAGATGTTTGTATGCTTATAGCTGGAAATCCAAATACACCACCAGAAACTTTAGCTGAATTAGCAAAAGATGAAGATACTTGTATGGCTGTAGCTAATAATTTAAATACACCACCAGAGACATTAGCTGAATTAGCAAAAGATGAAATTTGGGTTATTCGCATGGCTGTAGCTGGAAATCCAAATACACCGCCAGAGGTATTAATAAAATTAGCAAAAGATGAAGAATTATATGTCCGTACAAAAACTACTGAAAATCCTAACTATATTACTCTTATCGCTTCACTCAGTAATCTTCTCGATGAAGACGAATCTGATGTAAATGAAGATACAGTGCCTCATACACATAAAGAGCCTAAAGAATTATTAGCAGAAAAACAGAGTGCAAACAGAGCTGAAAATGAAAGTAAACATAATATTTCTTCAGTTGATGATTATATAAGATAACAATACTTAACTCATTGCTACTTAAATAATAACCTAATACAGATCTGTGAAGTCAATCGCAGGTCTGTATTTTTTATTTTTTCTGTCATATCTTTTATATCAAAATTATAAAGGAGGACCAGTTATTATGGGACAGAGATCGCAAATTTATGTAAGATATGAAAAGAAGATAACATCAATGTAGCTAGAAAAATTTTGGCTGCAAGATATTATCAGTGGAATTATGGGGAGCGTATGATAAGCCGTGCAAGATATAGCATGGAATGGCTGAAAGCAAATCATGAATATTTAGCTTATTATCCTGAAAAGATTCCAAGAATCCTGGATACCAATTTCGATATGATTGATTGTGTTATAAGCAGTGATATCATAAAAGAATACAAAGATGATATTGAATATTATTCTGAACATGAACCGGAGATGGTTAATAAATTAACTCTTAATGATTATGTATTCAATTCACAGGATAATAATGATGGCAAACTATTCATTGATGTTTTGTCCGACCACAGATTCTGATATGAATAAAATTTTGTTAGCATAGGAGTATATGTAGTGGGACAATAGAGATGATTGGAAGACACCGACAAAATACATGTCTCAGGAAATAATTGATACTTGTTGTAAAAATATCAAAATAATAGAAGAATTAGGCAGCTTAATGACAAATGAGGAGTATGATGAATTCATTAATTGCGACTATTCATGGGATTTATGGCAGCTTAAAAAATAAATAAGGAGATTATTATGTACGAACAGTTAGAAAAAATCATTAAAGAATCTAATAATATAGTATTCTTCGGAGGTGCTGGAGTTTCCACAGAAAGTGGTATTCCGGATTTCAGAAGTAAAAATGGCTTGTATAACCAGCATGATGTTAAGTTTGACAAATATCAGCCAGAATATCTGTTAAGTGCTGACTGTCTTAATAATAAACCAGAGGTGTTCTTCGAATTTTACAGGCAGAAGATGGATACCAGAAATATCGAACCTAATATTACTCATAAGGTGCTTGCTAAAATGGAAGCTGCAGGAAAGCTAAAAGCTGTTGTAACCCAGAATGTTGATGGATTGCATCAGAAAGCTGGCAGCAGGAATGTCTATGAAATCCATGGCACGACATTAAAGAACTATTGTTGTGACTGCGGAAGAAAATATCCAGCAGACTATATATTCACTCATAAAGCCCCTGTTCCTGTATGCGAATACTGTAAGGGCATAATCAGACCAGATGTAGTACTCTATGGAGAAAGTTTGCCAGATAAAGCTGTAAATAGTGCTGTTGCAGCTATTCTTAATGCAGACTGCCTTATTATCGGAGGTACATCACTACAGGTATATCCAGCTAATACTTATGTATCATACTTCAGAGGAAAACATCTGGTTGTTATTAATAAGGAAAAGCTGAATATTCAGTTGGATGAATCTGATTTGTTTATAGAAAGTACTCTGGGAACTGTATTCGCAGAAATTGATAAATGGATTTAAAAATTATATTTTATAGAATCTTTTGATGGCGGTGATCTTTAGATTGCTGCCATTATTTTTTCTGTCATATTCCTTGTATCGAAATTATAAAGGAGGAAAATAACATGTCAATTAATGAATTAATCGACAAGACAATTGAAGCGATGCTTAGTGAAGACACTGAAACAATAACCGGTTTTCTGGGCTACAAGCCGGATGATGAGGTGTTAAATAATAATCAGCTGTTAGAAGAAGAACTGAGTAATGCAGCAGATCAGATGCCAGAAGATGTCCTGGTAAGCTTTTATGAAAAAACTCAGAAGAAATCAAAAGCAGAAGCAGAAAGAAATTATTGTTTACAGACGATTGAAGAGCTTCTTGTAGAAATGAAGAATTGCAGAACTAATTTAAAATATAAAGATAAAATGGAAAGTATTGTTTCTGTACTTAACACTGCAATAACTGAAATTGAAGAACTAAAATCTGATATTGAATAATTACTAAAAAAAGAGATTTGTATGTAAATACGCATTTCATTTGGAATTACAAAGAAAGGAAAAAGAAAAATGAGAAAATGCAATTGGACAGTTAGAGGGATACAGAAGTTTGGTTATTTTCATCAATTTGGAATAAACTGCGCAAGTGACGCTGAAGGATATGGAATTCAATGGACAGAGGCGATTGTTGAAGACGCACAAGGTAATATAGAAATGGTTATACCATCCTGCGTACAATTCCTTCCAGATGATTTCACAAATGAAGATTATCACGAGCATAAGGAAGCTTTTGGTTTTTAAAACATGTAAATACGTGTTTCATTTGAAAGGAAATAGATATGAAGAATGGAATTTATCACATAAAAGACGATATAATTTATAAAATGTCATTAGATAAGCCAGAAGAACAGATAGGCACTGTTGCAAGTATTGAAGATAGAAATAATCTTATAGATGGTTTTGCAAACAATCTCATAAACAAAATTGAATTAAAATATTGTAATGGAGATTTAACAAGTCAATATATTGGAATACAAAGTTGTGATTGGATTAGAGAAATTGCAGCAACAATGAAAAAATGAAACTAAGAATTCAAGACAAGGAGTGAAAGCAAATGCTTAAAGTTGGCGCTTAATATCCTAAATAATAAACATTATGTACCCGTTAAGTATTTCTTAGCGGGTATTTTTCTGTCATATAAAAAATATCAAATATTTAAAGGAGGATCTAATATGATTCAAATAATGTCAGGAGATACTTTTGTTAAGCAAGATGTAAGAGGATTATTAAAAGGTACGCCATTTGCTAAAAGCAGGATAGCTGAAATATTTAACCTTAATCCTAATAAGGAAGATAAAAAGGTTGAATATAAGCAGTTTATCAATACTTACATTAAGGGCAATGAGGATGTAGTGCTTCTCACACGCAGCTTAATTTCAGAAACAGAATTTTCACCCGATAAGTGGTGTCTGGATTACCAAAAGAATAATCCGGAAAATGCAGGTAAGTCAGTTATTAATGACAGGGAGGTAATTCAGAGAGAAAATGAGATACTGGAAGAAGTTGGCTTTGTAAGTATAAATGATTATGTCGGCTATGAATACGGAGATGCTTATATATATCCTAATAAAGCCGGAAAAACTGTTCTTGAGGCAATTTATAATGTCACTAAAAAAGAAAAGCCGTTAAATGCATAGAAAGGAAAAATAATGATGGAAAATCACATTGAAAATTATATTAAGGAAATTGAAAAAATTGCAGCTAAATGTACAGGAGGCCAGTCAGATGGATACTCACAGATTTTAAGAATTTGCGATACTATAAAAGAAGAAACTACTAGTACAGTATATACCGTTCAGGAAACATCAGATGCTTTTGAAGAACCATATTATCTGGCTGATGAAGATGGTAATTATTATGTGGATGAATATGGTACAGTGCCTACTTTCATGTCAAAGGAAGAGGGTGAAACATATCTTAAGAAACACTTTTTAACTAAACGGGAGATTATTATTAAAATCTCAGCAGAAAGTAAAGAGGACTGCATTCCGTTACATGAGTCAGCACTTCTCATAGAACAGAATTTAAGATATAGATTTCCTGACAGTAAAGTCAAAATTCTCAGTGAAAAAGATAAGACCGAAAAGGATATTTCAGAATATAAAATAATAGATTTCAATGCTTTTATTAATGAAAAAATCTTTTTTATTGTGGAAGATGAGTTCCAACAGCAGATTTTAATGAATAAACTGAAAAAAGCGGGGATTATAAATACAGATCACGAATATAATGCTCCTTGGAAGTATTATAGTATCACAAACGGTATATGCAATTGTTACAGCTCTCCTGAAACACTTAGATATTATGAAGGTTCAAGAATGATGATTAAATTGCGTGTATCACCTAATCAGGATATTCGTTAATACAAGCAAAAGTGAACTACCCACCACCTAAAATTACAAAACAGCAGGTTGAAGTTCAATCTGCTGTTTTTTTTGTCATATCTTTTATATCAAAATTATAAAGGAGGACTACATATGCTTAGTCAGGAAACAGTAAAAAAAATAAAGTCAGTTTGTTTTTTTGTAAAACAAAAAAGACTTCCTTTTTCGGAAGCCTTAATCTCTGCACCACGCAGAAGCAAATGCATTTTCAGGCAATGCTCTTATTTGAACTTGCCCTTATTTGAACTCGCATGTAATTTAATATATTATTATAATACATTATCATATCAAATATGTCAAATGTTTTTATTTTTTTGTGTAAAAAAAAGAGCTTGAATATCTGTCATATCTAAAATAGAATTAATGCACAAAAATATAAATAGCTATATTCACAAGAAATTAAGCGAGAAAATTCCTGCTGTCTCGGTGTGACAAGCAATCAGTAAAAGGAGAATATAAATAATGGTTAATAAACCGTATTATATAGGTCTAACAGTAGGACCAGAATATGCAGCTTATGCTGTAACAAACGAATCATATAATCTTGAAAAATTTAAAGGTCAGGATATGTGGGGTATATATAAATTCAAGGAGGCGGAAACTTCTGCTGATAGAACAGTTTTTCGTTCTTCAAGAAAGAATATAAAAAAAGAAAAGAAGAGAATTGGTCTGTTAAAAGCATATTTTTATGATGAAATTATGAAGGTTGATGAAAACTTTTTTATCCGACAGGATAATAGTACCTTTTATCCTGAAGACAAGGAAAAAGTTCTTAATGGCAGCAGAAATATTCTTTTTGATGATGAAAATTATAAGGACGCAGATTACTACAATCAGTTTCCTACTATATATCATTTAAGATCATTTCTTGCAAACAGTAAGGAGAAAGCAGATATAAGACTTGTGTACTTAGCTGTTTCCAATATTATGAAACACAGGGGCAATTTCTATACAAAGAATCTTGAGGATACCAGTAATTCTGTTAAGGATATATACCTGAACATCTGTCAGCTTGCCAGCCAGTCGGATATTCATTTAGATGAAAAGGCTGATATAGATAAGCTTATGGAAATTCTGCTTAATCCAGCTATTAATAATAAAACGAAGGCAATTCTGGCAGCACAGACAGTAAAAGCTTTAACGAAACAGGAAACAGCGTTAATTAAACTTATGTGCGGACTTAAGATCAAACTTGTGGATATGCTTCCAGAATTAGCAGACTCTTTAGAAGAATCAGATAAGAAAGCAAGCATATCCTTCTCTGATAACAATTACCTTGACAATGTGGACAGTATTGAGAAGCTTGCAGGCGAAGATAATTTTGCACTGGTATCTGCAGTTAAGGAACTATATGATGCTGTAATAATACAGAATATTATTCAGGGGCATAAGTTTATCTCAGATGCTAAAATGGCATCTTATGAAAAGCATATGAATGACCTGAAGTTGCTTAAATCTGTATTAAGAAACAATGTAACATCTAAAGAATTTAACAAATTCTTTAGGTCGGAAGAACCTGGTACATATGCTGCTTATGTAAAATCAAACAATTCTGATGGAAAGCGTACAAGAAGAGGTTCGGATAAAGGCAGGACACAGGATGATTTATATTCATCTATAAAGAAGCTGCTTTCTAAAGCAGATGAAAATGATAGTGATGCTGAATATATCCTTGACGAAATCAGTAAGGGAACATTTCTGCCTAAGCAGCGTATTACAGACAACAAACTTATACCTAACCAGTTATATGCGACAGAATTAAAAGCTATTCTTGATAATGCAGCACAGTATTATGATTTTTTTAATGAAAAAGACGAATCAGGGCTGACTGTTTCCGAAAGGATCCTCAGCATATTTACATTTACCATGCCTTATTTTGTAGGTCCAACATCAGAGTACAATACCAGAGGATGGGTAGTAAGAAAAGAAGCTGGTGCAGTAATGCCATGGAATCTTGAAGAAAAAGTAGATATAAAAGAAAGTGCCAAAAACTTCATTGAAAACATGGTTGGAAAGTGTACATACCTGTCAGGAGAGCGTGTACTCCCGAAAGCTTCTCTTTTATATGAGAAGTATGCAGTTTTAAATGAAGTAAATAATATCCGTGTAGATGGTGAGAAGCTTCCTGTTGAAGTAAAACAGGAGATTGTAAATGGAAAGCTTATGGCTGGCAAAAAGCTTACAAAGAAACAGATACATTCATTCCTCGTTAAGAAGGGACTTGCAGATATGGACTCCCTTATTACAGGAATAGATGAGAAACTTAATAATACTATGTTAAGTCATAAATTCTTTACAGAAGTCTTTGGTACACTTAATAAAGATACAGAAGTAATAGCAGAGGACATCATTTTTTGGAGTACAATATATGGCACATCAAAGATATATATAAAAGAGCAGATTGAGAATAAGTATCCGGGAAAGCTTAATGCAGAACAGATGAAGAAAGTTCTTAATTTTAAGCCTAATGACTGGGGAAGATTATCTGCACAGTTTCTTAATATGAAAGGAACTAATAAAGAGACAGAAGAAAGAATCAGTGTAATTGATCTGATGTGGAATGAAAATATCAATCTCATGGAACTTATCAATGATGAAAGGTATGATTTCATGGCTGTCATTAAAGAGAAATCAAAGAAGGAAGTCAAAAGCATATTTACATTTGAATATGATGACCTTAATGAACTTTATGCAACTGCAGCACAGAAGAAATCAATATGGGCTGCCGTGAAGATTGTAAGGGAAATTATAAAGATAAAGGGATATGCCCCTGAATCAATCTTCCTTGATACAAAGAAGATGCGTCCAAAGGATAAAAAAGATAACAGAAAGAGCAGACTTATTGACTTATACAGAAGCCTTAAAGATGTATCCAAAGAATGGAAAGAAACCATGATTAACCGCATAGATGAATGCGATAAGGATGGCTCTTTAAAGAGTAAGAAGATTTATCTTTACTTTTTGCAGATGGGTAAAGATATATACACATGGGAAGATATTAATTTCAATGTTGTAAAGACAACAGGAGATAACATATATAATATTGATCATATATATCCAAAACACTTTGTTAAGGATGAAAGCCTTGATAATATTGTTCTTACTAACTTAGAATTCAATAGGGAAGAAAAGAAAGATATTTACCCAGTTCCTGATAGAATTTATAAGGCAATGCATGAAAACTGGCTGATATTAAGAAAGAACGGATTTATGAGTGCAGAGAAGCTGGCAAGACTTTCTGATAGACATCCAATGTCAGATGAAAAGAGAGCATCATTTATTGGAAAGTCTTATATACAAGCAACCAGCTCAACTAAGATGCTTGCAGAGGTATTTAACAGTATATTTAATAAAGACACAAAGATTATTTATGCAAAAACACAGGAAGTCGCAGATTTCAGAAAGCAGTATGGTTTTGCAAAAGTTACAATTTATAATGATCATTATCTTGCTAAGGATGCATATCTGAATATTGTAGTCGGAAATGTATGGTATACGAAGTTTACATTATCTCCGATATGGTTCATAGAAAAGGAATACAGGACCGGTAAATCTGAATACAACTTAAACCGTATGTACGATTTTGATGTTGTGAGAAATGATAGGGTTGCCTGGATAGCAGAAAGAAACAAGAAAGATATTCCAGGTACAATAGCTGTAGTAAATAAGGTTATGGCTAGAAATACACCACTTACCGTTACAAAGACAACTGAAGGACATGGCGGACTTACTAATGCAACCATATCAAAAGCTTCTAAAGCAAAGCCGGGAATATATCTTCCGCTAAAGTCAGATGAACGCTATAAAGATGTAACAAAATATGGTGGAAAAACAAGCATAAAAACCGCATATGCATTTCTTGTAGAGCATACAGATAAAAAGAAAGGCAGAATAAGAACAATATATACAATTCCACTTTATCTTGCTCTTAATATAAAAAACAGAGTAGATATAGAAAAGTACTGTGTAGAAGAATTGAAACTTATTGAGCCAAATGTGCGTATGAATAAAATTATGATTAATTCCGAGCTTGAAATTGATGGATACAGCTACCTGCTTGGCGGAAAAAGTGTATCACAGTTTCATGTAGCAAACAATGTCCCAATGATATTTAACCAGGAATGGCAGACATACATTAGTAAGATTGAAAAATATATTAATGCCAAGGTAGTTGACAGGGCAGTAACCGTAGAAAAAAATCTTGAATTATATAATGAAATACTATCTAAACACAAAACTGATATCTTTTTAAAGAAAAAGCTTCCTGTTTATAACATGTTGTTGACTGACAGAGAAAAATTTGAAAAACTGGTATTGGAAGAGCAGATGCAGATACTTTGTCAAATACTCATGCTTACCCGTATGGGAACAAACCTTGCTAATCTGTCTTTATTAGGAGAGGGTTCAAGCATAGGAACTATGAATATAAGCTGTAATATAAGTAATTATAAGTCTGCAGTACTTGTTGAACGCTCAATAACAGGGCTTTATAAAAAGAGGATTGATTTGCTTGAAGTGTAATATAATATTATATATAATATAAATATATAGATGTTTTGTATTCATATTGATTATAAATTACATATCCTTGCAAACGGATAATTTCTAAGACAACCTTTTGAGGTTTGAGAAGTATGTATTTTAATATGGATACAAAACAATATAATGTAAGAAACATAGCAGCTAGTTGTTTGAGAAGTATGTATTTTAATATGGATACAAAACAAATGATTTCAGTATTAAGGCAAAAATATCGTTTGAGAAGTATGTATTTTAATATGGATACAAAACAAAAAAATGGGATAGATTCTCTGAAATTGAGTTTGAGAAGCGTGTAATTTAATATGGATACAAAATTTTAAAATCAATATGTAGTTATTAGTTAGGGTTTGAGAAGCATGTATTTTAATATGGACACAAAACAAAAAAATCATAGAGCCTTAGGTGATGATGGTTTGAGAAGTGTGTAATTTAATATGGATACAAATTTTATTGTAGTTGCATTTTCAGAAGAATTTGAAATATATCATTGTAAAGTATGTGTACCTTAAAAATTGAATATTAAATAATTATTATACAGTAGAACAATGCTTAAACATATGTTCTGCTGATGGTAAAATATAAAGTAATAAGAGCTATTTTAACATTGTAGACATATCATAAATGTATTGGAGGTATTTAATACATGGAACTACATGTTATAGAACGTGGAGGAAGGGAGACAGTTGTTCTACTGGATAATGAGATGAGAATTGTAAAACCAGTATACAACTATCTGAAATTTCAAAAACAAAAAGATAAGAGTTGTTGGATGAAGAATAATTTTTAAGAAAAGAGAACGTAGTAGACAGTATTTTATGTAAAGAAAATAAAAAATGCATATTTTATAATACTTTCAGACATGTGATACAGTCTTCTACTAAAAATAAATAATGATACTGGAAAGAGAAGATAGAACAAAAATTGAATTAAAATTTTAAAAATTTCAAATTTTAATAGTACAAATCCAGTCCCTGTCAGATTAATTTCTGGCAGGGATTTTTCTGTCATATATAAAACAAAAAAAGAAAGAGGTGTTTGTTATGGATAATATGCAGACTATTCACGAACCAGATTATTTTTTTATTACAAAGTCAGGATCACAGTATACAGTCGATACGAAAAACAGAACAATTATGAATGAGAAATTGAGAGAACCACTTAGGTACATATCTGCGAATTATGGTAAATGGCAGAATTCTTTGGAATTCAGATTCGAAAATGATGGATACATTAAACCAACACCGGTAGATAAAGCTTATTTTGTTAAAGATAATAAAATCAAAATGTATAACGAAGGTCAGCTTTGCGATGAGATAATTTATGGAAGAAGAAATATAGATCAGGATGTTAATTATCAGAATCCAGCATATAATCAGAAATTCCCTGTTAAACATGAGCCTAACCTTATTATCAGTACCAGAGACGGCAATCAGTATTATATTGATACCAATAATAAGACATTAACAGGTGGAAAGTTTGGGAATGTCCCAGAACGCTATACTGGAGATGTAGCATTTATGAAAGGTGCTCCAGCATTTTTCCAGTTAGAAAATAGCAGATTATTCGCTACAGAGCCAATCACAGATACAATGTACGCAAGGAAGACTCAGCGAAATGAAGATTATTTATGCATATGATAATTAATAGATTAATTTCAATTATTTTCAGCTGAGACAGTGTTGGTTTAATTTCTTAAAATAATCAGAAAATCATTATTCTTGCAATTCAAATACAGGTTTGTAGATGATTTCTACAGACCTGTATTTTTCTGTCATATATTCTTTATCAAATATTAAAAGGAGGAATTTCAATGGAATTAAACATCGACACAAACTGCATTACTTATTTAAAGTCCCTGCAGTCACTGCCATTGCAGCAGGCAGTTTCACTCTGGGATAACCTAAAAGAGATAAATTATGCAAAACTAAAGTCTATGAAACCAAGTATCTACATAGATATAGACGGTACACTCGCTTATTTCTATAGAAATGGCAGAGGTTTCACTTATGAAGAGATGTTCTTTCCGGGAAATCATTATTTCCGTAATCTTGAGCCGCATATTTATATGATTTATCTCGTGGAGACATTATCTAAGTTCAGAGATGTGTGTATTATCAGCAGTGCTGATTACAAGACAATCCAGGATAAATATGAATGGATTAAAGAATACCTGCCATTCATAAGTGATGATAATATCTTTTTCTGTCCATTAGGGGTTGATAAGACAAAGTTTGTCAAAGGAAATGCTGAAAAATCTATTCTTATTGATGATTATAACTTGAATTTAGAAGCATGGGATAAGAATGGAGGAGTAGCTATAAAGGCTATTAACAGTATAAATACCCCAACTGAAAGATTTGTTCACATTAATGTCAGAGACAAAGAAAAATGGCTTAAAAGCCAAATGGAAAGCAGTGGTGATGAACAGATTGAAAAGCTAAAAACAAAGATAATAGAAATGCAGATAAAAAACTGGATAAAGGCTGATACGGAATTCATCAAACAGGTACTAAATATAAACGAAAGGTGTGATTGATATGAAGTCATATAGAAAGGAAAACGGATTAGAAGTAGAGATAGACTGTACTTATAAATTTTTTGATTTATGGGATGGAAAAGGCGATGGAGAAGAAATTCTCAGGTCATGTGCTGTCTGGGTTGGAAATGATGCAGATGGAATGCCTATTATAGCTAATTTCGAGATAATGGAATATGACCCGGAAACTCCAGAGGAATCAACAATAAAGATAGTGGATATCTGGTGATATAGCTGATGTTGAGACTAATTAATTATATATGGAAAGGAAATTTAAATTATGAAAACAATAACAATAGAAAGCAGTAAATACACAATTAATTATAACCCTGATAAAGTCTGGGAATACCAGATATATCGTTTTGAGGAAAATGTTTCAAATAAATTAAGAACAAATATCTTAGATGATATAGTATTTTATTTGATAGAAAATCTTGAAAAAGGTGTTAAACTTGAAGGAATTAATGTTAAATAATGCTTATATGTTTAATAACTAAAACAGAACTGATAAAGTTTCCTCATTATTCACCAGTATAATTTCATCTGAATATTTTCTGATAACAATATTAATAATTAATCTACATTTAATAGCCGGAAATTTCCGGCTATTTTTTTGTGCCCTGCAGTTAGTTTATTATTTCCTTAAAATCATATCTATTTTTCTGTCATATAGTTTGTAATAAAACAAAAAGGAGACTATAATTAATAAATAGAAGATAAAAGAAAGGAATTTATATGATAGATTTTACAAACATGCCATTTGATTATAAAGGAAGTAATTATGGTGGTTCTGACAGAAAAAGAGGTATTATATATGATGGAAAGAGATATATGGTAAAAGTTTCTGACAGAATAGAAACGGATACTAGAAATTCTTTAAAAGATTCATATTCAAACAGTGTATATTCTGAATATGTATGTTGCCATATACTACAAATTTGTGGTTATGATGCACAGAATACGATACTAGGACAGATGATAATGGACACAAAGAAGCATAAAGATATGATTATGCCAGCTGTAGCCTGTGAAAATTTTATTCCAGAAGGTTATACTCTGATGGAATTCAAGCATATGCAGAATGCTTTATCTGAAAATGCTCCTGGTCGTATTCCTAAAATTACAGAAATATATGAACTATTAGGTAATGAGAATGCAATGTTTTCTAAAGAATTTTCAGAAAAAGCTTTAAAACAATACTGGGAAACATTTATTTTTGATGCTTATTTTGGCAATTTTGATCGCCATGGTAATAACTGGGGATATTTGATATCAGAAATAGGAGAAGCAAAATTAGCACCAATTTATGACTGTGGTTCATGCTTGTATCCTCAAATATCAGATGAAGCAATTCCAGATATATTAAATAATCCAGAAGCTATAAGACAAAGAATAGATGTATTTCCAAAAGCAGCTTTGGAGTTGGAAGATAAAACAAAAGTACAGTACAGAAATTTTATTAACTCCTTGGAAAACAAAGAGTGTACAGAAGCTTTGCTTAAAGTATACCCAATCATCCAATCAAAACAGAAACAAATTAACAATTTTATAGATGGGGTGGAAGGGATATCTGATATACGAAAAGAATTCTATAAAACAATGCTATCAGAAAGAAAAACACTAATTCTTGAAAGTGCATATTATAAAGCTATTGCGTTAGGATATGAGACTGAAATTGAGAACGATACAGACGCGGAATACGATGAGGACAGTTTGGTTTCAGATGATATGCTTGAAAAATATAATAATATACTGCAAGATTCTGTTTCAGAAAAATCTCAATATAACAAAGTAAAAAGTCAATATGATATTGAAAAATAAATAAGTATATTTGGAGGAACCATTATGGCAAATAACAAGTATTTTGATTTTGACCTGCCGCAGCAACTCATAGACCAGATAGAAGAATATAAAAATGACCCTAATCCTTTGAATGCAGATTTGTATCAAGACGAAATAAGAAGTCTTTCAAGACTTCTGGATGATGAATCTCAGGGAGAAGAAGTCATTGAATATTTCTGCAGAAAATGCAGACGACCATAATTTCAGCAGCCGGAAACTTCCGGCTGCTTTTATTTTTTCTGTCATATTTTTTATATCAAGTATTTAATGGAGGAAATTAAAGATGATTTTAGAAAATTGGAGTGAAGAAACGAAGCAAATAGTAAATAATTTTTCGCCAAAAGAAAAAGAAAGACTTAATTCAATTATTGCTATGAATATCATGGTATGCAATATGAATGATGAATCTGCATATTCTTCATGGATTTATTTAGTTCCTGATTGTGCAAATGAAGATGATTTTATTGATTTTGCGCAAAATGATGAAGGAACAGAAGAAAATAAGTTGTTTGACGAAGCTGTTGAATTATTTAAGAATTTATGGGAAAAATACGCAGCTGAAAATAAGGGATTGTATATAGCAGGTAAAACATATTGAAAACGATAGGAGATAATATATGAACACAATCACAGAATGGCTTAACAAGCAGAAAGACTATGGTATGTGCCATCCACCTATGGATGCTCAGTCAGCTCTTTATTTTCTCGCAGAGTATTTGGATATTCCATACACTGACATGCCGGAAACAACAGAACAGACTAATACGTATGTTGTATTAGAAATTCTGAATAAATATAGCAGGAAATTCAGGAAGGAACAAAAATGTAATCACAATTAATATTTAAAACAGAGTCTATATGGCTCTGTTTTTTGTTTTCTGGGCTTTTTCTGTCAATATCAGTAGCAGACGCATTTGATGCAATGACAAGTGACAGAATATACAGAAAGCATCTTGATTCAATTGTAGTCATAAAAATGAAAGGTGCTGGGACCCAGTTTGATCCTGAAATTGCAGAAGCTATGCTTGATCTGATAAAAACAGAAAAAATCAAGTTAAATTATAGCGACCTATTGGGCCAGATTGGTCTTGCTGAGACGCTAAACACTTTATATCCGGATAAGGAATTTTATGATGCAGCTGATTAATATATTTTTTCTGACATATATTGTTTATCAAATAAATAAAAGCCGGCACTATTCTTCATATGTATGCTGATTTCTTTACATATCCTCACTCAGATATCAATATACATTATTTCAAAAGCGGACATGCAAAATGGGAAAAACAACTGCATAAGAAACTTAAAAACAATTTCAAATTCACTGATGTAAGTCTCATGGAAGCAGGAAAAATTGATTTCAAAGATATCTTCAATATCTATGATATTGACGTTCATAGCATTGAATCAGATTGCAGCTACATATCACTGGCGGTATCAATAATATGTCAGAGACTGGGGATGAAACAGCCGAGAAAGGATAGGTTATCTGAAAGAACTGCAAGAATTATGAAACAGTACACAACAGAAGAACTGGTGAAAATATCCATGATCTCTGCAAAACCGGAAAATTAATAATTGAATAACAATAGCTTAGAACACCACAAAAATTGTGGTGTTTTTTCATGTGTGAAAATTTTGAAATTTTCCTATTTATTTTTTTGCAAATCATAAGAACAGCTGCTTTTTACAGAATGATATGATACCTCTTAAGTAGACATGGTAAATAACCAAAATCTATTTAAGGGGT